TCTTAAATTCCTTTGGGTTTACCTTCTGTGATATGGAATAATCCTCAGCAAAAAGTTCATTGGGGTTATATCCCCCGAGGTTCCAATACGTATGGGTCTTCCATAATTGAAATCCTCCCACCGCGAAAGGTGTCCCCATATAAGTGGATAGAGATTGGAACGTATCGAATACTCTGAACGTCCATCTATATGGATAGTCCGTATAGAACGGAACGGTAATCAAATCCTTCTTATACCCCATACATTCTTCCAATATACTTGGATTGGTTAAGAATACATCTGAGTCCAAGAATAACATATATGGGGTTATTACCAATTTACTACCGTTTAATCTTCCTGTACTTGGATATCCACCTTCTATTACCGTAATCTTTAATATATGTTTGAAGTCTGATTGCAATCTTTCTATATACTGTAAAGATTCTTCTTCATCTGATATATCTGCTATGATTACTCTTACCCCCGAAATGTGGTTTTGTTTGGAAATATTATATATACAGTCATATAAGGTTCTTCCCTCATTCTTGGATGGGATTACAATTGTTAGTTTCCTACTTAATGACCGTATATTCATTGTTGTTATATATGATGTAACTATTATTTTCAATCCAATCCCCGCAGTTCAGATACCTTATCCCATCAACCATTCTATCCTCAGGATGATGAATGTGACCCGAGATAACCGTTGAACAGTGATGTTTCTTTGCCTGTCTTGTTAGTTCCACCTCATATTGTGTGATAAACTTAACCGCCTCCTTTACCTTATTCTTAAGGAATTTGGATAACGAACGCTTAAATCCCATCTTCTTTAATGACCTATCAATCGATATCGCCATATCATATCCAACGGAACCAAGAACGCCCAACCACTTTAACTTAACAACACCATCATATAAATCCCCGTGGGTTATAAACGTATTGTTCCATACATATTCATTGTGAATCTCCACATTTCCAAAAGAGAATTCCCCGTACTCCCTTAGAAACTGGTCGTGATTCCCCGGTATGTATATAACCTTTGTCCCATTCTTTGAATGAGATAATATCTTCCTCAATACATTGGTATGTGATTGGGGCCAACGGAATTTCCTCTTTAATAACCATCCGTCAATTATATCCCCAACAAGAAATAGATACTCAGGTTGGTATTGTTTTAAAATTGTTAGGACTTGTTCCGCATTGGAACCTTTTGAACCCAGATGAACATCTGAGATGAATAATGCTTGTATCTTCATTCCCAATAAATATCCTGAATGGATACGGGAATCTGTTAACAAAATATTATAACTTCCGAGTTTGGACCATTTTTACTTCCGAGTTTGTCATATAAAAACTTAAATGTCTTCATCTCTTGTATGTAAGTTAACTTCAACAATCAATTGTCTAATATAGTCTATGGTATCTTCATAACCACTCAATAATATATCCTCAATTCTATCCGTTGTTATATAATCATCAAAGGTGAGTCCATAACAATCATCAATCCGTGTTATTGCTCTGTATCTTGTGGGAATACCACTAACTCCATTGGTATGTAGGAAATCTCTATTGGTTACAATAAAAGCGTGACTCCTATCAAACGTTCCATTTCTCCAATAATTGAAATCCTGTATGGATGATGCTATTACCGCACATTCCCTTGTTCTCGGTACTGCCGGAACTACATCAAATAATTCATTATAGACAGTTCTACCCGCCATTCTTCTTATTAACGGAAGACTTAGAACATAATGGTCATTCTTTCTTAAGAACTTAAATTCTTTCATCTTAATGTATTTGCATAGTTTCCTGTATAATATCCTCTATTCCATATCTCCGACCTTAGTTCATCCGTGTATGGACAATTCCTATTATTACCAACCCCCGCATCGAATCCTTCCCTATATGTCCCAATTTCCCCACACTCAACAATATCCAATGGAATATTATCCCTCATATAATAAAGAGTATATGATTCATTCTTTATCTCCTTTTGAAAGAACTTAAACTGTCTCATCTGTTAGATTCTTTATTATAATAGGTTCATCACAATGGGGACAATCCTTAAGAACCAATAGATTATTCATATGGAAACTCCATTTGGATACCATTGGAACTTCCTCGGGTTTTAGTTTCCTGAAACCATCTTGATTATCCACCTCACCATATATGTCATAGTACTTACCTTTGTATCTGGTGATGATATGATTCCCATTTGTATAAGGAATACACCCTTTATACATCTTGGATAGGAGCAAATGAAACTTATAACATCCACCCTTGGAATATATGTGGTGAATGTATTCGTCCGTATGGTTTAGTTCCTCAATGAAGTCAGATATTCCCATTGTCTTGTTGTTTAGCAAGTTCTATAAGTTTATCTATACAAGCATTCTCTACTTCTTCGTATGTATCAAATCTTCTTAAATCATTTATAGAATAACCATTTTCATAATGAGTTATGCTTATAAACAAATCATACTTCTCCCTAAACCATCTAAATGCTTGTTGGTAGAGTGGTGAAGCACAAGCATAACTAAGTGAATTTAGTTCAGTTGTATTTGGAAAGTAGCAACCTTCCAATGTATAAAATCCAAAGCATTCTTCATTAAAACCTAATTCTTTAAGTTCTAATGCTTGTTCGTATGGTATAAATTCTTTGTTCATATATTATTTGTTTTTGTAGTCAGGACAGGATTCGAACCTGTAGGATAGGGCTTACCAAGAGCGACTCTGCCTAACGTCCATTAACGTAATCGTTACCAATTCCGCCACCTGACTATATTTTTATTATTGTGTTAACATCGTAATCACAATACCTAATAAGATTGAAAAAATTACAGCGGTTATTGTAAATCCTACCATAATGCCATCAAAATATGTTTTTTCTTTTTTCATAACTTATTTATCTTTTGGTTTAATCCCGATAAAAAGAACCAATAAAGAAATTGGCAACCCTAATATCATCCATACATAAAAACTTACGAGTAGTGATGGGTCTTGGTCTCTTGAAAATGATGCCGCACCTGTTAATGCTAACACAAGAACAAATCCGGACCAATTTAATCTTTTAATATAATTTTTCATATGTCCATTAAAAATTCAAGTATTGAACTTAAAGTTGTAAATCCAAAAACTAAGTAAAGTAATTTCACACCCCAAAACCAACCAAACAAATCCGATTCTCCGGTTAGGAACCAAAAGATTAGGTACCAAAAACCAAATGATATTAATACACTCAATAAGAATATTAATATAACTTTTAAAACTTCTAACATAAAATAAATTTTAATTTGCTTCGGCTTCGTAAACAATTTCATCCACGGTCTCTTCAATCATTGGTTGGTTCTCCAACTCCTCAATAACAATGTTAATTGCTTCACGATATCGGGTTTCTCCCGGTTGGAAATAGATTCCGGTTAAACCCAACACTTCATTATCTATGTAGTGGCGGTTTTTACCTTTACCTTTTAATATTTCGTGGTCCATCGACACATCATCCCAATAGTCCAATACAAGTTTATGTCCACCCTTATCTTTGTGTACCAATCTAACAATATTGTTATGACTGAAGTTCTTAATAAATTCTCCTAGTTTCATATTATTATTTTTTAATTAATTCAAATAGATGCCAAACAAAAGGATTATCGATATATGTACCAATGTACTCATATTCATCAATATTTCTAATGTTATGACCTGTACCGTGAATTTCAAATACTCTCTCTTCTAACTCAGCATCAACATTAACAATCGCCCACATATGAGGGATGTCATTTTGCATTTGAACGGTTAATATCTTTGCTCCTTTCGGCATCATTATAGTACCTACATCAACTCTATATTTCCAAATCTGTGTCATATTATTTAATTTTAAAAAAATTAACAAATCTATCTTTTAAAGTAATTTTGTTTTTCTTTAACATCTCTTGATATTCTACTACTTCAATCGCTTCACTCATTGAGATTGGTGTTCCTCTTCTTACCTTATCAGATAATTCTTCAAGACGTTTGTCTATGATTGTTTTTCTAAATGTATTTTGTAACATATTGTTATGTTTTAATCTTCAAATATTATTTTACCACATTCCCAACATTTATAAACACCCTCACGATAACCTTCTCTTCTTCTTAAAGGATGTTCACATTTATTTTTATGCGAGCCAGGGATTTCATCATCACCAATCAACTCTTCATTACTCAATCCACCCCAATCGTCATTTTTAACAATTTTGAAGTTGAGTGTTAACCATCCTAATAGTGCTAAAGAAATACATAACCACCAATACCATTCTTTATCGGGCACAATGGTCCCCATCAACTTGTGTATAATATATGTACACATCGGTATATACCAAATGGCTATTGTTCTCCACGGATTTAAAAAACCACGTTTTTTAATTTTCATAAGTTATTTCTTTTTATATTACAAAAATATACAAAAAAATCAATAAAATGCTCAGTATTTATACTGAATTTGGAATAAACCATTCGGGAATCTCACCATTCTTCCACTTTGAAAATGAACTCTTGGTAAAGTTGTAATAGTTTCTGTAGGATTGGACGTGACACATTTCTTTGTACTCATTAGGCATCGCTAGTGGTGGTTCGATAAACTTACCTTCTGGTATGTTTGGTGGGTTATCACAACACCATAGAATAATGTCATATGATTTGTGTGTTTTAAGATATCTACGTTTGTACTCCCAACACAATTGAATACCCAACATACATAACCATCTATAGTTTTCAGTATTAGTTCTTGTCCATATAGCACAAGGATGATTCTTATGAGATAGTTTGTATGGTGCTTCAGAACCGGTTACCCAATGTGCACCACACAATAGTTGTGCGGTTTCAAGTATCATCTTAACAACGTGTTTGTCATTGTGGTATCTTGCACATCTTGTGGGGTTCTTATCCAAGTAAAATATATTCATTACCAAGCATTTAATAATTTTGCAATTCCGATAATTGTAACAATGGTTGTCAATGCACTCACAACAACCACACCAATTGGGTCATATAACCAACTTTCTTGAAGAACAATTTTAATCTTCATCCACCATTTTGGATTCACCTTTGTTACCGTTGTTGTTTGGAATAATTTTATTGGGTTATCATTTAAATCTCTTCCTTCATTAATCCGTCTTGTAACTTCCGCTCGTCTCTCCTCCGTTAATCTATCGTGACGTAAGTTCCTATCATAAAAGTATCGTTCCATCTCATTATTGGGATGACGAAGTCTATCATATTGACCACGGTTTGTGTGATATAACATTCTTCTACTCATATGGCCCTCAGGGGTGTCCTGAAAGGTGTACTCATCACTATAAACATAACCCTTAAAAAATTTGAACGGTTTAATCATAAACTATTATTCTGCGGTAACATTTTTTTGTTCAATAGCCCTACTCACCCTCCTCTCAAGTTCGGCAACTCTTGACCTAGTTGTATCATCCCTTAACCTATCCTCCAATTCTCTCAACCTTCTCTCAAGTTTCTCAACCCTCAAAATTAACTCATCTTGTCTATTTCTCATCAATCTACCAAATAATATTTTGACTTTCTGTAATCAATTTTTTCTTGATGTGAGTCTTTCCAATTTTGGATAATATCCAATGCTTGTTCTTTGTGTTGGAATGGATATGCTCCTGACCTCCACACCTTAAATGGTAGGTAGAAGTAGTTTGTTCTATACCATATCCTTTCTTGGGGTAAGTAATATGTCGTTCCATTATATACCCACGTTTCGATACGATACTTAGGTTTAGCTTCTGATGTTATCACTCCCAATAACATTAGTAATAAAATAATTTTTTTCATCGTATATAAAATATACTAAAAAAATATTATAATAAAAACTTTTAACGATACCTCCTGTTTAATTGTCTACCAGCAGCAGACGGTGTTTGTAAATAATTGTTATAGTACATTACAAATTCTCTACCATCTTCTTGGATGACACATCTAAAAAAATCGGGTAACATTTGTGTAACCGTACAATAATATCCACGCAAGATAAATGAAGAACCAACTTCCAATCGACACCTATCTTTATACTTGTTCTTCTGAAAGAATTTAAATTCACTTACCATAAATTTTTTTAATTTTATAATAGAGTTTGAATAGTAATTTACTCAACCATACCGGTCGTCTATAATAAAATCGAGCCCATTCTTTTTTCTGTGGATAAGACCAATGATAACCTACCATTTGTTCAAAGAAAAACTTTCTTAATCTCCATTTTATTTCTTCACTAAACGATAACATATAAACATCACACATTAACTCGGTTTCATCGTAGTAGTATTCATTACTGTTAATTGTTTTAAAATAAAAAATGGTGTCACCTATTTTACACAATCCTGAGAGATGAATGTCATAATGACTATTCACCCAAAAAAATTTTAACTCATCATAAGGTAATGTGGCAATTCGATTCATAAAAAAAATTTAATTATTTATCCTCAACCCAAATTTCTATCGGTTCGTCAAATGGTGATGTCTTGTTTGGTATATAATTTGGATTCTTTACACTTTTCCAACTCATACCACATCTATTACACTTACAACGATTAGGTGCCCACCCAAAATTGTATGTGTACTTGTGTCCGAATATTTTACAAATTAATTTCTTCATCTTAGTAATTTTTAATTAATCCAAATAAAAAACTAATTTGTAATTTTCCAGTTCTACCCCATTCTATATAGAGTAGTGATTCGTTGTGGTTGATTTCTAATAACGAAAACCAACTTCTTCCTCTACCTTCGATTTCAATATCGAATAGTTCTATGTTTAATCTCATAATGGTATGTAAAAAAATAATGAATCAAATTTTGAATGTGCGAGAAAATAACTACCGTCTTTACATCGATATAAATTAACTCGTCTACCATTCACTACGTCAGTGAAACGATATTCAATAAAGGTTGCAAATAATCTTTTCATATTTCTTACCATTTACCCCATTGGGATTTGTGTCTATTCTCTTCGGCAATCTTAAAACCCAACCATATTTCTTGAAGGGTTTTTTTAAATTTAATTATTAATTTGTTCATATGCTTTTGGTGATGGTAAACCACTATATTCACAATGAAAATCTTCTCGGTACTCTCTTAGTTTTTCTTTAATCTCCTCGGGAAAGTACATACCATTAGATTCCATATCAGCAATAGTTCTGTTAACCGATTTATAAATTATTTTCTTTTCTCTTTTAGGAATAGATTGTTCATCAAACAATCTTTGCATCATAACAAACAATGCGTCTCTTCCATATTTTTTTGCGTTCGGGTCATATTGATACCCGTTCTTTTCCATACTCATAAATTCCTTATACACAAGAATACCGAATACTAAAAATAAGGTAGACACAATAGTTGTAAGAATTATAATATCTAAATTCTCCATTTTTTATTTTCTTTTAATGTTTACAAAATTCAACAACCCTAAAATTGTTGGTGGCCATAACCCAATAAAAATTGCTTTCAAAGGATTGTTTTGTACTAAGTAAATGTATTCACTCACAAAAATACAAATTACACACACCATTAAAATAAGCATTTCACTTATACTGAACTTCTTCATAATTTTTTAATTTAAACTGTTTGGATAATATAATAAAGTTGGATTCTTTTTTTGAATGTCAACATCGGGATACTCTTGTTTGAATTTCATAACATCAAATTTTTTGGTAATTAAATGATGTCCGTTTTTTGTTGGGATAATCGATTCAACTTTCGGTCCAACCTTATACCCAATCGGTATTCCTACCTCGTCATATTCAACAACAGTAATTGGTTCACAACCATATTCAATATGGGCAACCATTAGTGGTGAGACTTGTGGATTATCAATGTCAACAATCCATCTCTTCTCCTGTGTTTTTAATTGACCAACAACGGAATCAAATAATCCTTTTTGATTTTGTACTCCGTTCTTAATTCTTTCCGCCAAGGTTGCCAACATATCCAATGAAACATCTTTGTGATTTTGTTTTTGAATATGGATGTATGCTCTCGCCTTAAACACCTCACATAATTGTTTTATCTCGTCATATCTCATATCGAGATATGAAATACTATCAACACAATATGTCTTTATTGTCCTGACTGACTGATGATTATCTTTCTCACCTTCGGGTTGGTCCTTCTTGCGTTTGAAAACATAAAGCATATAAAAATCTCCGACTTCGGAGAAATTTAACAACTGCTTAATTTTTTCGATATTATCTATCACTTTTGTCAGTTGATGTGAAATATTTTTCAATTGCCTCTAACCTATCATCAGCATCAATTAACATCTTAAGAGCATCTTCCGCATTGTTGTAGAAGTCTTTCGTTGAATGGTCACCAATACCTACACCTTTATTACCTAAAAGGTCTAATGATAGTAATGCTTTCGCTTTATCAGCTTCCGCCGATGTTTGTAACATTTTAATTAAATTCTGATTCATATTTTTGTTTGTTTAAAATAATGATTCAATTAAGTATGAAAGTTTATATCCTGTAAATGCACCAAGTGCTGATGGGATTGGGAATACGATTAACTTACCTAAACTTGTTACATATCTCGGTCTGTTTTGTATCCTACCCAACATATAATAATAACTCAAGTAACCAACCATAACCATCAAATCAGTTCTTGTGGATATAAACACTACGATTGTTGCACCAAGAAATCCAAAGAAAAAATTATCCCTAACTCCTTCCCATACCTCTAGTGAAGTGGCTTCATTCCACTCTTTTATTATTCTTTGTAATTTTTTTCTTGACATTATTTTCTTGTATCGAATTTTTGAACTATCGACATTATATCTGTGACGTCTGTTGGTCTTAACCAACCCACAACATCTTCGGTTATTGGTGTGTCATATAGAATTTCTCCGGTTTCCTCACTAACAACCGCCAACTCATACAAATCTTTTTCATTTCCATATGAGTAGTCGTGTTTAACTACTGATACACCGTATCCATTCCCAAAATAAAGACGACTAACTACACCATTATTTATTGGGTGAGGATTAAAAACCAAATCATTAAATGTTTTCATACTATTATTTTTTGGTACTTAATTACTTTGAAATGTTCTCTATATTTTTCTCTCGGTATCAGATACCCCATCGTGTGACTGTTTATATCACCCGATTCTTCTGATACAGGAAACTCATTGTTTGATATAATCTCTCTAAGTTTTGTTACAGGTATTGACCACAATTCGTCCAAGTGAAAAAAGAAATTCATCCACACATCTGCGGTCGTTGTTGTTATTCCTGAATCAACTCCTCTACTATGAAACTCTATGAATATATTTCCAGTATCCTTTCCTTCAATCCATATCTCTCTTTCCCATCCTTGTGGTTTAAACCACTTACCTGGTATAATATAAACATCGGTTTTGATTTCGTACTTAAATGGTTTTGATTTATGTTTTAATTCTAAATCCCATTTTTTTAAATCACCTCTCTCTTCCGATTCTCTTACAAATTCTAAACCTTTATAGTCCATCAAATATTGTGCAGCCATCTTCTCACCAATCTTACCAATACGATTATCCTTTGTGAAATTCTTTTGACTCACAATGTTATCAATATCAGATTTGGTGACGTATAGTTTTACCATTAATATTTGTTCTTTTCTGATTTACTTAACTCTTTTAAAACCTCAACACTTCCTTTCAAATTTTCAAAATCAATATCTCTTTCTAAATGTTGAACGTTTATCTTTGTTGCAAGTACTTCTTGTAATGTTTTTTTAGCTATTGAATCTGCCAATTTTCTTTTTTGTTTGGTGGTATCAACACCTAACAAAGGTGCTTCAAACTCAACTTCTAATTCTAATTTAATTCTGTATTTGAATAACATAGTGTAAAGTTATTATATTTTTGGAATATTCCAAATTATTTTCGAACAATATTAATCATAATTCCTGCTAACCCTGAAGAAACGGTATAGGAATTAAATCGGTTATCGTTTATCCAACCGAAGTCCTTGAATCTGAATATGATATGCTGTTTCCCTTCAAAATTGGCGTAGATTGCGTTATCCGCATAATCGATAGAAGGTTGCAGTATAAACCCCATTTTCCAACTCTCTCTAAACTCTTCTTCTAATTCGTCAGGAGTGATTAGTATCGTCATAAGTGTCGTCGTTTTCCGTGAATCTATAATGTTCAATGGTCAATAAATCTGAAGTAATATCAAAACCCCAACCATCAGGATATTCACTAGTACCTGTATGTGTTCTACCATTACAGGTTATTGATTTCACAACGACAACAAAGTTATCGGGAAAATGATTTAGGAAGTCATAGATACCTCTGTATTGTTCGGTAACTATGAAATGGTCTAACCCATCTAAATTTACATTAGTGTCATATATCCAACTTGGAGAAGAGTCTAAATCTAATCCGGTACTTCTCCCTGAAAAAAATTTAAAACTTCTCATAGAAAAAATATAAGAAATAAAATTTAAAATTCCAAAAGATACTATGAAAAGAATGAATATTTTATAATGTAGTAAAGTATAGTACCACCGGTCCAAAATACTAAACCACCGATACCTACTGCGATAATAAGTGCAATGATTCTTGCTACTTTATCTGTTTTGCTTGAGTCCATATTTCTATAATTTTATATAAGTCGTTAGCCAAATCCTTATGTCCGTCCTCTGAATAGTGACCATCCTCCATCACACCCAATGTCTCAATTGTGAGTGTTTCATATTCGTGTAATGGAATCACATTTTCAAAAAAACTAATGATATTTTCGTCATATTTTCTTTGAATATTCATATTCGAAAAATACCAAAATATTGAGAAGATATCTTCACCACAAACCTTTTTTATTATTTTGGTGTAGTTAGAAACCTCCTTATAATATATACTTGAGGAATTACGATTTACACCAATCTCCTCCAAACTTTTTTCGGACACGAACCTGTTGGGTGATTTACAACCCGCCTGAATCATAACCTTTTCAAACTTGTTATTATCATCCGCAATTCTAAACCTATTAGGATATGTCCAATTGACTATCACAATGTCACCAGGTCGGATTTGGTCCATCACCTCAATAAAACTATGAAATATTTCATCATTCGAGTTTCCTGCCGATGCCAATATCTCTAAATCACATTCCAATTTATCCGATATAATCTCACCATAACACTTCGGTGAATAACCTTTCCAAATGTGGTATCGAACCCTATAATCAATAGGGTCGTAAAGTTTTTGGTCAAAGTCACTGAACTTCTGACTAAAGGAATCTCCGAATATCCACAGTTTCATTATAAAGAATGTATTCTCGTTTTTATTTCATTATAAAATTTATCTGCAACTATTTCATTTCCAACCTCATCGAACTTATTATCAATTACAGTTGCACCTTTCTCTTCAAAATACTTAACCAAACAAGTTGTTGATTCATTACATAAGTAACTTCTTTTTGCTTTAAATGATGGTCTTGCGGGATATATCAACCTATCCTCATCACTTGACCAAAAAAACAAATTATATCTCTTCGATTTCGCAAGTTCATCTAAAATATTTTCATAGTAATAAATCTGTTCACACCATTTTTCAGATAACCTATCTCTAACCACATTCTCAATATATGTTGAGTCAATGTGTTCGTCACCTAAATCATTTGGGCTGTAACAAATAAACTCATCATTGATTGGTGTTCTAAAATTACAAACATTACCCCAACCAATAATAACAATATCATCACTATGAATCAAATCACATACACCACAGAAATCATCAAAGATTTGATAGTTGCAAGTTTTATCTTTTGATAAGTTTTTAACTTGGTATCCTAATTTCTCACCTAATAAAGTTGTCCAACTACTATTACTGAAACCATCACCAAATACCCACATTACTCTAATCATAATAAACTCTTTTTTATTTTGGTGGAGATTTCTTTGTAAAAAACTTCCGCCTGAACCCGATGTCCAATTTCACCAAAATGTAAATCGGGTATTTTACCCTTTGTTTCCATTTCAACGGTTTTTGCACCCTTTTTTCTAATTAGGTGTGCTAATACACCATCAACAGAATCTGAACAAAGGTACTTTTTTTTATTTTTAAATTCTTTTGGTTCATCGTAGATAATTTTACTATCACTTGACCAAAAAAATATCTCAAAACCTTTGTGTTTTGAGAGTTCTTCTATTAAATTTTGTCTATCGTAAATTTCTCTTGTATATATTGGATTAGTTCTCTCAACTAAAAGGAAATCTAACGTCTCCGTTGACATATGGGTTGAGTTGACGTCACTATTTTTTGTGTGGTTTGGGAGTACTGAGATTAATTTTGGTAGTTGTTTTTCATCATAACTGCTAATCCAAAATCTTGCGAGTTGCGTCCAACCAATTACCACAATGTCACCCTCATTAATCATTTCACAATTGTCACAGAACGCACCGAAAATATGGTCATTAGAACTACCTCCCACTCCTTTATTTTCAACCTCCATACCCAACATCTTACCCAATCTATGTGGCCAAGTTTCAGGTAACGTTCCACCTAACCAATCTCGATATAACATATAGTTGTTTTTCTCACCATTCATAGAACTCAGTGGATGATATTCTGCGGTGTAACTACAACCAAATGTCCATAACTTATTCATTGTAATATCCGTTTCTATATCTGTTTATGTCTCTTAGAAACATTTCTGACATTACTCTATGACCAACTTCACCATAATGTTCATCATCCGGTAGAATTCTATTAGTCTCTTCGTGAAAACTTTGTGCACCATATTCACGGAGAAACTTAGTCATATCCGTATTTGCTTCAGGCACTAAACAATTGTATTTGTACTTAAATGAGTTATCTTCTTTGTTGATTATTTGTTTATCTGCCGACCAAAAATATAATTCGAATTGCTTAGCAAGACTTAATTCCTTCATTAACTTCATAAAGGAATATATCTCATCACACCAAACAGGGTTAATTCTGTTAACCAATATTTGTTGCATCACTTTTAAATCATATTGTACGTGGCTATGTGCTTCTGATGGAATAACAGAAACCATTTGATGGTGTCTACCCATATTTTTATTGACAATATCGAATCGTTCTTTTCTCGACCATTCGACAATTACCACATCACCTTTTTGAATTCTTTGACAGTTTGCGGAAAATCTGTTGAATATTCTGTAGTTAGAAAAACCAGGGTACCCCATATTTTCTTTTTCTAACCCTAATTCTCTTGCAACAATTGTGGGCCACACATCATTTATATCACCACCTCGGTAATTTCTATATCTGATGTTATTATTTTCAGATTCATCACTTTGACCGGGTTTCAAATATGATGTAAAATCATATTCTGCGGTGAAACTACATCCAAATGTCCACAATTTACTCATTACAATATATATCTTTAATCTACTTTATGGAATGTCATCTCCTCAACAGGGTAACAATTGCGTAAAGCTAAAACAAATGTTTTCAAATGTTTAACACAATCGTTATCAGCTCTCAGTGCTGCATTTGTTAGGTCGTTATTTACTACTGATTGTACAAAGTCACCTCCTTGAAATCCTACCTTATCTCTTGTTCTCATCACAGAAACTATGATATCAACGATGTGGTCACTAGCATCAATTGCATATCTCTTTAAAAAGTTTTGTGCTGCTGGATAATACAAATCCTCAGTTGTTTCTACGTTTGTCATATTATTTGTTTTTTTGGAAAATTTTGAACTTCAATCATTAATTCAGTTACCTCATCTTCAGTTAAAAAACCAATAGGTCCTACTAATGGTGTGTTATAAACCACATTAGCGTTTTCATCTAATGTAACCAATTCAAATAAACCTTGTTCGGCACCTAAAGAACAAGCGAAAGACCTTGTTACACTAACTCCCCATTCATTTTCGAACATCAACATTGAATACTGTCCATCTCTATCGTGAGTAAATTCAATGTCTTTAAAAGTTTTATAACTCATAATGAATTAACGTGTTTTATATGTTCATCACACGCGTTTATTTTTTCATATAATAACATTCTAACCATTTTACCTAACTCGAAATCATTAGAACAATTTAAAATCATTTCTGATTTTAATGTGATTGTTTTTTTGGCATCTTCAGACATTTGAATCATTTGTCTTTTATAGATGTTTTTCTCGTCTTGGGTATTATTCTGTGACATTTTCAATCAAGTTAATAGATAATGGTTTAACATATTCAGGTATCAGTTGACCAACTGTACTAACTTTGACGTTAAATTTGTTTGAGAACCACTGAGTTAATATTTCAGAAGCCTCGTAATTGTACACATCAAAATTATCAGCAATAAACTCAACATCAGTTTCTAAAACCCAAAGAGTGTTATCTAAACCTAATTCGTTTTTAGATTCAAAACACATTCTAAAGTGTTTATTATCCTCGGTTAAGAACTTAGAACTTCCTTTGACTTTTATTTTGTACTTATTAAATCTCTTATCTAAAGCCTCAAATTCAAGTTTATTCTGATGCATATAGTCTCATATTATTGTATTCAGCAACATCATTATTCTCGGCGATTAAACCATATTCTTTTCGAACATTTTCATAAATGATGTTGGTTGGTTCATTAATATATTTTGATATGATATTAACAAAACCGTAATTAGATTCATCAACAATTTTTTGTGGTGTGTTAGGTAATCCACAATATAGTGCCTCACCAACTTCACTAATGAACATTCCTGAATAGAAACCTTTCAAACCAAATAAGTTAACAAACTTATCGGCGTTACACCAAATAAACACATTATCTTTCTTTTCTTTTAAAAGTGGTACACAATGTTGGTCAATGATATACCCCGTGTTTCTCCAACCAGAATATTTGAATTGTCCCACGGAAAAAAGTCCACCAGGACTTCCGTGACCCATCATCATAACTCGGTCGTGTTCGTTGATAAGGTTCATTACGTCCATTTTAGACATACCACCTTTCACAACAGTCTTATCCACAACGTCTTTGTAGACAATGTCGAGGAAGGATGTGCTCTCATCCTCTGGATGTATAATTAATGTTTTCATATTACAAAGATAATAATGTTTTTGAATATTCCAAAAAATATCTAGTATTTTTTATAAAAAAGATATTCCGTTATATTCTTTGGAAAACGTCATCAACGATTGAGTCTGCCAACTCTTTGTAACCCTCTTCTGTTTTATATCTATCATTGAAGGTTTGGATAGAATGAATTGCGGTTGTGTGGTCTCTACCACTAACCATTTCACCAATACTTTTCAAAGGGTAAGAAAATTCTTTTCTCATTACCGCACAAAATATGTGTCTTGCGTCACATACTTCTCTTTTTCTTCCTCTTGAAAGAATCTCAGTTACAGTCACACCGCAATGTTCTGCGACGATACTCATAATTTTTTCAGGGGAAATAAGACTTCTTTTGATTCTCTTCTTTTTAGGTAATAATGTTTGTTTAATACCCGGATAAACGTAAGGACTAATCATTCATTCGTTTTTTATGATTAATTAATATTTGATGTAACTTATACCACCTTGAGTTCCGTTGAGTGAGTTGTTGTATTTTTTCTGTGCAACATCTCTCGGAATTATTTTAGAATTCTTGTGGTAGATTGCCCATTTCCATTCTTTATCAGGTCTATAACCAGGACCTTTCCAATGGTGATGTAATGATTTAGAATAACTTTCTAATCTTATAACCGTACCCTCTAAAACACTATTTTCAGATACTTCAAGATACGGCATTCCTTCATATAATTTTGTTTTATTTGGACAATTATACATAACCGCATAACCACAAGAAACTGATACTTCTAAATCTGCATCACTTCTTGCTGAAATCAAAAGTGCAATATCTGTTGGTGCTTTTAATTCCTTCTTAACTTTTGATTCGTACTCAATAAGTCTAGCAAGATTGGAACCAAACTTCTTCATTGCCGCTTGTGGTGAATCAAAGATATCAGTACAGATACCTTCTTTTAATTGTACTTTATATTGTTTAACTTGCATAATATATTTGTTTAAAGTGAGCCTGAACGGAATGTTTGAGGTTGGTTTTCTCTATCTTCATATTGACGTTCTTCATTTCTTTCTTCGAGTTCACCCATCAATCTTCTTTCTCTTATTCTTCTTTCTTCATTTCTTCTTTCAATTGCTTGACTAAAAGGGTTTAATCTATCTTGTCTCTCTTCTTGGACCGGTTCTTCCATAACTGGAGATGGTTCTTCCATTGAAACAGTTTCTCTTAACTCTTCTCCTATGGGAGATGGTGCGTCGAACAAATCTGATTTACTTTTCATTAATTTATCTTCGATTACCCTTTGTTCATCGGACAATAAAAATCTATTTGTTTTTGCTTTCTTCTCTTTAGAAACAGATTGAATCAAGAGTCTAATCTCATCAGTCAATTCAGTATCTAATGAATCAATTCTACTATCTTTTTGATTCCAAAAAGAAAACTCAGGGTCATTTTTATCTAAAGAATAAAAACTTGCAACTTTATATCCCGTTACTTTGTTAATACAATATATTAATACTCCTTTAGACGAATACTTAATAAAATATTCAGGATTACCTTCAGATGTTGTGCACCATTTAGTATTTGAACCATACTTTTTAGATGCTAAGTATGTTAATGGTCTAACAATTAACCACTCGTCAGTGTCCATTAGTTTAACTATTTGGGTTTCCATCTGTTTTGTGGTGACTTTCATTTCAGCCATACTCAATTGATTTAAAACATCTTCAAATGATTTATACTTACTTAAATCATTTTGTGAAATTAAACCTCTTTCATTGTATTCACAAAACTTTCTAAAACTTCTTAAATCTTCAAAATTAAAGAACGCGTCAAGAAATCTAAACATTAATAAAACTTGAATGTCAGAAAAATTATTCAAATCCTCCATTCGAATGAAATCAAATTTATTAATCAATGATGTTTTGATTTCAAGTATGTGTTCATCTAATGAACTGGTGTTTCTCATTAATCTTAGTAACGTGTCTGTGTACTTTGATTTCTTTTCAGGACTGAACAGCTCTAAAACATCTATTAAATTTAAGACATTTTGTGTATCAGTTTTTAGTTCTTTTATCTTTGACATTATTAAAAAGTTTTTAATAAAAATATAGAGTTTTTATTTTAAAATAACAAATTATTTGATGTTATTTGTTCTATCCCATTTAGCTTTTCTTGCTTCTGGTGATAACATATGACTCTCATCAATTGTATGAGGGATTTGAACTCTTACACACGTTTGCGGTAATCTACTATTCATAAAATAATTGTTGATGTAGCCCATCATATTTGCAGAGCCTATTGGGTTCGCGGAGTGGATATAAATCTGTGGTAGTGGTATGTTTTTATTCATACTCTCAGCAACTAACCACTTACAACAATCATAACCTGTTTTCTCATTAACTATATTGTCATAGTTTAATGTGTAGTTATTTTTTACGTTTGTATAATATTCAACCATTGACAGTTCACCTAAGTCGTGGTCCAATGATATAACTTCATAGTTCTCTAAACCATTCAGTCTTATATGACTAACAAACTCATCATAGTTTCTTACTACTTTCCAATCACCTTCTGTTGGTGTTCTTACATCATCAAGATATAAGTAAATTTTATTTTTATTCATCTTTTTTAAATGGTTTTGAATATTTTGGATATAGATTTTTCCAAATCAAATCCGAGTAATCTTTATTATCTAACATTCTAAATAGAAGTGCCTGCAAATCTAATTTTTGTTCTTTAATTTTTAATGCAGATTCTTTTCTTGTCATTTCAGGTTTAATAATGTTCATAAATGTTAACTGACACATTGTGTCGGTTATTCGATACATTTCCAAGAACTTACTTTCCTCACCCTTTACCCAATCATAGAATTCATCTGGTACTTTATCCAATATTTCATCGAGTGGTTTACCTGCTCTTAGATATTCCCATATGTCACGATTGGATACATTAGTTAAAATTCTATGAAGTCGTTTATACTCTTCTCCTTTGATTTTCATACGAAAACCATTCTTGAAACGAACAACATATCCCTCTCTATCCTTTGATATCTCCTCCTTCAACAAATCATAACCTTCTCCCCAAGTTTTATATAACATAACAACACGAAATCCAATATTGGAAATCATATTTTGAAATCGAATGTCTTCATCGCTGTTATGAATATCAACTTCATTACCTGATTTTGTTTCAATCATTCCTAACAAAACAATATCTTCATAATCATATTCACACACTATTCTATTCTCTTTGTAAATTATCTCAAACAAATATGTGTAACCCTTGTGTAGTCTTTCGAAATCATATCTATCTAAAAGTTCTTTTCCTTTAATTGCTTGTGACGATGTAAATGACCCACGAGTTGCCATAATCCATTCACCTTTTATTTTAGGTGTTGGTTCATAATATGGATTATCAAAATCAGGTAAGTTCTTTGGGTCAAAAAACTTTTCCATACCTGTTTCATAATTGTTATTAAACCATATGTTGTATCTTCTTTCGTCACTCAATTCATATTCATAATAAAAAAGAATACCTAATGACCCATCCATTTTTTCATAAACCTCAAAAAATTCGTTTGGTAAATCTTCAGGTTTATGTTCTTCGTAGTTAAAGAATTTCTTAAATGGTCTTGCAACAATATCACCTTTAGAATTGGTAACCAATCCGCGACATTGAATTGTAACATCATCCCACAACTTTTCATATTGAACTCTTGGACTATAATTCCAAATAGTTAAATCGAGAGTTGGGTGAGTCTGTTTATGTAACAACCCATCTTTATGATATTTTTCTAATGTCTCTAATTTCATCTATCAACGTTTAACATATCATCTGTGTGATGGTCATCAGCACCAAGTTCTGAACCTATTTCTCTTTTCTTCATATCGTTCAATATCTTCTTCAAATCATATGGTGCGAACTCAGGGTTACCATCCATACCAACATCCATTCTACGTCCATTACTATACTTTTTATGGTTAGGTAAGTGACAGTGTCCGTGAAGATGAACACGTCCTTTACGTAATCCATTCCACGACGATATTGGATAGTGACACATCTCTATTGTTTCGCCTTGATATGAGAATTGTTCAAACCAATTCACGCTTAGAAATTTGTTACGAATATCATCTCGATTTCTGTCAATGTGATGGTCGTGATTACCTAAAACTAAATGAATATTCTTACAAATTAATCTGTTGTAAAATTCTTCTATTTGTTCAAATCCACCAAACGACCAGTCACCCAAATGTATTAACACATCATCTTGACCAACCAATTCATTAATGTTATTTACAATTGCAGAATTCATTTTATCGATAGTTTCGAAATCTCTAGTTTGTGCTATCGGTATTGAACCATCAGGCATTCTCCATTTGGTAGTTCCTCGACATATATTACTATGATTGTAATGTGTGTCGGATGTTATCCAAACCTTTATGTGATTATCTATCTTTATCATCTTACTAACAAAAATCTGTTGATGTACTTACTCGAAGTCCATCGATTATTAAATCGTCATATTTTTCATTATCAGTCCAAAATGACCCGTGACCTTTTAGTCTTTGTTCTTTACGATATTCTTTATTAACAACCAAACCATCAGGTTCACCCCAATTAAGTGCCATCACAATAAACTCATTTACATCTAACTCTTCTCCATATTCATCAACAACACGACCATCTCTAATGAATTTAAGTAGTTCTTCTTTATTGGAGTAGTATTTGTTATCGTGAAAATTCCAACAGAATTTCCAACCACTACTTCGTTTACCTAAGTGAATATTGGTACCATTAATGAAAGTGTCCCAAGGTGATTCTGAACCCCATTGGTCATCAACAGCGACTCTAAATCCACATTCAATGTTAGATGGTGATATGTCTAAATTGGTGATACTATGAATTAGTTTAATCTTTTTGTTTTCCATCTCTTCCACAGTTGGAATTCGATAATAATTTGTTCCCATTGTTAGTAAGTTCTTTTACGTAAAAATACATATTATTATTGATATTACAAAATATCAAAAAAAAATCCCCGAAAAATCGGGGATTAAATTATAACTTAACGTTGAATCGGTCTTTCATTTGTTTGACTTTTTCATCCGGTACCCCGTGTACATTACTACTTCCGTGACGATTCTCAACAACAAGAGTATGGACACGATATTTGTATCTTTCCGCAATTTCAAAATACTTCTCCATTTCCCACTCCTCGGTAAATGTATTTGCAACAACGATTCTACTGAATTCATTCTTCATTCTCTCAGCACATTTCAAAAGACAATCATTATGAGCCTCTTTCAATTTTGAACCGTCGAAATTGTAAATTCCTTTATCAGACATAAAGAAGTTATCCGCAGATAAAACATCGGGATTATCACCTCTCACACATCTCAAAATAACCTCACCTACAGTAGTTTTCCCTGAACCAGGTACTCCTCGTAGTAAGATTAAATCACCAATATATTCTTTATCTTCCATATTGTACATTTTTATAAATACCCTACAAAGATATAAAACTTGGTAATTCTAAATCCTTATCTGATATTCTTTTTTGAGTTTCTGGTATTTTCCAATCAATTTTTAAGGTTTCGTCATTGTAAACGATTCCACCTTCAGACTCCTTATTGTATTGATTATCAACCTTATATTGAAAGATTGCATTGGTACTTAATACTGAGAATCCGTGTGCACATCCCCTTGGGACAAAGAGTTGTCTATTCAAAGACCAACCCAACTCCACCTTAACAACTTCACCGTAGGTTAAGGAGTCCTTTCTAATATCCACCACAACGTCCAAAACACGTCCTTGTGTACACGTTACTAACTTAGCCTGTTCATACTCTCCCTTTTGGAAATGAAGTCCTCTAATGGTCCCATAATGAGAATATGACATATTATCCTGAACGAACTCAACATCATATCCCACATTTTGATTAAAGTCTTCTTTATTGTATGGTACCGAGAAGAATCCTCTATCGTCGTGAAACGATTCGTATGTGATAAGAAAACATCCCTCGATGTCTGTCTTGATAAACTTCATTATTGAATGTTTTTAAACATTTGAGGTACTGTTCCATACACCGGTAACTTACCATCCCATTTATTAATGTACTCTAATTGTAACAACAATGGAGTTAATGTTGCTTGTTTTAATCTGTTTGATTCCGCTTCCGCCTTTGCAGATGTCAACATTGCTTGAGCGTTACCTTCGGCGGTTGCCACTTTAATCTTAGCTTGTGCCTCGGCCGTTTTAACTTCATTCTCCGCTCTCAATGCCGCTTGAACTGCGTTGTTCTTAGCTTCAATAGACTTCTTAAATGTCTCAGGATAAATCAAGTTAGATGTGAATTGGTTGATAACAAATCCTTCTTTTAATAACTGCCCATCCAATAATCTACGAACTTCAATTTCAAATACCGCTCTGTTACTAATTAATTCATCGGCAGTATATTTGTTAGTAGCCAATCTGAACGCATCGTACACCGCAGTCTTTAAGAAACCTTCTTCAATGTCCTCTAATGGTCTACGATACTTACTAAATATGGATGGTACTTTTTCTCTTTGTACTGAATAGTTCATAATTGGTGAGACACTAAATTCACTACCGTCCTTACTATTCACAACAAATGAATTCTCACCTTTATATTCTTTATGTTGGATGAATGTAGGAAATTCATATACTGTTGTGGTAATTGGGTTGTAAAATACCATACCGGTCACCGCAACCACGGCATCAACTCCCTTATCATCACCATATTGATTTACTTTGACACCAACGTGTCCTGCGTCGATTCTCTCACAAGAGAAAAATAAAAAAGTTAATGTAAAAAATAATCCTACTCCGATTAAAATGTTTCTCATAATTTGTTTTCTTTTTTGTTGTTGTTGTTGATTAAATTCGCTCTCCATTCGGTCGAGCTCTTCTTTTGTTCTACGATTTCCGTATCTATCGTACTGATTATCGTATCTACTAAATGATGCCATATTATTTTGTTTTATTTATTGTTGTACGATGAGGTTCTATTGGAAATTCAGGTTTGTTTTTCTTTCTGGTTTTCACAAAAGGTTCGTCGGTCTTAACCCCATCAAATTGTTTTGGATTTCTTTTTTTCTTCGGTTTTAATTCATCAGGATTAATGTAATCGAGTTCGGTTTCACCCGGTTCAATATTCATCAAACCATCAACGAACTTATCCATTTTAATGTAGTAATAAACAAATATTAAACTGAATAAACCAATGACCGCAGATAAAATATTAAACATCGTATTTGATGCGGTTAATCCTGGAAATACAATGAATGTAAAAATTGCAAATACCCCGAAACCAATAAAAATTGGTGAAGATGTTTTCTCCGAGAAAACTTTTTTAAAAATGTCTTTCATAGTTAGTGTGTTTTATTAAAATATATTGAATAATTTTCGTATTTCCAAATTATTGCTCGAATTTTTTATAAGTCATCCCATAAAACCCGTAATTTGTTATTACCGATTCTTTGTCTCCCATTGAAACAGCAACTTCTTCTGTTGGGAAGATTGCATCGACAGGACATTCGGGTTCACAAGCACCGCAATCAATACAAGTGTCAGGATTAATATATAATTGTTTACCAAATAATTCTTCCTTCGACATTGTGGAAATCTCCGAAGCAATTCTATCTGTATGAATTGGTCCATTGATGGCATCAACAGGACAAACAGATACACAACTGGTATCTAAACAATTAATACATTTTTTTCCAATAATATATGACATATAATAATTTTAACTATCAAACCAAAAGACAAATCGAGGAACCATTCCGCGACTGTCAAGTGCTTTCATTATATCTAATACAAGATGGTAATCGGTTCCAACAAATACATCTTCATCTTCATTCTTTAACATCTCATCAATTAACATCTCATATTCATTTAATGATAACCAAGAATGTGAATGATTGTATTCGTCATCACCATTAGCTTCCCTAACTTCAAAACTTAGATTATCTTTTGGTAATCCTTTTGGTCTCACACCAAATTCCAATTCGGGGTTATATCTAACCGCACCATCAGTTAAATAACCAAAGACATTATAGTTTCTACCTAAACTAAGTTCTTCCGAAACCGCATTCCATTGCGGTTCATCTCTTTTATCGTCCTTACTACGATACTCAATAAATCCGTGAATGTCACAACCCATAATTCATTTTTTTTGATTGGTATATTACTTTATTCATAATAACTGTTTCTTTTTTTATTATCTCATTAAAATATATCCACTCATTTGGATATTCTTTTTTAAGTTTAATTAATAATTCTGGTTTTGTTAAGTGTAATTTATTATTTAAAAAATCATACTCTTCTTTTTTATGTGGAAACTTATTGTTGAATAATTTTGACAAGTTTTTCAAATTAACAAAATCAAAATTTCTCTCCATATTTGGTATGTCTTCGTACAATTTTTCCCATAAATTTAATGACCAATGTTCTCCATAATTTATTTTAAATCTATCAACTATCGGTTTTAAATTTAATGATTCTAAATTCTTTTCTCTAGCATATGTTAGGACTTCAGTATGTAAAGCGGTTATGAAATGTTCACTTGGTTCTCTATAAAGAAAATAGTTTATTTTATCTTTACCAATATACAATTTACTAAGTTCATAATGTGATTCGTACTTTGAAAATCCTAAAGGTTCTGTATAGTCAGCTAACCATCGAGTACCACATTTTAATGGTGCCGTAATATTAAATCCTCCACTATACCAATACCTCTTTAATATCATTATTAATAAAACTTTCTCAATACTTCAATCACATCCCAAGCATCTTCCAATGCGTTATGTGTAACAATACCCTTAACCCCAGCACGTTCTTTACAAGTTGTTAAATTTGGTAATGACTTATCGTTCACCCAATCAACCATTAAGATTGCAGGGTCCAATACTCTTTGACGTGTACGAATTAACTTTTGCCACCAAGGAAGTTCTTGTAGGAATAGTTTATCGAATGTTCCGAAGTTTTTACCTGCAACATTCAATGTGATTGGTTTAGTTGCTCCATTAATTACAGGTTTAAGATATCCACCACCCATTTGAACATATCCTCCACTATTACTTCCTTGGAAATATCCATTCCTTTCTAACCACCAATAGAATTCTTTAACGACATCATCTTCTTTATAGAAACTATAACCACTATGGGTGTCGAGGTTTTGTTTGGTCTCATCATCACCTTCAAGGTAGTCACCAATCATAGAGATAAGTTCCTTATTCATTGTAAGTGCTCTCGGTGAACCAACGATTTCATTCTGAAGAACAACTGCATTGAACTTAGGACAATCTTCGTACGGTAATTTGTTTTCAGTATCTTCGATGATGGCACCGATGGATAATACTTTGTGTTTCTCGTGGTCAAGACCGGATGTCTCAATATCAATTGATACGTAAATCATTTTTTATGAAATTAAAGGTGTGAATAACAGATGTAAAAAATATAACAAAAAAAATCAACAATCCAAAATCCGTATTGATTTTTGGGTAAAAAATGATGAACAATCCGGGTGATGCCATCACTAAGAGTACTTTAAGGAATTTACTTGTATTTTTCATAATATTCAATTAAAATACAAATATAAAATATATTCTTGAATAACAAAAAAAAACCTCACATTTGTGAGGTTAATTTTTTACATAAATAATTGATGTTTGGAGTGTAGTTTCATAACGTGTTTACAATCAGGTAGATTGTCCTTTCCTTCACACCATCTAATTGCTAAATTTGTAAGTAAAGATGCATCATCACGAGACATTGAAACTTCACTTTCTTTATTAGATTGGTAATTTTTCAACATTTCATCCCAAGTATAGTCTTCGACTAATTTTACTACATTTTTAAGTTGTGATTCGGTAATTGCTATTTTCTTTCCCATTTGATATATGTTTTTTTTATAATATTTTATTAATCAAGATTAGTAACGTCGCTTGGTTCAATTAATAATTTTTCAAGGACACTATCAGGACTAACCTCTAAAATTCTAGATGTTAATTCTTGGAATAACTCTAAGTATAGTTGTTTGAATATGTCCTCATTCTCAACACAATTCATTGAATTTGGGTCCATATCACCAAGTGGATATGTTACACTTGCCCTAATTGGGTCAAATAAATTTCCTCTTTTAGATGCGAATGTTTGTTGGACTGTTCTAACCGAATTTGTTGCGGTGAATATTGCGTTTAATTTATAAACATCACCTGTAACGTTTCCAATAACGGTTAAGTCAGAAATAACGTTAAATGCTTTCTCACCTCTTTGAACTGCTTGTTTAAATAATTTATAAACCGGTGTTAATTCAAATTGTGATTTGTCATATGCTCTTTGTGATGGGTCCCACTTTCCACCTGAGTAAACTTGACCAGCATAATTTCTAACCATTTTACTTGGGTCCGGTCTCTTGCCTTTTGGTTTTTCTCCCATCTCTAAAGACCCTCTAAAATTAAGAATTTTTTCAATTGCGTCTTGAATATCATCATCATCTCTAACAGTGTGATAATTGAAGTATATCTCAGGTCCACAAAACTTAGATTCTTTATTTCTATATGGAGATAAAATATTAATGTTTGATGTTGGTTCAGTAAAAGTTGATTCTCCCTTTAATTCAGGAATTCCACATTTATCCAAATGTGTTATTATACTTTTTTGATTAAAGAACGCATTAATTAATGGGTTTACAAGTGTTCTCTTAGCTCTAGCATCTTTCGCACTTAACTCAAGTCTTTCTCTTACTTTGGCTCTTTGTTCCTCATCTTCTTTATTCCAACCGAATTTCTTTTGTCTTGCCGCTAATTTATCAATTCTTCTATCCACTTTTACTTCGGTGTCAACGGCACCGCCATATTTCGTACCGTACTTCGGTGTTCTCGGTGGTGCGGTGAATGTACTAATCACATTATTATTTTGGTCAATCTCAATATATCTCGTTTCTTTTTTTCCATTTTCTAAATTGAGAAATTGTAGTAATCGATGTTCCAATGGACCGGTTCTCAATTTATGAGCCTTAATGATACCTGGTTCTAATTGCTCACCTGTCTTTGAATCAATAGCATTTACAGGAATTCCTCTTATAGAATCCACGTTAAATGTCATTTGTTGGGGTAATTGAGAGGGAACCCACATAGCGTTAAGGGCCATTTCCGATAACTCATAGCTTTGAACTTCTTCAAGTATGAGTTTAGATATAAATTCTTTAGTTAAAAATTCCATTATGTTTTGGTTTTATTCTATAAATATACCAAAACGTACTTTAATTCTTTATATTAGTAAAGCAATAGGAACTTTATTTCTTTTTCTTGAATAGGTCTGATAGTTTTTTACCCGGTTTTAGAATTTTACCTGTGTTTTCGTCCATCATAGGTGCTCTGTAGATTTCAAAAGCAGTCCATAGACCTACCACTATCATACCAATTCCAATGTAGAAAAACATATTTATTCAGTTTCGTGATTAAGGTAATTCTCGTATTCGAGTTGAAGATTTTTGTGTTTTTCGAAGAAAAAGTCTCGAGTGAGCTCGTGTCTACCTACTTCAATAGATATAATGAATAGTTCATCGTGTAGACTATCATTTTTCATACCGAGTTCATTTATTGTGGATTTTTGTTCTTCGATGGTTGATATGTCATTGTTCCACATAACTGTCATCCACAATAAGATTAATGTCAATAATACAATGACACCTTTTAATTTAGTTTCTGATTTCATAGTTATTTGATTTTCCAAAATTGCCACCATTTCTTTTCTTTTGGTGGTAAACATTGTGAGAATGGATTATCACCAAACGACACCTTACCATAGTATTTTGATGTCATTATATTTAAAAAAACCTCGTGATATTTTTCGGGTATTGTACTGAAGTCGGCGGTTATCTTAACGTCTAGTGTTATGTCATCAGTATTGTCTGTCAGAAGTAATGTGTTTCTTAATTCGACAGGTTTTGACGTGGTCACACCAATGTGGTCACCTTGTCCTATATGTCTTAAATCGAAATTGTTCATAAGTCAAATATAAGAATATATTTGATAAATCCAAAACAATATTGAAAAATTTTAAGAAATAATTAAGCCATACTACTAACAATCTTCTCTATCTTTCTACCCCCTTGGGCAATTAGACTGTTAGATGCCTTATTGGAAGAACTCCAATTCTTTCTTGTTTCAACCGCAATATTTAAAAGTTCTTTAGGGTCGGTAATTCCTGAAGCCACTTTTTCATTCATAACTCTTGCGAATCTTTGGAACCATCCCGGACCATTCCATACCGCATACACGAAATTAAACGTAAGTCCTGGGTCACTCATTACAATTGCTCTTGCCGGTTCGGACATATAACTTCCCATATATTTTTGGAATAATGGTTTCATCATTTTAGGAACCAACTCTCTAAGTTTTGATTCTAAAGGACCACCCATATATCCATATTTCCAATTAGTTCTTGCACCCGCTTCATCAATTAGTCTCCAAAACTCTCTAGCATCGGGGCCTTGTGTTTCCCAACCACCGGTTTTTCTATCCATACCCATCATAGTCTCACCCGATGCACCATATCTTGAATCTTTGATTCTACCGTCAGCTAACATATCAGGATGGTAATAACCACCCTCCAAATTATCAATTACGATGTTAGCCATTTTTTCAAAATCAGTTGCTGCAACACCTTTTAAGTCAACCGCACCTTTCAGTCCTTTCATAGATGCATTACTTAATTTTGCAATATCTTCTTTTGTGATATTTTTAAGTTTAAGAAGTTCAATCATTTTAAGTAACATCTCCTTTGATGCTTTAACCATACTCAATGAACTTCCCCCACCTGAGGCTGTTGAACCTCCAGTTGCCTTTGTTAATCCATTTACATAGTCCGCTAAGTTACCACTTGATAAACCTACGTGAACGTGAGAAGCCATACCTGGTAATGTCATAATCTTACCGATAACATCACCCTCTTTTACTTGGTCTCCTTTTTTTACATTACTTTCAATATGTGTGTAGAAAACATCTGGTTTACCATCAGAACTTTGTACTTTTACTTGGTCGCCATATATTTTTTTAACACCTACCTTTTTAAGTCCACCACTACCTTTAACAAATCCTGTAACCGTTCCATTTGTTATGGAATAAACATCAGTACCTGCAGGTGCTGCGACATCCCAAGCATTATGACTTGGCCATCCTTCAGCACTATGGGTACCTTGACCTGGATATCCAATCAAAGAACCACCACCCGCACTTGTTAAGTTTACAGCTTCGTTTACTGTTTTACCTGATTGAGTATTGGTACTACCTGATGTTACATAATCATTTGTGAACTTTTGAACCGCAGCAGCAGTTTCAGGACCAAATAAACCATCAATACCATAATTCGGTAATTCGTATCCTAATAATTTTAAACCGATTTGCATCGATTCAACTTCATTTTTAAATGTTATTGAACCTTTTTCTTGTTGAGTAATTCCTTCACCAGCAGCAGCCTTCTCTAAGGTTTCATAAAAGTTAGCTAAGTCATCTTTTACCGTATCTGCCTTCTTTGGGTCTGTACCGTTTTGAGTTGTCCCTGTAGTTGAAGCAACTTCCATTACTTTACCCAATAAATCTTCCGATAATATTCCGTAGGTTAATGTATGTATTCTTGTAATTTCCTCAAGTAATGTTCTTTTCATAATATTATAAATATATGAACATCACAATTAATACCCATAATGAGAATCCATATTTCTCTTATGTTGGTGTTTGGGTTTTTCTGGTTTTTCGATATTCCAATCTAAGAAATCTTCTCCTTTATAATCAGGGTGATTTTTTTGCATATAATCAATACCCCTCACCCAAAAAAATGAGATGATTGCTGCCAATCCAAAACTGCAACCAATTCCAATTAGATAACTTTCCATCATTTGTTTTCTGTTAAGTAGTTTAAAATTTTCTCTTTAATACCTGATTGTTTTATCCCCTCAGTTCTTCTAGTTGTTAGGACAAAATTGGTTAATCCCCAATCCATTTCCATATCACCCCACGATTCGTGAACTTGAGGGATTCCCATATTCAAATCATCGACAGCAACCCAATGAGTAATCTCAGGATGGTCGTGTAGATACTGAGTAATTTCAATTGAACGTTCCTGTTCTAACATCCATCTTGGTGACCAAGCAAATGTGTGTTCATTATAACAAGTACAATCGGACACACTTTTAGTAAATCCTATCGGTTTCTTTATAATTCCTTGAGATTCATAATACTCACCCATCTCCTCAACATTCGCCCACTTTTTCCAATCAGACGAAACAACAATCTCAGCATCTGTCTCTTCAAGTATTTCATTTAATACCTCAATAGCTTTTTTATTAAAATTATCGAATCTTACATCAACAGGTAAAGATGAAACTGATTGACTCAACTTGCGTTTTGCTTTTTGTTGTTTTTTAACTCTACCACCCCACTCGGTTGCTAAACATATCACACCATCGTGGTCAAGAAATATTACCTTCATTTTTTCTTCCTTTAATTATTATTCTAAATGTACTAAAAATTCCTAACAACATAAAAATTTGTACGGGCCAAAATGGTAAATTGTGTAACTCGTGTAACATCCAAAAGATGTTCATAAAAACCCAAGACAACAATGTTAGGTTACTTTCCCTACCATTTTTTTCCTTTATAAAAATATAAATTGTAATGATTGACGTTGGGATGACCATAAATGTTGCCATCCACGTAAATTTTAAGCACCAAAATATATCTTTAAACAACCACGAAATTACGTGAATTTCTTGTATATTCCAATTTATTTTAGGATATCTAGTCAATATGTTCCGGTTGAGGTGTCCATTTACCTTCAGACGTAATGGCTGGGGTACTATTTCTATCAATCATAACCCACTCCGCTTCAACGATTCCCCAAGGCTCAAATTGTTCTATAACGTCTTGTAATGTGAAACATTTACAACTGTAAATGTCAAATTGAACCATTGCGGGTTGATGGTGGTCCCAAATGTGTATTGATGAGTGTGATGTTGCTAATGTTACTGTACCCGTTAAACCTTCATTACCAGGATAATCTACGTAAACACTTGTTGGTCCCCCAACAACCTCCATCTTAACTTTGTGAACTAAGTCAACAAACCATTTATTTAAAACTTCTACCTCTTTAGGGGGATTCTTAACCCAAATCTTCATTAAAAGATGTTGGTGGTAGGGTTCAAACTTTTCAATCATATATGTCTTTTTACATTACATATATATCATAAAAATTGTATTTTTTATAGAATTACCTAAAATAAATTCTATCGGGAAAATCACCGAAAACAAACTTCGTAACGTCACATAACCACATACTTAAATCATAACTTAATCCCTTATATGACATCAATCTGTACCAACCCCCCTCACCTAATTCCCAAGCCTCAAGTCTTCCATAATATTCAAATTCCAATACTTCACAATTTTCAAATGGTTTATCCGATAAAATCACGTAAACTTCATTTTCACCTTGTGATAAAAGCTCCAAAAAAGTGTCAGCCCCTGAAACCATTTGAAGGTCCCAACGTTCCCCTTCCCATTCAGGTATATCTATAAACCATCCGTAGTTGTCTTTATAGAATCTGTAATGTTTCATTTTGTAAATTTTTTGAAGTTACTAATGAATCCTTTTTCATATTTTTTAAGTTCTTTAGTGTCCAATCCGTTGTATAAACCGGTTGACATAAAGGCATTAATTTCATCATCAATAATTTTTTTATCATCCACATATCCCATCTTTATTAATTTCTTTTTTAACTTTTCGTAATGTGATGGTTTTATTTTACTGACAAGTTTTTCAACTTCCTTCTTATATTCTTTATTGGTGTAGTATAGTCCGTGAGCAATTTCGTGGTCTAAAGTTTTTAGGTCTTTACTACTAGCACCGATTAAATACCAAGGTGTACTTGTACCATTATTTTTATGTTGAGAGTCAAGAGCACAATAGAAGTAAATGTTATTCATTACTTCGTCATATTCTGTTTCCTTATAAAAAGTGTCGTTAGCTTTCTCCAACACATTAGATGGGATATTATAACCTGACCAATCTTCTGGATATGTGAACACCCTTTTCTTCCAAGCACTTTTATAGAATCTCATATACTCCATCCAACTAAATTTTTTACCTCTAAACTCTTTGTATGGAGATTCATAAAATTCTTGATAACGACAAAACAACATTGCCCTGTCATAGTCGTCATCAACTAATACACAATAAATTTTTGGTTTGATTTCTTTAACTTTCCCTTTAACTAAAGGATGTTTAATTTTCATTATATAAGTAAATTTGTAATGTCGTTACCATCCTTATATATGTCAAGATACCCCACGACTTTGGGTATCTTATTAGTATTCTCAAACTCAGTTGTTTTCGGCATCATACCAACAACCCATTTAGGTTCTTCAATCTTTTTTAGATTGAATGAAAAAATACCTCGAGGTGTTGAGTTGATATAATAAACGGACCCTTTTTGAATTAGAGAATCCCATTTTATTTTTTCTATCAATAAATCAGAATAATCCGCTCGTCTACATTTTAACTCATAGATTTTTTTTCTTTGAATACTAAATGCATCCGTCGGATTATACTGGTCAGTCTTTTCCAAATCAGGAATCAACTTAGTTTTAAGAAGATTAAAAAGTTTTTCTTCGTTTAAATTGATAAGAAGTCTTTTCTTTTCAATTGACAACATTAACGCAAATGTTTGAATTTATCTCCCAAGTTATTGATGAAGTTTTCTTCCTCAATTGAAAGTAAATCTCTACACTTAGCTAACTTATTAAGACTATCCCAAAATCTTTGGTCATTGATGTTTGGTCTGCGAACACCATTGTTCTTACCAGTAGTTTCTGTAGAGGATTGGATATATCCATCTTCTTCTAATATCTCAATCAATCTATCTCTTTCTCTTTTACTACAAGCATCAATAAATTCACTTGGGTCGATGTCAATTTCGGACGTAAATTCTGGCATACTATTATTTTTTAGTTTCTATCAAAATGGATTTTAATGAATCCGCTTTCTTTAAATCCACTTCTTTAACAATGTTAACATTTTTCTCAGCTCTTAATTTAGCTAATTCTTTTTGTTGGAAGAAACAGATAATCAACAAAGCAATTGCACCACCCATTGTGATATTCTTTTGATTATTTTTAATAAATTCTATCATACTATTTGTTTTATAACTCTTCAACAATTCCTAATAACTCCGCTAATCCTAATAATATTGCAGTGTTACCAAATTGCTCGTTAAATAAAAACCAACAAGCGGTTAATCTTAACACACTCTTGAATAAACTTATCCAAAAATGTGAATTACTTTTTGATTCTTTTGGTTGCATTTGTTTTCTTTTTAAAACTTTTCTTCAATGTGTAAATTATCTCATCAACCTCATTGACTGCCATCCCAAGACCAAGTGAAACTTCACTTGATAGTTGGAAATTTTCGCTATCTCCAAGTTTAAGATATCTTAAAGATTCTTTGCGAAAACCTAAAGCTTGTCTTTTGAGGTCTTCCTTTTTGTTTCTTAACTCCGCATATACTTTGTTAAGGGTTCTTTGGTCGTAAGTAAGTGCTTTCATAATAAAAATATATTAAATTATTTTGAAGATTCCAAATAATTGTGAATAAAATTTATTCTTTGACCAATCCAATACATAACATTAACTGTCATTGAATTACCCACAGCACCTTTCACGTTTGAATATGAAGGTTTTTTTCCGTTGATTTCAAAATCTAAATAACCATCGGGAAACCCTTGTAATCTTTCTAGTTCTCTTTCAGTAAATGTTCTGATACCATTATCATCTACCCAATAGTTTGAGGTAGATACTTTACCAAACCCATCAACCAATGTTCTTGCGTAGGATTTGGTTACCGTACCAGCGAGTTTAATTTGTCCGAGAATATTTTTGGTGTACTCATCCCTCTTGAGTTTATTCTTTTCTTCAACGCTTTCAAAACATCCTTCTTCAAATAATACTGAGAATGGGACTCTCCAGTCTTTTCCACGATATCCGACAATATAGATTCTTTTGCGTCGTTGGGGAACTCCGAAGTATTGCGAGTCGAAAACCCTATAAGCGATTGAGTAATTTTCCCCTTGGACAACCCCTTGTTTTTCGATGTGTTCAGGTCTGAAGTCAACTCCTGTGAAAGAGGTGATGATTTGACATAAGGCTTTTTTGTGTTGACTTTTAAAAACGCCTTCGACATTTTCCCAAATGAACCACTTAGGTCGTTTTTCTTTAAGAATTTGTCCATAGCTAAGGGCGATTTGACCACGGATATCATCCATTCCTTTGTTGAGTCCTGCATCGGAAAAAGATTGACAAGGCGTTCCTCCGACCAATAAGTCGAATTTTGTTTTTTTGTACGTTTCATTTGTGTTGAGTTTAGTAATGTCAGTAAATAAAGGTGTGTTTGGGTAGTGATGTGATAGAACTTGTTGTGGGAACTTTGCAAAGTCACATACACCTTTACATTCCCAACCAAGTGGTGACCAAGCTACGGTAGCCGCTTCGATTCCACTGCAAACAGATAGGTATTTCATTGTGTTATAGTTTAGTTAAACAAATCTAACAATAAAAAAATAAAATTGAAAATTTTTTTGAAATCTTTTTAAAAATATAATATAACTAACTATAAATCAATTAGTTATGATTTCGTATTTCTCTTTTTTCCACACCAAATATGGATATTCTTTCAAACGTTCACATAAAATTGCCATAGCATTTTCGAATATTTCTTTATTTACCGGTGTATTTGCCTTTCCATACGCTTGAACAAATGAACCTCTTCGATATTGTAAATTAATTCTTTTTCTACCATACGATAACGCAACATAAATGTATAATGCTCCGTGAAAAAATTGTTTGGACATACAGTTCTTCATCAATGTTCCCTCAAGAATAAAATCATCTTCAGATAAAATTACTTTTGGTATGTAAACATTATCACCAAGAACAATTGGTTCTTCAATTGCATTAACAATATCATCAGGAATGTTATATTTTAATTTGTATCCAAGAGACAAATGTTTTTTAAGTAAGGACCATTCACTTATTAAGTAATCAATATCATCGGGTTTCCTCAACTTGATTTTTAAATCATATCCTCTTTCTTCTAAGTAATGTCTAAGTGTAAACAAATCTTGGATGACACTAAACGGGCTCTCTAATCTATCATCGTCCGCCATCCACTTCTCGAGTACTTTTGTTAATGCCTCTTTCTCTGCATCATTCTTACATACAAATGTTTTCTTAGGTGTATTTTGAACACTACACACTGACCACCAATCAAATCGTTTGATGTATTCAATATAGTTGTCACCAAACAATTTACAAAGAAAACTTAAACATTTGATATTAACTTTACCATATTTGTTTGAGGATAATGCGCCTACCAAATACTTTGATTTGATTCCGTAAGAATCTAATACTGCAGGTAAAAACTTGTTGTCGTTTAATTTAAGATATTTCTTTTTTGGGTACTCGTCCATAATGTTTAGATAAACATTATCGTGGAATTTAATTCCTTTTTTGTGTAAGTGAAAATCAACAATCAAATCAAATAAAGGATTGATTTTGGTTTTCTCATCGTAAGTTTTGTTCTTGATGAATTCATCATCTACATTTGATAGTAATTCATTTTTGATATGGGTAAAGATGGTCTCAGTAATTCTTTTATACTTGACCCCCCAATAGTTTAATCTTTTCTCACCGTAGTAAAATCCCCTATCAACTAAATCACACAACTTATCGAAGTTGTTCTTTTTTACTGTTAAAACTGATTTAACAGATTCACCATTCTTTATGCGGTCGTTTTGTAATCTATAAGTTACCTGTATATCACCTGTTACCTTATTGATTATTAATTCGTGACAAAACCTTAATTTATTGCCATCACCGAGTCTGGTGTAGTTAATGTAGAAGTCCGCGTAGTAAATTAATGTGGTATCATCAGAACCGAGTCTTAATTCACAAGTTGAACTTGACTGTTTATTTCTCTCTACCTTTTCTTGAAAATAATGTTCGTGCGTTATCATCTACATAAAATGTAGACAATAACATTTACATTGTGTAGTTAAAATAATCCTAACACATCATCGGTAGGAATTTTTGTCTTTGTAACATCTATACCATTGATAGTTAATGGGATAACTCTTTTTTCTATTGACTTAATTGAATACTTATATTTTGAAATTCTTCTTTTTAGTGCATCCAAAGCATCCTCAAAGTGTTCTGGCGGTGCTTGATTACAGAAATATCTTGATTGTGTACAGGTCTTATCTCTAACATCGAACTCATTAGTAACTCTTTCACTACCAAAAACACTGTCGGCTCTTAATGATACAATTATAGATAATTCTTTATTGGAGTATGATGCAACACAATGATGCATATGTGAACCTTCCTCAGAATATTCCATTTCCTGTTTCAATAGTACAGGATAGTACATTCTATATTTTTCCATACTTGGATAGATACCATCTAATTCCCAAACTTTAATTGGTTCTTCTATCATTGAAATTAGTTTCTCATCAAAGACATATTCAATTACACTACCCTTTTTTATCAATCTGTCAAGACGTGATAATTCTAAGTGTTCATTATGAAACTCTTTCCAATTCTTAGCTCTCAACATCATATCAGGATAATAATCCCTCAACTTTTTAATCATTAAAAAATGGTCATCAATTTGATTTAACTGACTGTTTAAAACGGTATCCATTCTATGATTGTTTTCATTTACCGTTGCGTACTCATTAAACAATTTAATTAGATTATATTTCTCAGTATCGTTTAAATAGAACGTGTTATCGTATGTGACCTTTTCTTTGTAGAAATTGTTAGTGTAAGGTGAAATAGTCTTATCTGACATATTTTTACAAAAAATATCAATATTAATATTTGATAGGTACTTGAACATCTCCTCACCAAAATATCTTTTCAATCTGAATAGACTTGTAATATCAATATCAGGATTTTTATGTAGAAGTTTAATTGTTTGTTTAGATTTAATTCCTAATCTATCTAATATTGCTGCAACTAATTTATTATCGTTCTTTTTAAGAAAGGGTTTTGTTGGGTAACAAAACGTAATTAAATTTCTGTAATTATCAGGTGTTTTAATACCTTTAATCATCACGAACAAGTCGATTAAATTGTTATATATCCATTGGTTAGAATCCCTTTTCACACCATAATTTGGTTCTGTTGTTTTATGGTTTTGAAAGGTATTGAAGAAATGATATAACGTCTCAAAGAAGACCTTATCACTAAATTCTTCAGATAGTTCTTTTTGTATCTTTATTGAGCTTTTAAAATCGTTATTAGTGATAAACTTGTCCACCCTACCACCAAAATGAGTTAATAAAGAATCTAATGACATCCATAGATTGGCAAAAGTATTCTTTCTGGCTTTCATTATGTTTGAATTGTACGCCTTCTCAAATGTTGTGATGTCACCTGTCTTTAAGTTTAAACAAATTCCGTTGATGGTTGCAGCTTTTTTAAAATACTTACAATTTACAAATCGTTTCTTTGTTTGAGAATATAATTTGATTGTTAATTTATCTCCGTTCTGTACTATTGACCTTTCGTAATAATATGTTTCAATAGAACTGAACGCCCTACCAAAGTGTTGTTTTATTTGTCTATCATTTTTTGTGTAATATGCACCATTTTTTTTGAAGTATCCGTTTAATTGTACGTTGACACCGGTAGATTCGGGAGAATAAAAAAACTTAGTGTTCTTTTTTCTCATTTCCGACTTATTCTCAAGTTCAAGTGTATGAGTACTATATGAACGTACGAATATATTATTCATAGATTCACTGTCAAAATCCCAATTATCAACTTTGAAGGTATTAAATGCGTTGTTTTTAGGTTTTTCGGATAATTTACAATAATCCCTGTATGGATGAATTTCGGAGAAGGAGTACCTCTGAACAAGAATTTCTTTTCTCATATGAATGTTTTATTAGTAGAATTCAAATATAGGAAAAAAACTGGAATATCACTATTTATTTAAAAAGTTTTATATATATGGCAAAGTCTAAGGGAAGTTCTACATCAATGAAGGTATCATTTGGTAAGAAAAGTACGGGTAAAGCACGTAAATCTTATGGTCCAAAAGACCAAAAACCAAAGAGATACAGAGGTCAAGGACGTTAATCTTCTTCGTATATTGGATATATGTGAATCGGTGTGTACTCTCCAACATACGCATTTAGTATGTTGAATTCAACCCATTCGTAAGCATCTTCGTAGGTAAACTCATTTATCCTTTGAGTTTCGGATATCAGTTTATTAATATCATAGACTGCCTTACCTTCCTGTGTAAAACCAATAATGGCTAAGTCTAACTCGTCCCATAGAATTGCGTCAGGGTTAATTTCCGATATTTTTTCTCTTGTTATCATAGTCTACCTCCTCCTTTATATGATTTTTTATATTTTGGTTCACTTAAACTACTAATTTTAACCCCCTCAGATTTATTTGCCGCGTGGACAAATTTATCATTACCAATGTAAATTCCACAATGCCAACCACTTGGACTGATTCGACTATTGAAGAATACTATATCACCAATGATTAGATTAGTCTTAGATATTCTTTTAGTTTGTGACCATTGTTTATATGCAACATCTTTCAGTTCTAAACCATAGACATCACGATATAATCTTTTGGTGAACTGAGAGCAGTCAATACCCTTCTTGGTTTTACCGCCTAATTTGTACGGAATACCAATCCACTCGGTAATGAATTTATCTAACTTAGGTGCTTCTTGTGTTTCAATATGTTTAACATAATCAGAAAATTGATTCTGACTAAATGATGGTATTGTTGATACGGTTAAAAGAATTATTAACCATATCAACTCTTTATAAATTTTTTTTACTCTTTTCATTATATTCAATATTATCTAATTCTTGTTGCAACTGTTGTATTTTAAGTTTATCATCAGTTGAGTGTGTTTTTTGAAGCTTTAGTCTTAGTATTTCAAGCCTCATTGAATCCGTTTTTTTATTTAGTTGGTTCATAATTTTAGTTACTTAGTGGTGCCTTTATTGGTGGATGTGATTGATAGTTTTCCAATATCACATCTTGCCCTCCAAATGAAAATATACCATCTCTAACGTGCACAGTTGGTAAATCAAATGGTTCTCTTTTTATTTGTTCTTTTGCTTGTTCTATATGATTCTTATATAAATGTACATCACCTAAATTCCCTATCAATTCATCAGGTACCATATTCATTTCATCCGCAATCATTGTTAACAATAAACCATATGATGCGATATTGAATGGTAATCCTAAGAATGTATCTACCGAACGTTGGTTCCACATTAATGAGATGGCTCTTTTAGGTATGTTATATACTTCCAGTTCTTCACTCAATCCTCCACCGAATGGAACTATGTCATCTACCATCAATTGAAACTTATCGTCACCGACTTTCTTCTTTAATAAATCCCACCTCTCTTCACCGGTTAGCTCTCTTGTATAAACTTGAAATCCATAATGACAAGGTGGTAAAACCATTTGACCTAATTCACTTACATTCCAAGCACTAACCATCAATCTTCTACTATCTGGATTTGTTTTAAGTTGTAATATTAGATTTGAGATTTGGTCAATTGATGTAGATATTTCAGGATAATGTGTGTTACCATCATACCATTCATTCTCTTGGTATTTCCAACTTCTCCATTGCTTACCATAGATTGGCCCTAACTCACCCCACTTCTTAGCAAACTCATCGTCGGTTTTAATTTTGTTAATGAACTCTGACTGTGTTAATGGTGTTAATTTATCTGAATCACTAAACCAAACTTCCATATGTGGTTGCATCCCCATTATATCACCACACTTATATCCATCAATAACATCATTAATTTTTTTAGTGTAGTTCTTATATGCGTCACCATCCCAAATATGACAATTATTATCTACAAGATATTTGATGTTAGTACTTCCACTTAAGAACCAAATCAATTCGGTTACCATAGTTTTCCAAGCCATCTTTTTAGTGGTGAGTAATGGAAACCCTTGTGACATCCTATGTCTTATTTGACGACCGAATACTGATATAGTACCAGTGCCTGTTCTATCGGTTTTAACAACACCATTATCTAAAATGTCTTGTAATAATTCTTGATACTTACTATCTAGTGTGTTCATAAATGTTTAATCTTTTTTCATTTTCAATTTTATCCTGATTGGTGTATCTTTCTTTGTACGATATAATTCTATGAAATTCTTTATATGCGGACGGGTGAGTTTCTTTTATTCTATCTAAACCATATTCATATTCAAAAAGTACATCTTCATATCTCCGTTCTTTTTTATCAAAACCATCCTCTAGTTGTTCTATTTGCCCCTGTAAATTAACTATTTCACTTCGTAATGAATCTTCATTACAAGTAACATTAGGTTGAGGAGTTGTTTCGTTTGGTTTATTTAATGCAACCATTAATAATACCAATATTATTACAGTACCAATAAAAAGTCTTATAGTTATGTTGTCACTTTTCATATCAATTTATCTTTTAATAATTCAAAAAATATATTAGTTAAAGTTTTATGTGCATTCTCACCATAATGATTATCGGTGAGAATATTACCACTCTCCATTTTTATTGTTTCAAGTTTTAACAACTTGTGTACATTTAAATCAGTATTGTCATCAAACGGTGTCCAATGAATTATTTTATTTTTCTTCATTGTGTGATTAATAAAATGAATCCAATTGTTAACTTCTTTATAATAAATTAGATTATCCCTATTAACAAATATCTCATCAATCGTATTTCTTGACATATCGGTGTGGTGAGTGATGTGATAATCTGTAACGGTTCCTGGTACAAATTTCACCCAATCGCCGTCTTTAGCGGCAAGTCTAAATCTAATCACACTCGACCAACCAATAATAACAATATCATTTTCTTTAATCCTATGTACGTTATTACACAAGGTCTCAAAAATGGAATAATTATCATATCCACCAACCCCTAAGTTCTCACATTCAATCCCCAATTGTTCACCTAAAAAATCACAATAGACTTTTGGTAAATAACCTTTGTAATCGATATAACTTTTACCCCAATCAACTTTTGGGTCATATCTTTGAGTGTAGCTATCACCAAAACACCAAAGTTTATTTTTTGTAGTATGCATTTTTTTGTATTTGTACTCCCATAAAAAATGTTAACCATCTAAATGATAGACCATACGCTGGTGTAGATATGCCGGTCTCAAAAAAGGTTTCTTTATTATAAAAGAAAACAATTGTTGGTATTATAAACCAATGATGTTTCTTTTTGTAAATGAAAAAATCAGTTAAATATCTTGGCTCTTTCATTATATGACTGTTTTTTCTCGTTTTTGTTTAATGTATTTATTTTTTACGTGGATATAGGAATCAAACAATTTTATATCCATCTCAATATTCAAATATTCACACAACTCATAAAAAGATTGTGATGGTTCATCTTTAAAAATGTCCTCATAATAATAAATTTTATTGTCCCTAACCACTAAATCAAATATTATGTTCCACTCACCAAATTGAGTTTCAATTGTTGGCTTTCTTCTTATATAAATTACTTTATCAAATTGTTTAACAATCCTAATTGAATGTTCTAATAATGTTTCCCCATCTTTAAATAAAAGTGGGTCGGGTTCTTTCGAGAAGACAGTTTTAACAATACAATCATTTCCCCACTCAACTTCAGTTGTTCTTTTGAACGGCTCGTATTTTGTTATGTAATGTTTGGGATATGAATCCACAATAAAATTGTACAAAGAACTAGTTCCCGAATTTGGTATTCCGAATATTAAAATTTTCATTTTAAATTTTAGTTCTTTTCTCGTTTTTAAAAATCGGTGTCAATTTTTCTTTTGTTTTTTCATAATGTACCATTGCAAACCATTTACCTATGATACTCCCAATGATGTAAAATACTACCCCAAGATAATCCCCTTTAAATAAACTATCTAATGAATAATATGTTGCACCTAACGATACTAAACTTGTCCAAACACTATTAAGTAATAAGCTTCTAATCTTGTTTTCATATGTGTACTTAATCTCCATAACTTTGAAGATGTTGAACATAATTTGAAAGAATAAGATTAGAAGATAGTTTTTAATCATCATCACCGTAATTTCCTGTTGTTCTTCTTAAAAGTCTATCCACTTCGTCTTCTTTCTCTCTCATTTCAATCATACGAATATAGTAAGTGTCAGGACTATTGGTTTCGGTTTTCATATTCTTATCAAACCATTTACTAAACCATTTACCTTTATATGCAAGGACTTGACATCTGTCAGAAAATTCGTTTGCATCATCTTGGTCTAATAAACCCTCATCAACAAGTTTTCCAAGTACAATGTCTTTTACCTTGTTGTAATTTTCCATTTCTGCGGTTAAATCAATCATTGTTTATGTTTTTAGTTTCTTCTTTTAATTTATTTAAACATTTATAAAGGGTATGGGACTCTGCCAAGGTATATGCACCTTGACTCTGTAAAGTCTCAATTGAGAGTTCTATAATCTTCAGAGCCGTCTCCTTATCTAACTTATCAACCAAATAGGTATCCAATTCTTGGGGGGTCCTATATTCTAAAAAATTATTAAAAATACTTGCCATAATTTAATATTACGAATTTATTTTGAGAAAACCAAATAATTATAGGTATGTCAGTCTTAATTAACAACCAAACCTTCCCCGCGGAGTACCTATCCCAACCAGATGAACTACAAAGAGGTATGATGGGTAGAGAGTCTCTAAACGGGTGTATGGTCTTTAAAATGGGTATGGGGACACATTCATTTTGGATGAAGAAGTGTCTAATACCACTTGATATTGTTTTCGTTAATAAAGACAGAATAAGTAACATACATCGTGATTGTCAACCTTGTGAGGACGATTGTGATAAAAGATACAGAGGTATCGGTGACCACGTAATCGAATTTCCTTCAGGAGCCGCAGCTAACTTTAAAATTGGTGATAAAGTTAAAATGTATCTTGGGACTCCACAGAATCCTGTTCGATAAAACTATCAACCGCATTTATAAAATCGTACTTAACTTTTGGTTTTACTTTTTCAAATACCCAAAAGTAACTATGGTATTTTCTAGCGTGTTCTTGTTTAGTCCATTTAGTACCAAAACTATTGATTCTCACATTAGAAGTTAGTACAAACATATCTCTTGGATAAAATCCAATCTGTAAAGCCATATTCATAATCAAACAGTGTGTGAAGTGATTCTTACCTCCCGATACTGTGTCCTGACATTTCATTACCACATATCCACCTTTATCACAGATTCTATATAGTTCCTTAAGTGTGTTGAAGTAATTGACTTTCAAGTCGTTATATGTAGTGTACCCCTCAAATCTTTTAGCAATAATCGAACTACCTTCTTTATTTGATTTGTAAGATGAACCAGCAACCACAAACGGTGGGTCGTACATAATACTCTTCATTGAATTGTCTTCGAAGGGAAGATTTTCAGAATTTGCCTCTACAACTGATTCATTTACAGGAAATAAATCACTTTTGTAAACTGGTCCTGGTAGGTCTTTCCAAAAATTACCTTTAGAATAGGTACAATCCAAATCGAATCTTTCGATTTTATACAAATCCATTATGTTTCTAATTGCTTCAAAGTTAGATGTGTAAACACTTTTGACCGGTTGAAAGTCTTTTTCCATTTTAAATTAAGTTTTTAAGTTGTGGGTATATGAAATTATCGAATATTATTTTTTGTGATTCATTTCCAAAATGTGAGTCGTTAGGTATTGATGGTACATTGTTGTTTTTTGTGAAGTCATCGACTGTACCATAAAGTATAGGTATTTTTTTTATCAATTCCAAATATCCTGATTTTTTAGCCAATTCGTGAATGTCAGTGTACCAACTAAAAAATACCACTTTCTTACCATATGACTCACAAATATGGTACACTAGAAGTATTGTATGTAGAATTTTATATTCAAGATTATACGTTGAAATCGTTGATTGTTGATAAATGAAATCTAAAACTTTTTCAGAATCGTACCAATTACTAAATTCAGTTTCAAACGCCTTTTCATTTCTCATTGTAGTGAAATTAAAATACTTAACTCCATTAACATTTGTTGGGGAGTGAAGTCCTCTCTCATCTGATTTAATATGTGACACACCCATCATAATTCTCGCCGGGTGAGTTAATTGAAAAACAAATAAATCTAAATCAGGATTGTTGTCAATAATAAATTTAACCTTCTCAATATTAAATTCATTGGACCCTCCTCTTGATGAAGAATCAATAATTTCCGCATTTAAGGTCTCACCCATATGATACCACCAAGGTTGACCTCCGTAATTTTTCGAACTATGTGAACACCCTGTCACACCTATTTTCATATTCACTTGATTTTTAAATAAATCTTTGTTAGATTTTATTAAAATATAGTGAATAAAAAACAATAAACCAAAATATTTATATAAAAAGAAAACAATATGGGATGCGGATGTAAAAAAAGAAACGTTCAACCACAAAACACACCTCTACCGGTTGAAGTACAAATAAATTTTTCGGAAGAAACTACATCTACCGAATTAGGTCCTGTAACTGAAGAACAGAGTACTCTTATCAATGAAATTGCTAACAAGTTAAGAGAGATTAATTCGTCAGAGGAACCTCAATAAAGTTAACAATATCGGACTTCTGTCCGATATTTTTTATCTATATAATATATAAAAATTTATATACAAATATGAAAGCTGAAGTTAAATTAACCAGTGTGAACATTTTAGATGATGTTTATAAAAAATTCAAAATTAAATCAATTGACGGCTCAATTAACCTACAAAAACTAGTGAATAGGTCTTTAGATTTATATACAAAAAGCGAAGATTTCAAAGACAAGATTGACAATCATAATGGATTAGCATCCAGTGGTTCAAAGTTTTAATTAATGAAGAAAAAGATATTATTGTTATCTGATGATTTGAGAATGACATCAGGTATATCTACTATGTCGAAAGAACTTGTATTGGGTACCATTCACAAGTACGATTGGGTACAATTGGGTGCTGCAATTCAACACCCTGAATTTGGTAAAGTAGTAGATATAAATCAAGATGTGAGAGACAGAACCGGTATTGAAGATGCTAACCTTAAAATATATCCTAACCACGGTTATGGTGATATTAATATTCTAAGAACATTATTAGCGGTTGAGAAACCAGATGCTATCTTACACTTTACAGACCCACATTATTGGCAATGGTTGTACGATAATGAACACGAAATAAGACAACAAGTTCCAATATTATATTACCATATTTGGGACGATTTACCTGACCCAAAATATAATAGAGATTACTACGAGAGTTGTGATTGGATTGGTTGTATATCTAAACAGACTTATGGTATTGTTCATCGAGTTGGTAAAATGATTGATGAAGTTACACATAAACCATTGGAAGATTGGCAAATTAGTTACGTACCTCACGGAATCAATCCAAAGGTATTCAAACCTTTAGATAATGTTAGTGACGACATCAAGAAACTAATTTTTGGTGATAAGGAATATGATTTTGTGTTATTCTATAACAACAGAAATATTAGAAGAAAACAACCATCTGATGTGATTTATTCATATAAATTATTCTGTGATAAATTACCAAAAGAACATTCAGATAAATGTTTATTATTAATGCACACTGCAGCTGTGGATGAGAACGGAACTGACTTACCTGCGGTAATTGAAGCGTTATGTCCTTATGATGTTAAGTTTACAGGGTTGAAATTAGAACAAGATAAATTAAACGAGATTTATAATCTTGTTGATTGTACAATCAACATCGCAAATAACGAAGGGTTTGGTTTAACAACTGCAGAATCATTAATGGCGGGTACACCAATCATTGTAAATGTAACTGGTGGTTTACAAGACCAATGTGGATTTAATTATAGTGCCGATAACTACATAACATTTGGTACTCTACACGATAGAAAGACACACGGTTCAACATTACACGGTGAATGGGCTTTCCCAATTTGGCCATCGGCAATTAATTTAAACGGTTCAGTACCTACACCATATATTTTTGATGATAGGGTTAATGATGATGAAGTTGCAAATACTATTTCAACAGTTTATGCTCAGGGTCGACCAGAAAGAAAGAGAAGAGGTTTGTTGGGTAGAGAATTTATGATTAAGAATTTATCTTCTGACATTATGAATAACTCATTGATTGAAGGTATTGAAAGAGTTTTTGAAAACTATAAACCAAGAAAAAGATTTGACTTATATAAGATAATATAATATGAAACCATTTTTATTATTTAGGGGACCGGTAAAAACAAGAAGTGGGTATGGTGCACATTCAAGAGATTTGTTACAAGCACTATACGAAATGGATTTGTTTGAGATAAAGATAGATAGTTGTATGTGGGGGTCAACTCCGATGACCGCATTGGAAAAAGATAATCAGTTTCATAGATGGATTGAATCTAATATAATTAATCCGATGAATATCACATCAGATATATACGTTCAGGTAACAGTACCTAATGAATTTACCAGAAGAGGTAAATTTAACATTGGAATCACTGCGGGAATTGAAACAACCGTTGCACCTAAAGAATGGGTTGATGGTTGTAATAGGATGGATTTAATTATTACAACATCAAAGTTTTCAAAAGAAGTGTTGTTATCAACTGTCTATAATGAAAATGAAAACAACACAGGGAAACTAATTAAACAACATAAAATACAAAAACCAATCGAAGTTCTATTTGAGGGTGTCGATATTTCTACATTCAATAATGAGTACAAAGGTATTGATTTGGACATTAAAGAAGATTTTGCTTACTTGTTTGTTGGTCATTGGTTAAAAGGTTCTCTCGGACAAGATAGAAAAGATGTGGGAATGATGATTAAATGTTTTATGGAATCATTCAAAGATGTTGAGGATAAACCCGCACTAATACTTAAAACATCATCAGCAACTTTTTCAATAAAAGAACGTGAGAACGTAAGAAGAAAGATTGAAGAATTAACAAAGGGGTACGATAATCCGCCGTCGGTGTACCTTTTATTTGGTGAATTGACTAATCAAGAAATGAATGAATTGTATAATCATCCTAAGATTAAATCAATGGTATCAATCACCAAGGGTGAAGGTTTCGGTAGACCTCTATTAGAATTTTCAATGACGGGAAAACCAATCGTTGCATCTAATTGGTCGGGACATAAAGATTTCTTACCTATGGATAAAGCAATTATGATTGGTGGTTCATTGACTGATGTGCACGAAAGTGCCGCTGATAGTTTTATTTTGAAGGGTTCTAAATGGTTTACCGCAAATTATAATGAATTTGCGGAAGTGTTAAGATTAGTTAAAAATGATTATGAGAAATTCAAAGAAAAATCTGAAATACTGAGAGAAGAAAATAAAGAAAAGTTTTCAATGGAAAAAATGAAAGAAGTGTTTATGGACTTAATTAAACCATACACCGTTCAACCTAAAGAACATAATTTGGTTTTACCAAAGTTGACAAAAATTAAGTAATGTCGTTTAAATTTTTAAGGGATAATAATAGTTTATTTTCTGATTTAGAACCGACACAAATTTTAACATTAAGTCGAGCGGCTTATTATCCTCAAAATGTTGAATTTTGTTTTCAGTTCGGGGACAACGAACCTACGGTATTTGCAACAGGTCCTAATGAATGTACCATTCGTTTATCACCGAGCCCTGATGGTAATGTCACATTTACAAGTAATGAAGGTTCAACATTTAAATTATTTGCAAGGGAGATAGGAAATGATTAGTGAATTTAAATTTTTTAGAGGTATTTCTAAAAAGGCAAGAGTGTTACGTGTAGATTGGAGACCAGAAATATTAGAGACAGGTGTCAATTATACTGATATTGTATCAGAATTATCAAGAGCACTTTCTGAACAGATTTCTCGTGAAATCGATAACGACATTGTGAATCAACTAACAAGAAGAATAAACGGAGGATATAATCAAAGAGCATAAAATATGATATTAAGTTACGCAATTACAGTTTGTAATGAATTAGATGAAATCAAAAGATTGTTACCTTTCTTGATTGAGAAAAAAGGAACTAATGATGAGGTGGTAATTCTTTTTGATGAGAAAAATGGTTCTCCAGAAGTACTTGAATATTTGTTAGAGTTTAATAAATTACCAAATGTACAGACTTGGAGAGGATTGGATTTTGAAAATAATTTTGCGGATTGGAAGAACAAATTATCTGACTATTGTAAAGGTGATTACATATTCCAATTAGACGCCGATGAATTGGTTGGTGAAATGTTTATGTTAAACATTAAACCTATTCTTGAGACTAACCCTGAAGTTGATTTATATTATCTATCAAGAATAAACATTGTTGATGGTATAACTGATGAACATATAAGGAAGTGGGGTTGGAGTGTGAACCAAAATGGTTGGATAAACTTTCCTGATAAACAGGGTAGAATATTCAGAAAGAATTTAAAGTGGTTTGGTAATGTTCACGAAAGAATAATGGGTGCAGAAACAATTACCTCATTACCTGATAGTGAAGATTTTTGTATAATCCACCACAAAAAAATCGAAAGACAAGAAAAACAAAATAACTTTTACTTAACATTATAAAATGAAGATATTAATTACAGGAGTAGCAGGATTATTAGGGTCAAGGTTAGCGGACTACATTGCTGAAAATCATCCAGATGTACATATCGTTGGTATGGATGACTTGAGCGGTGGTTACAAAGAAAACGTAAACCCAAAGGTTGAGTTTTGGCAAATGAATTTGGTGGAACATCCAATTGAAAATTGTTTCGAGGTTCATAAGTTTGATTATGTTTATCACTTTGCAGCATATGCTGCAGAAGGGTTATCACCATTCATCAGAACTTACAACTACCAAAACAATTTGGTTGCAACATCAAGAATTATTACCCAATGTATTAAACACGATGTTAAACGTTTAGTGTTTACATCAACATTGGCAGTGTACGGTCACCAAGACGGTAATATGTTTGATGAGGTTCAAGTACCTAAACCTATTGACCCGTATGGTGTCGCTAAGTATGGTTGTGAAATGGATATTCAAATTGCCGGTGAACAACACGGATTAGATTGGTGTATCATTCGACCTCACAATGTATTTGGAGTTAAACAAAACATATGGGACAAGTACAGAAACGTTTTAGGTATTTGGATGTATCAACATATGATTGGTGAACCAATGACAATCTTTGGTGATGGTACTCAAACAAGAGCGTTTAGTTACATTGATGATAGTCTTGAACCATTATGGAAAGCGTCTCAAGACAATAGAGCAAGTAAACAAATTATTAATCTTGGTGGTATTAAAGAATATTCAATTAATGAAGCCAATGAGATATTGAGAGAAGTTGTCGGTGGTGGTTCTGTTCAATATTATGAACAAAGACACGAAGTTAAACATTCGATACCTACTTGGCAAAAATCAATAGACCTATTAGATTTTGAATTTAAAACGGATTTGAAGGAAGGACTAACAAAGATGTGGGATTGGGCAAAACAACAACCGATAAGGGAAAGATTTGTTTGGCCGTTCTATGAGTTAGATAAAGGAATTTATTCATTTTGGAAAAATAAAAAATAATATATGATAAGTGTAATAATGCCGACAATGTTCGTGCCAGATGGTGTTGTTGAATTAATTAAAGAAGTTACTTCACATCCTTTAGTTAGTGAATTGATTTTGATTGATAACACAAATGATGATGAGATTCACATAAAAGAAGATATACCAAAATTGGTATATGTTAAAGAAGGGAAGAATACTTATGTAAATCCTGCTTGGAATAAAGGATACTCAATGGCTAAGGAAGATAAGTTAATGTTTCTTAATGATGACATAACAACCGATTGGTCTTTACTTGATAAAATTCACGATAGTATAACTGAAGATAAAGGTATTATTGGATTAGGTGATGGATGTTGGACGGAACCTAAGGGTAGATTTTTATTAACCCCAATTTATCAATTGATTGGTGGATTTGCTTGTTTGTTTTTTATACATAAAAATTCGTATCGACCCATTCCCGAAGAATTAAAAGTATGGTATGGTGATAATTTTTTAATTCACAAAGGCCCTAAACAAGCGTATCAAATGTTGAATTGGAAAATGGGTGGACATATATCAAAAACGGTATTGAAATCCGAATTTAACCCTGTGATTAGAGAAGATGGTGTTCTTTGGTCAACTAAAATAAGTAGAATGAAATGAGTATATCTTTAGTAATGGCGGTCTACAATAAATTAGACCTAACAAAAAAATGTTATGAAAGAGTTCGTTTGTTATATCCTGAAGCACCATTTGTAATTAGTAGTGGTGGTTCAAGTGACGGAACAAAGGAGTGGTTAGAGTCGTTGAATGATGACTACTTATCATTCATACACGATGATGATAGGATAACATTCTCAGACACATATAACGCAGGAATCAAGTTGGTTGATACAGATAAATTAGTGTTGATTCATAACGATATGATTTTAGGTGAACACTTTCTTGAGAACTTAGAAACCTTGTTGGATGAAAATCCAAATACATTAATATGTTACACAACAATAGAACCACCAATATTCAAAGGTCATTTAAGACCAGGTAAAGTATTATTGAATTTAGGTTCCGGTTTCGATGACTTCGATTACTTCCATTTCAACAGTTATGTAAATCAATGGAAGGACAGTAAGAACTTATATGATGGTGCGGTATTCTTTATGAGTGGAACTAAAAAGATGTTTGATGATGTGGGTGGTTTTGATGGGTTTAGTTTCGTTCCGTGTTTCTGTGAGGATGATGATTTCTTAGTCCGTGCGAAACTAAAAGGTTACGAACTAAAAACTTGTGATTCGGCAATTGTTTATCATTTTGTTTCGCAGACTTCAAGATTCAGTGATGATATGAGGGTTGATAGAAGAATCATCGAAGTATCGTCTAATAGAAACTTTGTTAGAAAGTGGGGTATACCATTCTCAGCATTCAATGAACTTAGATATTGGGAGGATAAAAACTTTAAGTATAAGACTTTCACAATGGGATTAACAACCAATAATAGAAATCGTTTTATGGAGATTGAACCGTTCTTCGATAAAATCGAAATAGGGACGATTCCTGAGGATTATATTGAAAATGAACAGAAGAATACCCGTTATGATTTAAGGTCAAAATTTACGTTCACAGATAACGTAGACGTGATGATTTATGAAACTGCACCATTCGATGATATGGACATAATGACTTTACATAAATTAAGGTTATCAATACCTTATTATGAGGTGGGTGAATATCAAATTGGTAATATGATGATAGAAATAAGAAAGGAGGTTAAATAACCTCCTTATTTTTTATTAGTCTGAATAAAACTATATAATTGTCTTTTGTTTTTCCCGCATTTACTAAATCCTCTTTCGTGATTTCGGGATATTCTACATCAATCTCTTTATCCAATAATTGAGTGTATTCCTTTTCAAATTCGACATAGTCAGGATTCAATTTTTTAGAGATGATAACACCATTTTCATCTTTTTCGAAAATGTGCATATTGACAACAATTCTACCATTATTGTCCATCTTACCATATTTGGTTACTAATTCATCTCTTAAGTTATCTACTTTTTTTCTTTCACTTTCTAAAAATTTTGTAGTTTCAGTTAAATCATATTTTAAGATGATTGATAATTTTTGATTTATAAATCCTTCATAATATTTTTCACCCGTTTCTGGATTTGTGAGTCCATTAATCTCACTCTCTAATTGAAGAACGTCTTTTAATTTTAATGATATCTTTTCCATAAATTAATTATACTAAAAATTTTCACAAATGTCAATGTTATTCCTCATCCTTAGGGAATTGAGTTTTAACATCACTAATGGATTGAAACCATTGTCCCGAAGATGATATTGAACCATTTTCATTTATTTCGTGCCATAACATATCTAATTGTTCTCCCAAATCAGGGTAGTTCATTTTTCTTAATGCTCCGTATGGTGGAACATATGAAGGGTCAGGGTACGGCATATATTCAATGTTATCTTCTACCCAATCTTCTTCAGGTTCCGCATCAAATAATATTGTATGCACATCACCATTCGGTGCTTTATACCTTTTGTATTGGTCAATAACCTCCGTCCAAGTTTCTTGTGGAGTTTCTCCGTCGAGTAATAAATGAAATACTCCTAAATTGTCAATAAATCTTCTCATATATTTTTAATTTTATTGTACTGGTCCTCCGTAATAGTTACCTCCATCACTTGTTTGGACTGAGGCAATTATACTTACGTTTGATTGTGTCACATCACTTCTAGTTGCGTATGCGTTTAATGTAAATCCATTATAATAATTACTACTTGCATATGCTCTCAATACGATATATCCATCAGATGCTATATAAACTCCGTGTGCGGACATACCTGGATATATGTTTCTTAAACCTATGTTATAAAGAAATCCGTTCGTATATGGCATACCTGCGGTGCTTATGTGAAAACCCCAAGAACATCTAATAGGTGCTGCGGTACCATAGTTGTATCCAACCGCTTCAAACATCCACATATTATACGTAGTTGCACCAATTAAGCTAGTCTTCATATGAATATACAATGGACTACCTGCGGTGGTATTATAATTATAGATGTGCTTTTGTTGAAAGTACCAACTACTTACTGAACCTATTCTAAATGGTGGTGTTAATATTGCCATAGTTTAATAATACGTTGCTGCTGATGTTTGAACCGCAGATACTACGGATGTTATGGTTCCATAACCATTTCCTGCGGTATTGTACGCATTTAACGTAAACCCACAATAATATAAACTACTAGCATACCCTACAATAACAATTTTATTGTCACCAGCAACGTAGTGACTATGTGCTGTCATCCCATCATATGCGGTAGTTTGAACGTTACCAAAAAAATTTGTGTAGGTATAAAAATTCCAAGCACATCTAATTGGTGCGGATGTTCCATAATTATATCCAACAGCCTCAATCATTATCATTTGGTATGATTGATGGGTAATATTCAATTTCATATGATAATATTGACCACCACCAGATGATAAGTTGGCAACATTATATATACCAAGTTGTTGTAAATAACCTCCTTCAGGATATATCCCCGTTCCTTGTAAATTTGCCATTAATAGTAATTTCCCGCATTATCTGTTTGAACGCTAGCAAGTATACTAACTTCAAAATTATATCCTGTTGGATTTAAACAATACGCATTAAGAATCCACCCACTATAATACGATGCACAGTTAGCTCTTATAACCACATATCCATCTGATGATGTGTAAACTCCGTGAGCACTTAGACCACCATAAGCATTAGATGTTCCAATACTGATTGTTGAGTTACTGGCGGCGTAAGCGTAAAAACTCCAAGCGGCTCTGATGGCTTGATTCGCACCATACGCATAACCTACAGCCTCAATGGTACACATAATGTTAGCCATATTGATATTTGTTTTATAGTGAAAATAATTGTTTCCACCATAATACCTATCTCTAAAAAATCCCAACTGAACGCCAGGTGCTGGTCTCGTATTTGCTAAAAAATTAGCCATTATTCTTTAATTCGTTTATTTCTTTTTTCAAATCTTTTATCGCCTCGATTAATACCGCAGTAATTCTACCATAAGATACGGAATCTACTTTACCTTCTGAATCGTAAAGTACCACATCAGGTAAAATTTCGGCAATTTCTTCAGCAATAACACCCATTTCTTTAACGTTATTCTCTTTTTTAACGTAGGTAACACCCCTTAATTGTAAAACTTTATCCAAACCATAACTAATCGTTTCAATATCTTTCTTATATCGGATTGATGAGTTTTCTGTTAACGTACCACCAACTGTCATATTACCACCAGTTGTTAATGTACCATTGAAATAATGTGCCCCTTGTGAATCTTTAAACTCTGTTCTTGATGTTGTTTTTACAATGTTGGAATAATACGATGAACTTGATAAACCTTTATAAGCATATGTACTCCCTGTAGATTTAGTTCCATCCATTCTAACTAAAGTAATCATCGAATCTCCATCACTCCATCCCCCATAGCCTGCGTTGTTAAAACCACCCACGTGAAAAACAGGTCGTGCATTTGCACTAGCATCTCTACCTACAACTAAGAAACCATCATTGTTATTATAACAATATAATGCGGTACACCACCCTTCACCACTTAAAACTTCTGAGGTACTTCTAAGTGATAACCCAGTAGCATCTGCGGTAGAAGTTGCCGCCATTGATGTCGCCGAAACACTTGAGAATGATGGTGAGTTACCTGTACCTAAGTTTTGGTTAATTGTGTATGATGTAATGTTACTCGCAGTTCCTGTGGTATTTTGATTCCACGTAGGTATATTACCCGCGTGATATATAGTATTCCCTCTCCAATAAGGAGCTGTTGCATTTACTTGGAAATAAATTTCATTTATAGTACCGTTTGTTCTATAAAATCTAAAGTCTCCACTATGTTGGACTAAGGATGTCACATCACCGGCGGTGATATCTCCTGTTGCATTATTTGGACTACCTCTAAGAATCATTCCGTGATAATTGTCAGTAAATGCTATTCTACCATATCCACTATTGTTAAATCTAAGGTCACCTGTCATTGTGTCTCCTACTTTCTGTACAAAAGTTGATGTTAATTGTGCCGAACCTGATACCAAACCTGACGGAACTCCTGATATTGAACCAAATGATATTTGAGAAGAACCGGACACAATACCTGAAGGTATTCCACTTAATGAACCATATGTTACTTGTGATGAACCTGAGATAAGTCCCGACGGTACTCCACTAATACTGCCAAATGATATTTGTGATGAGCCTGATACGATACCTGAAGGTATTCCACTTAATGAACCGTACGTTATTTGAGAAGAACCCGAAACTAAAGTCGGTTTATCAGTTATTCCGTTAAATGATATTTGACCTGAACCCGATACTACAGAAATTCCGTTAAAGAATGCTCCTGAGTGTATTGTTGTTCCCGCAAGTACTTGTGAACTACCCGATACCACACCTGATGGTAATTGAGCGGAACCCGACCAAATACCGGTACCTGCTAATACTTGGGAAGACCCTGATACTAAACCACTCGGTATACTACTAATACTTAAGAAAGTAATCTGTGAAGAACCTGATACAATACCGGATGGTATATTTGATAGTCCTGTGTAAGATACTTGTGAACTACCTGACACAACACCCGAAGGTAATTGAGCGGAACCTGACCAAACTCCACTTCCATTTAATACTTGGGAAGAACCTGAAACTAACGTAGGTTTATCGGTAATTCCGTTAAAAGAAATTTGTGCAGAACCTGAAACAACACTTATACCATTAAAGAATGCACCTGAATGTATTGTTGTTCCCGCAAGTACTTGAGAAGACCCTGACACCGTACCTGCGGGTAAACTAGCAATTACCTGAGCGGAACCACTTACAACTCCTGCAGGTAACTGAGCCGAACCTGACCAAACACCTGTTGATGTTAATATTGTTGCTGCAGTTATTGAACCACCTAATGATGTACTCGTACCCGCAATTGTGATTGAACTATTTGTAAGTGAAGCGTTACCGATATTTGTTAATGTGTTAGAACCTCCACTAATTGTTTTGTTTGTTAATGCTTGTGATGCTGTCTTTAATACAACTTCGTCTTCAGAACCTAATGGACCCGCAACCCATTTATCGTTTGTTGAGTCCCAAAGGAATGAACCTGAAGTGAATGTTGGTGATGTAGCGTCTCTTACAACAATACCCGCATTAGTTGCTCCCGTACCATTTAATTGGATAATGTTATCTCCAATATTAACAGTTGTTGAATCGACTTGAGTTGTGGAACCTTGTACGGTTAAATTACCTTTAACGGTAACGTTTGCACCACTTAAACCAAATGCAGTGTTAAATGATGTTGTGAATGAGTTCAACGAACTTGTAGATGTGTTCAAGGCGGTAATTGCTGTTGTGTTACTACTCGTATAAGAATTTAAACTACTTGATGCAGTTTCTAATGCGGTTAATCTACCTGAAGCACTGCTTGTGAAACTATTCAAACTACTCGTTGCGGTGTGAATTGCATCTATGTTTGTTGTGTTAGAACTTGTATATGAATTTAAACTACTTGTTGCAGTATGAATTGCATTAATATTTGTAGTGTTACTACTTGTATAAGAATTTAATGAATTGATTGCGGTATTGTTTGAGCCTGTGTAAGTATTCAACGCCGCAATTGAACCCGTTACCCCCTCAATAGATGTTAATCTACCGTCCGCACTTGAAGAAAATGAATTCAAACTTGCGGTTGCAGTGTGAATAGCATTAATATTAGTTGTGTTTGAACTTGTATAAGTGTTCAAACTCCCTGTTGATGTTTGTAATGTACCAATTATAGTATCGTTACTTCCGGTGTATGTATTCAAACTCGCAGTTGCGGTATGAATGGCATTAATGTTAGTTGTATTAGATGATGTATAAGTGTTTATTGAACCGGTTGACGTTTCCAACGCGGTTAATCTACCATCAGCACTTGATGTGAATGTGTTTAAACTTGAGGTTGATGTTTGTAATGTACCAATTATAGTATCGTTACTTCCTGTATATGTGTTTAATGAGGATATAGAACCAGTAACACCCTCAATTGAAGTTAATCTACCGTTTGCACTTGATGTGAATGTGTTTAACGAGCTGGTTGATGTTTGAATGGAGCTTAATACGGGATTTAATCCTGCAAACATTAAATTAGTGCTACTGGTAAAAGTATTAAAACTTGAGGTTAGGGTATATTTTGGTGCAAACGATGCGGTATCCGCACTTGTGGTGTTACCACTAATGGTTGCATTAATTATTCCAAGTACCGTTAAGTCTCCCTGTATTTCCGCTGAAGAGGATACCGACAGGGAACCCGATATGTGTGCGTCAAATATATTCATCTAATATGTTATTATACTTAGATAAATACTTTGTTTGTCGGTTATGACTTCCGTTTATTTAGGTAAATAATCGGGAAAATTGGATTTTACAAACTGAAGTAGTTTTTTGGAGTATTCTTCGTTGTGTTTTGGGGTTGCGTGTTTACCATCGATAGAGAATTCACGAAAATCTCCGTAGTCACCGTCAAACCGGTATTTGTCAGAATATTCGTTATCCATTAAGAAAGAACCGTTCCATATATATGGGATATTCCTATTCTCCAAATAATTTGTAATTAGGAGGTGATTTTTATACCAATTGATTAAATCATTCTCATCGTGAGTAATTCTCGCAATTGATTTATACTCCTCCTTCCCTTCATTATCTTCCTTAAAATAACCCCAAGGAGTCATATGAAATGGTTCCAACTCTCCATTGTATCGATAGTATTCTTTACGGGATGGATAGGTATACATTAAGTTAACCAAATTAGGTCTTATCTTTTGAGTTAGGGTGATTACACATCTAGCAATGTAATCGTTACTACGTCCACCAAACCCCAAATTTAAATCTACCCCGTTCTGTATCTGTCTTGAGAAATAATGAGGCCAAGTTTGGTTATCACTAACCCCGACACCTTCGGTATGGGAACAACCAACTGACATTATTCTAAACCCATCCTTATATAATGAATCCCCCCTGAACCCCATTTCATTGTATGTGTAGGTATTAGTTTCGGAAATATCGGAACCTGATGTGTTGAATGTTTTATTTCTACGTTCATCTAATCTCCAAGAATGGTTACCCACCTCAAACCCCGAACTTGTCCAAAACTTCATTGATTTCATATTAAATTCTTGTTTCTAATGAAATAACTAACTTTATTTTTATCCGCAATGTGACAAACCCCGTTCATTGATAATTCATCAAACGATGGGTTATGTTTATATAGGTAATTTATATCATCAAAGTATAAATTTAAATATTGTTGGTTTAAAGTTATTGGTGGTATCCCGTGGTAACGTTTGTTAAAAAAATCGTAATTTGACTCAATAACATCTAAAACTTCGGAATATGCTTTATTCACATTTCTAAAGTTGCAAGACGCGATTATTGAGGTGTTATTCAATTCCGTATAATCTAACGAGGTATTTGAATATAGTTTATGTAGTTCGGTAAAATGTTCAATTTGTGAACTCGATAAAGGATGTTTGTAACATAAATTTAGTTTATCCTTTTTAATGATATCTAATAATTTTTTAATATCCTCAACTACTAAATCATTATCCAAATGTATAAAGGGGAATTGAATTTCGGATAGAACTTTTAACTTAGGATATGACCATATTGTTGGTTTTCGGTATCTATCGGGTAAGGATAACTCAACCCAATCATATATTAAGTCTAAATTTTTAAAATAATCAATATCGGAATATATTATAGGAACTTCACCTTGTATATTCAAACTTTTAATTGAGTACTTTAAGTAAACTTCAGTAATCTCTTTAAGTCTGGTTGGTAGATATGTGAATACTATTCTCACTATAATAATGGTCGTTTTGGTATGGGTTCGTTAGATATTGTGCCATTGACCATCATATCTAACATTGAATTTTCTTTATGTAATCTATTAATGAAAATATCGTGACATTCTTTAATCCAATCCTTACATAGTTGATAATTGTTATCAAAATCACTAATGAACGTTCTTATAAAATCAGCAAATAGTTTTGCGTTTCCTTGGTATTGTTTGGACTCATCATAAAAAGGATGTTTTCTAATCCCAACCAAATCCATAATACAATCGTATGGGTATGAATGGGTAGAAACGAAAGGAACGTTCGCTAAAATTAAACCTAACGACTTTTCACTTAAGTATTGACTGTGATAATCAGCGGAATTATGTGCCCAAGACTCATCACATATTTGAATTTTAGACATTGGTAAAATCCTCAAGAAATAGTCAAGACCTACTGTTATGTTTGTTAATATCCTTAAGTTCTGAAAATCAATCTCAGAATCGTAGTCATTTAAGTAAGCTCCTTCAATTTTTCTATACTTTGGCTGTACGGAGTCCTTTTCAATTACATTTGTTTGAGAAACAAAGATGTCTTCAATTTGTGTTAATTCCTCAGCAATTTTAACTCTAAGTGGTTTGTGGGCTCTTACTGAATAACCCATTTTATATTTTGGTATGATTGCATCACTAATATTCTTATAATCATAAAACCATCTAATACTAATCATTTCATTCCATTGAAATATGATGTTAGTGAACGGGTTGTATAAATTTGGGTGTTTACTTAGTACAATCTTATTAGTAAAAACATTATCGGTCAATATAAAATGATTTGATAGTCTAAGAATTTGATTCTCAATTTCCTCAATTTGTATTGTTCCGTCCGTCTTTACTTTTGCATTATCATTCTTGATGAATATTTTTTCAGTTCTAAATAAAGATACTACCCAATTCTTTTTATCTTCAATAAGGTCTGCCATTCTTTCAATTATCGCAAAAGAATCCGAACCTCTATGTTCGGTACCATCAAAATTTGTATCTTGACCTCTTTGTCTAAGTGCACCAAAGAAATCGATTATATGAATCCCTTCATCATCATTTATTTCAGGATTGAAGGATACCTCAAAGTTCTTTCCTCTGTATTCAAATGTAATATCCCTAATCGCACCATTTGTGTTATCCACTTCAACCATCTCTTTGTTCTTAACATTATGAAAGAACTTTTGAAATAACATATCGGTATAATAATGATGAACAAATATTTTCATATATTAAATTAGTTTCTTAATTGTTTTATCTCTATCACCTTTTCTTAATCTGTCTTCACTATTCGAATCAAAAATATCCTCATAGTATGTTATTGACACGTTGAGTTTAGTTGATAATTCATTTAACTCCTCATTCCATTTCATAATGTCGTTATGGCACAGTTCAAAAATATCTGTAGGTGTCTCTTCATAAACGTAAGGTTTGTTTGAGTCATAATTTTTAATCTTTGAAAAGTATGTTTGATAGGCGTGTGACTCAGCACACTCTTTAACGTTTCTTCTCGTTAACAATATCACCTCATCAAAGTTTTTTGATAGTTGTATATTATCGTTGTGATGACATATTATTGTTTTAACCACAACATTCTTTTCACCATTATACTCAACTCTACCAGTACCATCAAACGGTTCAAATAAAGGTTTTAAATTCTTCTCTTTCGCTATCTTGTGTAACAATGAAGTAGAACCCGTTCTTGGTAGGGAGATTATTAGTACACTCATAACAATGTTTTATTACTTTTAACTCTCGGATAATCAAAATCTGTTTCGGTCATCCAAACATTCAACGCATATCTTATTCCCTTAGTTACCGGCAGAACTCCGTGATATGTTTCAGAACCATTGAATGAAATACTATCACCCAATTTTAAATCACATAAAGTCAACCCACCCAAAGTTTCGAAGTTATATGGTGGGTTCTCGTCTTGGGTTAACGCAAATTGACCCCCTTCAAAATCGTCAGAAAGAACAATAACTGTAGTTAATTCACTTGACTTATCTTTATGTAGATTAAGATACCTACCATCATAGTATGATGTTAAACTAATGTTGAAATTTTTTAAATTAAATGTCGAATAATCAAACCATAATTTAAAATCTCCGTTTTTGTAGTTACTTGTTAATAAATTAATAATTCTTTCCTTAAAATTGGAATCGTACATTCTTCTACAATCCCATACTTCGGTTGGTTTATATGAAAAGGGTTCACCGAACTCAAGACAAAAATCAATTATATCTTTAGCGGTTCCTCTATCACAAAAATTATTGTTTATGTTATAATTCATAGTAGATATGAATTTTTCTTTTTATTATGGATTAGTAAATTATCTTCATTTATGAATTTATACAATTCCTCAGCAATTAATTTATATCCGTTGTTACTTGGGTGTTTACCTGCGGTTGTGTCCACCCATCGATTATTATCCTCCCAAACATCTTTTCTATTTGTGTCGATTAACAAATTAGCCATTGTTTTATCTCTATAACCCCAATATCTTTCACCCTCAATCAAATGAGTTTTATCAACCAGAACATCGATGTTTTTGTTAATCATAGTATCAAACGCATCGCAAAAAACATATCTAATCCCCAACTCCTTAAACATAAATTGTAAGTGTAGAATGTAGTTTTGGTTAACTATGTCATAGTACGTGTCATTAAACAAATTACTAATGTAGTAATCTCTAAAATTCTTTTCCGCCCTATTATAGTTTACATTATCCCCACTAACACCGTCGAAAATATATTTGAAAAGATGTTGTTTACTCTTATATCGTTGACCCCAAATATGAAAACTATTCTCGTTTGGAAAAAATGGTAGTTGGTCTCTTAATGATGAGGACCACATAATAACAACAAAATCATCTTGAGTGATGATTTCATTTTTTAATTGATAACAAACTGTATTGAATATTGAGTTGTTCGAAAAAGCCCCAACTCCGTTATTTTTAACTTCACATTCAAGTAGTTCTGATAAGTGTTTTGGCCAACAATATTTTTGTCTTATGTTAGTTCTTTCCTCAGGAATTTCTGTTGTTAATTCCTCATCAACATTACCCCCAACACCCTCAGTCCAACTATCTCCATATGTGAATAACTTCATAAAACATTATCTTATTCCCCCAAGTGTTTAACCTTAATAGCTGTTACAACCGCTTGAAACGCAGTTGCTACTTTTGTTTTTAATTCACTTGAAATGGGTGCAACAATTGCTTTAATTGTTTGTGCAGGTCTTTCTATTCTTTCTTTTTGTGCCATAATATTTTAATTTTATATTTTCGGTACGGGTACATTTGAACAACCAGGACAGTACCAGCTATTACACCAGTGTCCACAATAGTTCCAAGGACACCAACAAGTATTGTGCATCACACTAAAATCACCATCACCAATATCAACTAAGAATAAATCTGAAGATTCAAAGTCCAAACTATAAATGGTTTTTTGTGCGTGTTCCATTTCCAATCCTGTAATCTCTACAGTTGTTAATAGATTAGTGTTAGTGTCAGTGATTACTAATTTGTCACCAACGTACATTTTATTAACTCTCTCAAATCTTGTTGCTGTTGAACCTGATTCTTCAATATAATATGTTGCTGAAGGTGCATCAGTCCAAGTTCTACCGTCAGATAATGTTATTCTAATGTAAATTGTATCAACCTCGGCTGATACCATAGCATTTAATGTGGTTCCGGTTTGTATTAAAGTTAAGTTATCTTGAGCAACAGTACTATCCCAACCAAACGTGTCAATTTTATTTTGTTCAAATTTAGCTGCGTGGTTATCATTTAAATCGACATAATCTATTGAACGAACATAATCCCCTAATTGTATCGTATCAACATCCAACAATGTTCCATCGTATTTTAAAATAACACTATCATCATCTGTGTGATAATCGTTCTTTGCGTAGTTACCCAATTCTTTAGTAATATACTTGTATCTACTTTTCTGATTTAACTTGTTGGTTCCTGTAACAAACTCATCATCTGCAAATGTCAACGGTAATATTGTTGATTGGGTGTACCCACCCATATGAATAACATCCAATTCAGGTCCGTAAATAATATCAATACTTCTTATGATTGAGTATCTACCTTGAACTAAATTATCTTCAGAAAATATAAATTCTTGAGCCAAGTGGTTAGGTTCAAGATTAGTCTTTAAATCTGATAAATCAGTACTTCCTGTAATTCTGTATATTGCAGGATAATCCATTGGGTTATAAGCAGGATTTCTTGGTTTTATTAGTACGTTTGGATTTGATGTTGTGGTATAATCAACATCATTTAAAGTATCTAAATTTAACGACGTGGATGTGAAATATGTGTTTGGTACATATGTCGACCCACTCATTAATGAGAAAAATTCAAATTTATCGGCACAATATGTCTCATCAACCAACGCAGTGGTATCGAAGGATTGTCTTAATATAAACTTATGAACATCATCTTCAATATAGGGAACGGTAACTGAACCGACCGGAACAATAAATTCAGTAAATGACATATTATTCTCCTGACACTTTTCTTCTAATATTCTCTTAAATCTATACTGTTCAGTTAAGGGTTTATATGCGTCTCCTTCAGTCCATATTAAGTAAAATTCAGTGATGTTGTTACTAACTAACATCGTGAATAATGAGGTATAATCAAGCAAATCCGCACCCTCATTATAGATTGTGGTGTTTGTGTTTATTTCCAAAAACTTCACCGAGTCTCCCGTTTGTAGTAAGTCACTACCAATTATAGTTGCTTTCATAAATTTTGTTTCCTTACAATAAATATATCTATAAAAATATTATTAGAAAAGGATATTTATAATGTTTATTTTTTTATTATATATGTATATATTAAATTAAAGTACTCTTATTCTTATTTTTAACAGGTGTTATGTAATCTGAATCCACTTCTTCCCAATAACCCTTAGTACAAGGATTGAAATTTTTAGAGAATACTTTTTTATTTAGAGGACACCCACAATCACCACAGTAAGCAGACCACTTCACGCCCCTCAAAACTTCTTTTCTGTAATCACAACCCAAACAAACATTTAATCTTTTTTCTGCCAATTCCTCTTGTTTAGGTGTTGGGTTAAATGATGTTTTCCAAGCCTCAAAAATTTCTTTATAATCTATCATATTAAAGTCTTGGTTAATTTCGGTAGGTCGTAATAATCATAAATACTGTTGTACTTTTTTATAAAATCATCATCTAAAGTTATTACACATTCCATATGTTTACTCGAATTAACCGAATGAAGTTCAAAAGGTTTTTCTAAAATATTCGACACCCATTCTTCCAATTTATTCAATTCATTGAAGTCAAACCAAATTATTGTTTGGTCATTATTTGTCCAATTAGATAATGGAGTTAATAAGATATCAATCATATTAACCGCGTACCCTTTGGTATTTGATTTAAAATATTCTTCTTCCGACTTTTTAAATTTTGATGTTACTGAAATATCTATTTTTTCGTCAATCAACTTTAAATCCATTAAGAACTCACATATCTTGTCCCATCTTTGTTTTTTAGTTGCAACATCTTCTTTTGTAAAAAAGAATAACTCATTCAACGATAGTTTGGAGAATTTTTTATAAATTTTATGAAACCCCATTCTTTGTAAATCAAATAAAACGTGTTTATATAATGAATAAAATCTCTCGTGTCTTTGTCTTTTAACCGCAATAATCGGATAGTTTCTACCAAACTTACTCTGTAAATCAATTAAAGATTCGTGTCCGTGATAGATATAGTTCATCAAATCTTTTTTATCCACCGATTTAAAATCAATATCTGAATTCGCTAACTCCCACTCCCCATTATGTGTTTGAATTTTAACATCATTAACCAAACAAGAATAATGAAAGGCAGTTGACGCACATCTCGGTAAACTCAAATAAAAAAACTTATTTTCAACTAACATTAGATTAATGATTTTTTAATTAGTTTGGAGGGCCATACGTTTATTGAATATCTAACCCCACTTGTTATTTCTTTAACAGAGTGTACAATATTTGAATCGAAGATGAATACGCTACCTTCTTTTTTAGGTACTGAATGTTCAATTTCATTTACAATATACTTTACATCACCATCCTCATATTGGTCGTTCAATTGAATTATATAGGTTATTGTTGCCCCATTTACAATTTCGTGACTGTCTGGATGCCAATCTAAAAAATCTCCCTCACCGTATCTATTAAATGAATAATTGTGTATTCGATTATACGTGATTCCATTAAACGGATTCAATTCATTAGATAATGTGATGATTTTATCAGTTAAACTTTTCAATATTGGTATACCCAACATTTCATTAGTAAAATAAGTACCCATTCGTTTATTACCCTCGTACGCAACATTCTCAGTCATTACTTTTCCATTGATAACAAGTGATGACTTCATTTGAATTAACCCAATAGATTCACCTAACTTTATCAAAGACTTACACTCATCAGGAGTTAAAAAATTTTCAATGTACCTCGTAAACATTTTATATTATAGATTTTTCTTTTTTTATATAATCAAACCCAACATTACCAGCAATTACAATTCTATCGACGGTTGAGTTGGGTGCGTTATTTGGACTATGTGGCATATCCGCCTCCATAATAATCAAATCATCTTCCTCGGGTCTAATCCAATATTCTTTATTATTCTTTCCTCTAAAATAAAGTACCCCATCCTCACCATTCATAACATCAGGCATTTGAACATAATAAACATAAGTGTAATGAGGTATAAAAGATTTCATTTCTTTGTTTATGTCTGTGTGTACGTGAAATTTATCAACCCCTTTTAATTCCTCGTGTTTGAATTGTATTTGTACAGGGTTAGTTGAACGGACAACATTAACCCAAGCGTCGGTATTAATTTTATTATATACCACGTTCCTTTCTTTATATAAATCCTTACAGTGGTCAATTCCTATTTGAATGATTTCATCCATTTTAGTTTCAATATTAATTTCACCTGTAAAATTTATATTGTTGTTCCATTCTTTTTTATACCCAAACCCATCAGTCTTAATATCTGGTTGGGATTCGATAACAAAATTGGCCTCCTTCAACAATGTATCTTTATCGGACAACTTATTCAATTTAATTTTCCAAATATATGTGGAATCATCAAAATATAATTTCTCCATATTATATCAATTCTTTTTTAAGTACTTTTCTGTTTTTTCTAAAAATGGTTAAATAATTGTTTACAAAAAAAGTAAGCTCATTTGGTGTAATATCTTCCAATTCGAACGATGATAATAATTCCATATCACTTCTAACTGTGATTGAGTTATTTTTGTCTAATATCTTTTTTAGTTTTGGAGGTATCGGCATTGATGTACAGTCTTTCCAAAATTGGTTGTCATCTCTCTCACACAAATAATGATATCTTATGAAATTTAGATTTTGTTCATTTATTTGGTAGCACCATTTATTATACCTCTCGACATATTGTTCATCAAAGTTAAAATCAATTAACTTCTTTAACTGCATTATGGTTGACATCAAAGATGTTGCTTCTAAAGGTTCAATAAACCCATAAGATAGTCCTATTGATATACTATTCCCAATCCAACTTCTTTTATGTGTACCGGGGTTAAAGTCAAATACTTTTTGTAACGTTACTTCGTGACCTAATCGTTTTTCAATCTCTTTCTTGGCATCTTCAACAGTTATGTATTTGTCATTGAAAACATAACCACAACCCCATCTATGTTGTAATGGAATTTTAAACATCCATCCACAATCCATTGATATCATTTCGGTATATGTCTTATCGTTTAGTTGGTATTTGTTTTCTTGTGGTAAAAAGAACGCTAACGCCTTATTCATCATCAAGTAATCAGTATATCCAATCCACTCTTCTTTATGTACACCATCAATGATAATTTTAGCGAACCCACTACAATCAAATACAAAATCTAAATCTATGGTTCTACCATCTTTCAATTGTAATTCTGAAATAATACTATTTTCATTTTTTATTTCACTTACCTCACCATCAACACAGTTAACTCCTCTATTAATTGCAATTTCTTTAAAGTATTGGGCAACTAATCTCGCGTCAAAATGGTAAGCATATGATTTGTTAATTTCATTCGGTCCGTCACCAAAGAAGAGGTGTTTTGATAACTCATTATTACCCGTCCAATTATATAAGTGTAATCCACCTTTTACTGTTGATTTAGTTTTCTCGAAAAATTCATTCTGATTAATATCTAACAATGAAAGCATTTTACCGAAGTTGGAAGTTCCTCCTTCGCCAGCCCCTAATATCCCAATTTTAGAACTCTCCACTAATGTGACATTAGTATCCTTCCAAAATTTATTTACAACCAAAGAGGTTAACCAACCAGCAGTACCTCCTCCAATTATTACAACTTTTTTCATATTAGATTTTGTTTATTTGTGGTGGTCTTAACAATCGACACCCAATTTACTAATGAGTACCTTGTACCCGATTCAACAGGAGTAACTCTATGTCTTAAACCTGATTCAAAAACATATAATGTACCTGCTCTTTTTTGTGAAGGTACAACGTCACCTTTCGAATCTTTTATTTCTAAAAATCCACCTTCGTAGTTATCATTTAAAAGAATAACTGTTGACACAATTCTTTCTTTAAAAGTATTTGAATCTCTATCGGTGTGCCAACCATAATACTCACCAACTTTATACTCTGTAAATTGAAAAGAGCCGAGACCTGTGACCTCGGCTCCGTTCAATTTAAAAGATTCTCTTAATATTTCTTTTAATCTGATATTAATATCACCCAAATCATCAATCCAAGATACTGAAGATTTTCTTTCGTTCGGATTTCCGTTCGCAACTCCCGCAGTTTCTAATGTTAATTCTTTGTGACACTTGTTTAACACATAATGACATTCATCATTTGATAAAAAGTTTTCAAATATGTAGAATTCATTATTTGTCATTTTCCTTTCTTAATCCAAATTTTATCCACTTATACCATATCCTTTCGTGAATATAATATTGAATTGGTTTATATACAAGTTCAGCTATACCAAATGCCGCTCCGACTTTAATATCACTACTAACCCACCACATTATTACAAATCCAATTAATGTACTTATAACTCTGTAGGATATAGTTTTAGCTATATGTCGTTTACGTTCTACTACCATCGTTGTTTATTTCTCCATTACGAATTTTAGTACCACTTATAACCGCAACATCTGCTGGTGGTTCGTGATAGATTACTTCATACCCAACACCTCTACCATAATTCACCGACTCAATGTCAGGAATAATGGATAATAATAACTTATCAAAATTGTCATTAAAGAAAGGTTCTTTAATTAATTCTTCAAACACTTCTCGTGCCGTTTTGGGATTGTTTTCATCAACTTCAACATCTCTAATTGCAACCCATACATTTTTACCTTGGTCTAATTGTTGTCTAATTAACCATTCGTGTCCTTTGTGCCAATTCTGCCATCTTCCGATGTACAGTGCATACTTTTTACTCATAAAAATAATTTATTGATTAATTCCGTGTACGATACCATTAATTCGGTATCAGTTGTGTTAATTGATATATAATTTTCGGTTGGGGGTTCGTAGTCCTTAACGTGAAAGTTTTCCCTACCTCTAATCTCAGTTGTATGAACGTATATTTCAATTGCACCGGATTTACCTTTAAGGTCATCCCTTAAATCTTTATATGGTGACACTAACGACGCCACCACATTGTATCCTTTTTCATTTAGAAAGTGTGCAATATCCATAGCCTTTTGAATATTTGCACGTCTTCCATTTTCAGAATAATCTTTATTTTTAAAGATGTCTCTTAAATCGTCACCATCAATGTGAATAGTGTTTCCAACATTTAAATACTCAACTAACTTTTTAGCTAAGGTTGTTTTACCTGCACCAGGTTGTCCTGTAAACCAATAAATCATATGATATAATGTAACGAAAAAAAACTAAAAAGTCAAATAGTCTTTGTATCCATTTGATACAATAATATTTTTCCATTCCTCGATTTTTTCCAATCGATATTCTTCGTTTCTAATAATATGGGATTTCTTCAACCAAACGTGTTCGTATTCTATTTTTGGAGTGTTGTGACTACATCTATCGTATTCCATCCAATCATTAATATATCCCTTTTTTGCTTGATTACTTTGTGGGTCCGCGAATTGAATGAATATCTTATTTTCAACGTCCCCGACGTGTAAATCTAAGTGTCTAATAGTGTAACCTAATATGTTTTGGTCCGACATTAACCACAACCAATCCAAAACCTTATCATATGTTTTATTAACAATTCTCATATGAAGTTCCTTATACTTGGTTAACATTTTCTTATTGTTAACAAAAAGAAAAGATGTATTTGGAATTGCCATTCTTTCTTCAAACTCCGGCATATTCAATTTAACCTCATTTAATTGGTAATCGTGGATATACATAAAACCCCTTAAGAGTTCCCAATGGGTGTGAACTACATCATATTGAAATAACCATTTTGGTAATGGTGTTTTGATAATTAAATCTAAATCCAAAAATAGAAATGGTGGTTTTTCGTGACAAATTGAGAATATTTTACCACTAGTCCAAAATTGTGCTGGGTTTACCAATGTCTTATCTAACTTATCTAATACATCAGTATCAATTTCATCAAATAAATCGGAAAATCCGATTTTTTTATAATAGTCATAACCAACAGTGTCGGTATATAATTTAACAGGTACCCCACCATATTTCTTAGCGCTGGTGATAGCTGCCAACTGCATATATAATTCGTACGGTTGTAAATGATATTCATTGACATCACCATCTAAAGTTATATCCTTTTTATATCCATTGAATTTGTCTCGATGAAAAAATGGTTTTGTCCAATTTACGAAAATTATCTTCATACTATTCGTGAATAAAATAGATATCTTTATTCAATTTGTCAATTGAATATCTATTAAGAATTATTTGTTTTTCCTTCATTTCCAAATCGTCTTTACCCAAACATACTACAGGTTCAATTTTATCAAGGTATTCATCTGTGGTATTGATAAACTTATTAAAATAAATCATTGCACATATCTCTTCGATATTAGATACTATTCCATATTCTCTTTGGATTTTTATTAATTCTTTAAAGAATTGTTTATTTCTACAGTATATAAACCCTGCGTTTGGGATTGTTAGTCCATCACTAAATTTCCACTTACCTCTATATAACATCTGATAAAAGAACATATTGTAATAATGTTGTCCATTATTAACGAAAGGACTGATTGTTTGATATTCTTTTAATATTTGATTTGGGTAGAAATATAAAGGTATCTGTATATCATTCTTATTTCTTAATAGATTATAAAAATTCTCATCTAAAGGTTTTTGAATTTCACAGTCCCAATCAAGGAACAATATCTCATCGTACGTTTCCATAGCATATTCTAATGCCAATATTTTATGAAAAAAGTTAAACTCGATATTCATTTCCAAACTTTCTCCCATATAATGATATGAGTATCCAAGTTTTTCTAAAAATTCACAATTGTTTCTATCCCAAACAATTACCAATTGATTATTTAAGTTGTATTTCTCGTCAATCTCTTTCGCTCTCAAACACTCATCTAAATAAGAATTCAAGTTCTTTTCAAAAAACTGATGATTGTTTTTACCCCAAAGACATCTTATTATTTTCATATCCATTCGGAGCTAAGTTTGAGATGAATTTATCTTTTAATTGTGTGAAAAATGGTTTGTTTACGAACTTTAAAATTAAATCATTAACCTTAACCATTTCCCAATCAAATGCTTGTGTTATTTTGTTACTGTCAAAATGATTTAAAATTTTTTTCGTACCATTTAAAGATACGAAATATGAGTGACAATCAATTGTTTTCTTTCCGTCTGAACCGATGTTTAATACATCAAAGTCGTTAAAATTTACACTATTAAAATCGAAATGTTCGTTGACACCTATATCGTCTTCGAATATTAATATATTTGAATTTCTTTGATTTGCAATTTTGATTACTTCTACGTGTGATAATAGCGTTGCCATCACTGCTCGATGATTGAGGTCATATTGAAAATAATCAACATCACTAAATTTATTAGTTATATCATCATCTGAGATATCACTCACATCTATTGCATCGAAAAATTGATAGTCGAGTTCGAGTTTTGTCATTAAATCATTCATATGCTTTCTTCTCTCAATATCACTTTTTAATGATATAACGTAGATTAGATAATCCCGCATATTAATGTTTATAAATGAATGGGTCTCTTTTTTTAAGTTCCGCTAATTTCTTTTTGAATTCTTTTTTCTTTTTCCATTCTACCCATTTGTGGGTTAACCATCCAATAAATGTTTTCATTTGTTTCCGTTTTTATAAATAATATAATCACCAATTACCAATATATCCATAGCGGTATCCAAATATGTTAATATAGCATCCTCAGGTGTTAAAACCATTGTTTTATCTTTAACATTGAAAGATGTGTTTAATAATATTGGGTAATCAGTTCTTTCTTCAAATTCTTTTAATAATGGGTAAATTGGGTTGTGTGGTGTTACGGATTGTACTCTTGCACTACCGTCAACGTGAGTAACTGCAGGTAATTTATCTCTATATTTTTTCAACACATTAACCACTTGATTCATATATGGGATATATTCTTTTGAATCAAAGAATTCACTTTGACGTTCGAACGTCACCATAGGTGCAAATGGTCTAAATCCTTCTCTTTTTTTAATTACTTTATTAATTCTCGCTTGCATATCAGGTACTGTTGGGTTTGCCAATATTGACCTATTACCTAACGCCCTTGCACCAAATTCAATCTTATCTTGGAACCACCCAACAACTAACCCCATACTTAGATATTGTGCGGTTCTTTTATATAATCTTTCTTTTGTGTGTTTTCTGTAAAATATTTTATGTCCGTATTTGTTTAATGTGTTTTGAATTTCATTATGACTATAAGAAGGACCTAAAAATGGTGTTGGTGTAACTCTAACATTAAGACCTTTAACTTTAGATAAATAATCTAAACAAGAACCAATACAAGAACCCGCATCAGAAGGTGCTGGTGGTACCCATACCTTCTTAAAAATTCCGTTTTTAATTATTTTACCATTAGCACATCCATTATATGCACAACCTCCACCAATACAAATGTTATCTGAATGATAAAACAATTTTGCATCTTTTATTAATTGAAAAAACAACTCTTCATATCTTTCTTGTACTGACGCTGCTAAATCTTTGTGGTCTTCAGTAAGAGGGGTATTTGGTAATCTATTTTCAATACCTAATAAATCACCTAATTTGTGATTAAACATTGTGTCGTCGGATTTATTCCATATGAAACAATCCATATTACAGGATAATTTATATCCGTCAAAATTAATTAATTGAGCAACTTTACTTCTAAATCTTTCGGGGTCACCATATGCAGCCAAACCCATTACCTTATACTCACCTTCGTTTGGTTTAAAACCTAAAAAGGCGGTCATTGCTGAGTAATACAACCCTAACGAATCAGGATATTCAATTGTCTTAATATTATGAACTACCCCATTAATACCTTTACCAAATGAAACCGTTGAAGTTTCACCAACACCGTCAACAGATACTATAACCGCTTTATCAAAATTCGATGATAAATACGAATAGGCCATATGTGACATATGATGTGAGGTATAATGTATCTTATCAGATATCTTTCTTAAATTCCACCAAACTTTGATGTTGGTTTTTAATGAAGTGAAAAACGACTTCCTTCTTTTGAACCTGAGTTTTGGGTTCTCATAATAACAAACCGCCTCGATGTCTGATTTTTTTAAATCGAAATGATTAAAAATATAATCAATAGTGTTATTTGGAAACGAACTATCGTGTTTGATTCCAGTGAACTTTTCTTCCTCACAAGCAAAGACTAATTCCCCATCTTTAAAAAGACAAGCAGAAGAATCGTGATAATATGCGGATACTCCAATAATATACATCTATTATAATTATTTGGTTTTCATTATTAGACCGTTAAGTCTGTTGGTCAATGATAATAAGTACTTATAGTACATTAAACTAATTTCATCAGACTTTGTCTGTTTAGGAAACATATTATCAATAATTGCAATGTAGTTTAGACCATTAAAATCTTCAATGATGCGTTCTTTTATTAAGAAAATAATCTCTTCAAAATTTTTATATCCGTTAAGATGTAAAAATCCATTAAAATCAAACATCACTCTTTTAAATAAATTGTGGTAATCATCAACCATAGTTAAATCTTCCCCACTTCTAATACCAAAAGGGAAATCCCAATCTTTACCTTTACTAAACTCAATATAGGTCGGGTTATGTTCAAATAGAAATTTAAAGTTTTCTAAATTGTGGTCACCCTTTATCATTCTCATAGCAGCAGGAATGAATAGTTGTTCAATGATACAAGCGTTATAATAATTTGAATCAAAAAAGTCAGTGTGGTTTTGATATAGTTCTAAACAGTATTTTGAAGATTCTTTAATCAATTCAAAGTTATGTCCTCCAAATACCGACATATTCGGAACATTATTAAACTTAACGTATTTTAAAAACTCTTCAGGTAACTTACTTTGGATTTCAAAACTTCTCTTTACATATGTTGTATAAAAAGAAGTGTTTGTTTTTTCAAAATTAAGTATATCACCACTACCTTCAGCAAATGTTGAGTATATGTTTTCAAAATCATTGAAGAATATCTTTTTAAAAATAAAAGTATCTAAATCAATGTGAATGTAAGGTTCAGTTTGTTGTGAATAAACAACTAATTTAGGTACTGAAAAGGTTTTAACATTCACATCTTTCAAAACATCAGTATTAATTTCATCATAGGGTAAACCTATCTTTTTAACAATATCTCCTACCTCTTGATTTGTATACAATACAACATACCCATAATGTCTTTTAGCCAACAATAGAGATAATGACATCAAATAAAATATATTCTTATTTAATGGACCGCTATTTCCTGTTTGTATGTATGTGTGTACTATTTTCATATACTTTTAAAGTCAGAGAAATCTCTACTTTTTTCAACTAATTGTTTGAAGTTAATATATGTATTTTTTTTGTCTTTTTCAACCAATGACTCCCATTTTTCCGCAACCATATCCATACTTTCAGTATAATATTCGGGTAACTTTGTTCTTACCCAATCCAAATGAGTTGTTATTGTTGGGTGTGAATCAAACTCATCAATAAAATTATATTGTGGTTTGCCTTCATTAAAATCCATTAAATTATCTGCGGTTAATATTTTTTGTAGTTCGTTACTACAATTAACCATTCTTTTTGGTGTGTTTTCTAATGACCCTTTTTGTGATGATATGTCAAATGCGGACATAAACTTATACTTACAACCAATACTATCTAATAAGTACTTCACACTCAATATGTTGTACCAACTCATAAAATATCCGTGTTCATCGGTCCAATATTTGGTAACAAAATCGTGACCATACAAAGTTTGATTGTAGAGATTACCCGCATTTATCCAATTAGAATTTTTGTCAATCATATCATTTCTAAAATATTGACTAAACATCACTAACACAGTATCATCCTTCGTTAATTTATTTACGGAATTACATTCGTATAATCTTGATGATATAAAGTAGTTACCAGCACCCGCATTTGCCCAATTTTGATGAGTGTCAAAATTTAGTGCAACAAAATCCGCCCAAGTAGGCCAAATATAACTCGTGAAACTACAACCAAATGTAAAAAGTCTACCCATTTAATTCATTCCACATTTCTAATAAAACTTCCCTTATTGTTGATGATTGGTCACTTTCACTATACTTCTCTTTATAAATTCGATTATAGTTTTCTTTATTGTGAACCAACACCTCTCGTATCTCTTCTCTAATTTTAATTAACTCTTCTTTTGTTTTCTGCTTCAATTTTAATAGTTCATCAACTATCATTTTACTTCTCTTATCTCTATCAGGTTCACTATCGTAACTTTCATCCCACCATCTATCAAAAGTTTTGTAACCAATTGATTTTAAATACTTTAATGAACCTTCATTACCATATAATAAGAATGGATGACCAACCATAATTGGTTTCCATATCTTTTCCGAAAAGAATAGAGTACCAGTATCCACCAATGTTTCTGTTACAACTGAAACAAAAGTTCTTTCAAAATCTTCAGTGGTTATGTTACACGCAAGATTGAATCGTAATTCTGGCATACTATCAATCATAAAGGGTGTGTTGTTGTAAAAAAAGTGATGGACTTCAGGTGGTACAGGGTAAGGTAATGGATGTACTATTTTATCTAAACTTATTAAACCATCATATATCAACCCCTTTTCATATAAATCAATCATAAAACGTAATCTATGGTGTCTGGGTTGACGATTATAGGATAGGAATAGGTATTTGTCATCACTTGGTTTAAAGTCCACCATTGGTCCTTTATATTGGTTCCACGGTTCAAAATAGTGAATACCTCTAGCTTGGTATCCGAGACCTTTGTTTTTAACAATTTGTTCAGATAATAGATTACCACAGACATAGTAAATTGAATTGACCGGAAAATTCATCTGTAATCTCCATTTTTCAATCATTTCAAAATCATAGTTGTTTTGAATACCAGAGTACCCCTCATAAATGAAGAACATCAGTATTTTACACTTACCATTTCTGATATCTTCAATATACTCAGAAGATATACACTTTAACCCAATCTCATTGTTAAGTGTGAAAAAATCGTGACTATACACATTGATTATGTATATGTGTTTGGAATCACCAATCTCCTCTTTTGGGGTATATTTTATCAGACTACTATGGGTTGGGGTGATGGAATTTCTCATATGTCCGTCTTGGAACATCTCACCTTGTTCGGTGTACACATTCCATTGACCCCACATATGTGGTATTGCCAATCTCTTTAACTCCTTAATGTACCAGGTTTTAGACGAACCGTTTGGTCTATAATAGTTTAGAATACTGTCCCAATCCTCTAAACTGCAAATAATTTTTTCTTCCACAGTTTAAATATAAAAAATTTTTTCTTAAATTTAAAGTGGTTGACTATTGATAAAAAATTATTTAAATTAGTGTTTACAGATATGAAAATTTTAATCACAGGAGGTGCAGGATACTTAGGTTCAGTGATAACAAAAAAACTACTCGATTTGGGTCATAAAGTGACCGTAATTGACACATTATTGTTCAATCAGATTTCCCCACTCCAATTTACTTACAATCCAAATTATAACTTCATTTATGGTGATGTTAGAAACCTAACCCTGTTCGAAAGGGAAGTTAAATCTCACGATGTTATAATTCCATTAGCAGCAATTGTCGGGTTCCCTGCTTGTAAAAAAGACCCTGAATTAGCAACACAAATCAACTATAACCAAATCATTAATTTGATGAACTTCATTAGTCCAAATCAAATGATTATCTATCCAAACACAAATAGTGGATATGGTGTTGGTAAAGATGATAAGTTTTGTACTGAAGAATCACCATTGAATCCGATATCGGTATATGGTGAAACTAAATGCGCCGCGGAAAGACATTTACTTAATTACACCAATGCAACTTGTTTTAGATTAGCAACCGTATTTGGTTCTTCTCCAAGAATGAGAACTGATTTGTTGGTAAATGAGTTTGTTTATAAAGCAATGACCGACAAATACATTGTTGTATTTGAAAAACATTTCAAACGTAACTTCATTCATATTCAAGATGTTGGTGATGTGTTTACATTCGCTCTCGAAAATTATGAAACAATGAAAGAGAACGTTTACAATGTCGGGTTAAGTGACGCTAACTTAAGTAAACAAGAATTATTAGAAAAAATAAAATTATACATTCCTGATTTTGCAATCACTTACTCTGACTTCTATGAAGACCCGGACAAAAGAGATTACATAGTTTCAAATGAAAAGATTGAAAAGACGGGATGGAAACCAAAGTGGTCTTTGGATGATGGTATTAAAGAACTGATGAAAACATACCAAGTACTAATACCAAAAATGACATCGGAATTTAGAAATGGATTCCCATTAGGATACGCAAACAATACATAATATGAGTAATAAATGGGATGAGTTTGTTGAAACTCCATCAAAAGTTTTTGGTTATGAAGTACCAATTTTCACACCTTCGATTTATAGAGAATATAGAGGTGAAATTTTTACAACATTTCATAGTGAAGAACATCCTGTGATGAAACATATTCACTATGATAAAAGTGAAATCTCAATTCACGGAAGATTTTCAAAATCATATAAGGGTGTTCTAAGAGGATTACATTACGATACTAAAACTTGGAAATTAGTTCAGGCGGCTGTTGGTGACATTTACTTGGTTGTGTTAGATATGAGACCATCATCACCGACATATGGTGATTGGGAGTCGTTTATGATAACTGAGAAAGATAGAAACCAAGTATTAGTTCCACCAGGTTTTGCAAACGGACATTACGCACTAACTGATTGTATGTTTCATTATAATCTATTCTATAAAGATGGTTATGTAGACGCAAATGAACAAGGTGTAGTTAAATGGAATGACCCTGAGTATCAAATGGAATGGCCAACAGATAAACCAATATTACAAAAAAGAGACAGATGATAAAAAATTTAGATGACCATCTACCAATTGTTAGGGAGATGTTGTGGGATAAAGAAGGACTTATACAATTTGAAAGAAAAATGGCTGACCATTGGGAAGCTGGTAGAGTTCGTGGACCGATTCACTTAAGTGGTGGAAATGAAGATGAACTAATTGAAATTTTCAAAAGAGTTAAAACAACAGATTGGGTATTCTCAACTTGGAGGTCTCATTATCACGCATTGTTAAAAGGTGTACCTTCTGAATGGTTAGAAGAGGAGATATTAGCTGGTAGGTCAATTACAATTGTGAATAAAGACGAGAAGTTTTATTCATCCGCAATTGTTGGTGGTACAATTCCAATTGCTGTTGGTGTTGCTATGGCTTTGAAACAACAAGGTAGTAAAGATAAGGTGTGGTGTTTCGTTGGTGATATGGCTTTCGAGACTGGTGGTTTTATGGAAAACTACAAATACGCTAAGAACTTTGACCTCCCAATTCAATTTGTGGTTGAGGATAATGGTGTATCAACAAACACTCCAACAATTGAAACTTGGAAAGTAAAAACTGAAGCACCTGAGGGTGTGATTTGGTATAATTATATTAAACAATGGCCGCACTACGGAACAGGTAAATGGGTAATTTTTTAAATTTAGTATATGACGATTGGCACCACAATGCAACTCATCCAAATATTAACGGTGAGAAGGAATTCGGTGCAAATAATTTCAGGAGGATTGATGGGTTGATGAATTTTTATGAATTTAAAAATTTCAAAAGATTTAGGTTAACAGAGATTAAAAATCATCCTGATGAAAATTTCTATTATGTTATTGGTCATATTCACGAGATTGGTCACGCATTAAAAGCTCATAACATATTACCATTACCAACCAAGGTAATTAAACATTTGAAAGAAAATCCAAACCTCTATGTTATTTTTTTAAATGAGCACGAGGTGGAAACTGAAGAAACCGTTATTGGAATTGAGAAGTGGGTGATAGATAAAGGAATCGACCCAAAACAGATATATGTTATTAATAACAATTATAATTTAAAGAAGTACAAAGAGGATAACAATTTAAGTTTGAATGTTCATACCATTAAGTTCTTACCAATTAAAGTTGCTAAGGAGTTAGATATGTACGATACCGATTTTATAACAGATAAACAATCTGAATTTTTTGTTTCACATAATAGGACTCCAAAAGTTCATAGGTATGCTCTTTTAGTTTTACTTAAAAAGAACAAATTGTTACAAGAAGTTGATTGGTCTTTGGTGATGGGGTGGAATCATAAAATGGATATGAAACACACAACTATAACCACTTTTTATCACGAATTATTTACAGAAAAAGAAATTCAAAAAATGAAATCTGAGATTGATTTTTTTGAGGAGATTGACATTAAAAAAAGTAGATACGAAGATAATATTGATTGGTTTGATAAAGATTGGGATAGTCACGTAAAGAGTCTTCCGTTTCACATTGAGTGGAATCGAGTTTATGAGAAGCAAACATATGAGAACTCATACGTTAACATAACTACGGAATCTTGTTTTAAGAGGGATAATGTTGTCCATTTAAGTGAGAAAACATTCAAACCTCTTTTCTTTAATCAATACCCACTTTATGTTGCAAGTATGAATCACGTAAAAACTGTAAAAGACGTTTATGGTTTTGACGTGTTCGATGATATATTAGACCATTCATATGATTCTGAATCTGACCAAAGAAAACGATTATTCAAATTGTTTGATGAGATAAAGAGAATATATAAAAATAAAGACAAGTTCATTTCAAATTACATCAACCTAAAAGATAGATTTGAAAATAATAAAAAGTTAGTACTGGAATTATTAAATAACAAAGATGATGTGGAATTTTTCACATCACTAATCGAAAATAAGAAAAAATAAATGAAAAAAATTTTAATTACAGGTTGTTCAGGTTTAGTCGGTGTTCATTTGGTTAAGGAATCGATTATGAGAAACCATTTAGTTATTGGTGTTGACAAAGTTAAATCGGAACATTTACCAGAATCTGATAGGTTTAAGTTTTATGAATTAGACCTTATGAATGATGAGAACATTACAAAATTATTTGAGGAGGAAAAACCAGATGCGGTATTCAACTGCTTCGGTGTTAAGGGTTCACCATTAAAAGCTAAAACTCAACCGGTGGACTTTCTATATCCATCACAAAAAATCAATACCGAAATAATTCACCAATGTGCAAAAAATAACGTTTGGTTAGTTTTTGTAAGTTCTGTTGGTGTTTACTCTCCCGCTGAAAAATTCTTAGAGACTGATGTATGGAAGACATTACCTTCTGAAAATGATTGGTTTCCTGCTTGGTCAAAAAGAATTGGTGAGTTATTGGTAGGTGCATATAGAAAACAATATGGTTATAAAAAATGGACCATTGTTAGACCCGCGAACATATTTGGTGAGTATGATGATTGGAGTGGTAATGGTACTGTAATCTCAAGTATAATTAAGAAAGTATATGAAGCCGAGGATGGTGGTGAGATTGAAGCTTGGGGAGATGGTACACCTGTTAGAGATTTCATTTATGCCAATGACGTTGCAGTTGCTATTTTAAATTGTTACAAGAATAGAGTGAATGACGTAGTTAATTTAGGTTCTGGTGAAACAATAACAATTCAATCAATGATTGAGGAGGTTATTAAAATTAGTGGTAAAAATTTAACCATTAAATGGGATAAGTCAAAACCAAACGGAGATATGCGTAGACAAATGGATACCAGTCTTCAGAACGGTTATCAACTATTACCTTTTGTAGGATTTAAGGAAGCACTTAGAAGAACATATAGTTACTATGAAAAACACTATGGTACACTTGAATTGAATATGGATATTGAAGAGTATCTTGAAAAGGGATTTTATGTTGGTAAGGTTCAAGAATTTATAAAAAAACACGAGTGGGATGATTATCTAAAAAGATTAGAAAATATTAGAAAAAAGTCTGAAGATAAGAAAGGTTATGGATATCGTTTTGAATTTAGAGTGCCGACGGACTACTCCGAAGAAGGATTTGATTATGTTAGGACAATTCCCGCAGATGAGATAGAAGAAAGAGAAAAATTCGCAGCGGAAAAAGGTTGGGACATTGTTCAACGTTGGTGGGAGTTGAGAGATAGTGAAGGAATTTTCAATGATGATATATTCTATTTTAGAGATAAGGTATCAAGATTTGTTCATAAGATATATCCTGAAGTAAAAGAATGGAATATTGGGCACAACGATGGGTTAACAATTTATGAAAATGGTGATTTTATTGAACCTCATATTGATGGTCAAAATCCTGATAGATATTGTGTGGTATTAATTTACTTATCAGACGAAAAAGACTATATTGATGGTGGAGGAAAATTAATATTACAAGATAAAGGGTATTATGATGAAGTACTTCCAATTCATTTAAATTTTGCAATGTTAGATTTCTCAAAAAATAATTCAAATCACGCAGTTGAAATGGTTAAGAATGATTTTAGAAGATTTACATACATTAATTTCATTCAAGTTAGGCCGTATTCCCCACCTGCAAGATATAATGGTACTGAAAAAATAGAAGAAGTGTGGGAACCTGATAGTGACGTATGTTATGGTAAGCCATTTGAGATTCCACAAACTAATGATGTAAAAAAAGTTAAAAAAAGTTTAATATGATAAATAAAAATTCAAAAATTTTAATAACCGGTGGTTCTGGTTTGGTTGGGCAAAACTTAACAAATAGGTTAGTGTCCGAAGGATACAACAATATAAGAGTTTCTTTACACACTAGAGAACCAAGAATAAAACATATGGACGTAGAGTATTGGTATTCTGATTTACAAACACAAGAGGGTTGTAAAACCATTACCAAAGATGTTGATATTGTTTTTCATTGTGCAGCATCCACTTCAAACGCTGTCGATACGGTTAACGACCCATTAGCTCACGTAACTCCAAACGTCGCAATGAACAATTTTTTAATCGATGCGGCTTGGAGAAATAACGTTAAACATTATGTATTTATTTCATCGAACACTGTGTATCCACCCAAAGGTGATGAACCAGTAGTTGAAACTGATTTCTTATTTGATGAACCTTACCCCGTTTATTTTCCCGTTGGTTGGATGAAACGTTATGCTGAGGTTCAATGTGAATTGTATGCAAAATACTTACCACGAACAATGAAATGTACTGTCATCAGACCTGCTAATTTGTTTGGCCCTCACGATAAGTACGATTTCAATAAGTGTCACGTAACACCTGCAACTATTCGTAAAGTTGCTGACCAATTAAATCCTATTCCTGTTTGGGGTGATGGTACTGAATTAAGAGACTTACTTTACGTTGAAGATTTTGTTGAGTCATTACAAGTTGTAATGGAAAATGAAACTGAAATGTTTCAAGTATATAACGTTGGTTCAAATAAAGTTTATTCAGTACTTGAGGTATTGGATGAAATGAAGAAAATTGCAAACTACGATGCACCTACTGAATTCATTAGTGGTAAACCTTCAATGATACCAACAAGAAAAATTGATTCAAATAAAATAAAAGATAAGTTAGGTTGGGAAGCTAAGACTTCATTATCAGAAGGTTTAGAAAAGGCCTATGAATGGTATAACGAAAACAAAAACGAATTTAATTAATGAAAAAAGGAATAGTATTTGCCGGTTGTTCATTTACTTGGGGTCAAGGTCTTTATTATTATTCAAAAATGGAGACTCTTAAGGAGCCCGCACCCGAACAATATGAACACAAATTGGTAACAGACGCACATAAACGTTTTATGGCGACTTTAAGATTCCCAAGATTAGTTGCCAATCATTTTGAAACATTTGAAATTGTTAAAAAAGAAAATGGTGGTAGTGAAGACGAATCTTTATTTTTTTTAGACTATATTTTTAGTAATAAAAATGGAATGACTCATTTAATTGAAGAAAAATTTTCATACGAAGAAATTGGATATGCGGTTTTTCAAACGAGTCAACCAGGTAGATGTTCATTTACATTTACACATAAGGGAAATGAACACAAAATGAATTGGATTGGTTCGTCACAAGGAATCCAAAGAATCTTCTTTGAGTGGATGGAAGAAAATGGTATCGGTGGATTTCCTGAATGGTATGTTGAACACTGTAAACAACAAGTTAAAAAAATTAAAGAGACGTTTGAATTTTTGGAGAGCAAAGGTATCAAATGTATAATTCTTAATTGGCAGGATGACTATGTTAAGTATGTTAAGGAAGACCCTTATTTACACGACAGAATGGTCTATCTAAATTATAACGGTACTGAATATACCAATATTGATTATATGATGAGACTTAACAATGGTTTAACAGTTAGAGATGATTTTGACGAATTAGGAGAACATCCACCAAAAGATTCTCACCCATCTAAAAAATGTCATAGAATAATTGCAGACGCAGTAATCAAAAAAATAGAATCATTATGAGTTCACCACAATACACCCCATATAAGGACGCTTTAACTAAATCAATGACTTACCTTGGTCAACAAGAAGATACTGTCTTCTTGGGTCAGCAAATCCTTTGGCACGGTAATCCAATGAGTACAACTATCGGAGAAGTTCCAAAAGATAAGTTAATTGAACTTCCTGTTATGGAAGAATCACAAATGGGAATGAGTTTAGGTATGGCTATGGCGGGTAAAACTGTGATTACATTTTATCCTCGATGGGATTTTTTAATTTGTGCAACTAATCAATTAGTAAATCACGTAGATAAGATTAAACTAATGAGTAATCAAGAATGGAATCCTAATATGATTATTCGTTTAGGTAAGGGGTCAGATAAACCATTAGACCCAGGACATCAACACAGAGGTAGTTATTTAGCATCATATGAGATGATGTGTCCTAATATCAAATTCTATGATTTAAAGTCGTGGAAAGATATCGAAGAGACCTACAAAACGGTGTATGAAAAGGGTGGGATATCTGTTATTGTCGAATATCCTGAGTTATATTACGAAGCATAAAAAAAGGGACTATAAGTCCCTTTTTTATTTTACTCTCCCCAATGTTTTTTACGTAATTCTTGTAAATCAATTGGTTCTCTTTTCATATGACCTCCTTGATTGAAGTGTGCACCTTGTTTAAGATATCCACCCAATAAGTTTCTTCTCATTCTATTTGAATTGTTTGGTTCAGAACCGTGAACAACGTGTGAATGTAATAATACTACTTGACCTTTTCTTAAAAATCCTTCAACCTTTTTGAAATCGTGTCCTTCAGGCATTACACAAGGTTTACCTCTTTCGTTTCTCCAAAATGTTGGGTTGGTTTTAGTTCTTTCTTCATCAACTTCAATTGGTAAAGTTGGTAGTCTATGTGAACCTTCGTAATTCCATACCGCACCATTCTCAGGGTCGTGGTTATCTAACGCGATTGCCGTGTTAATAATCTCATTGTGTTTACAACCAGTGTAGAATGCATTTTGGTGCATATCTCTACCTAATTGTCCCGGTGGTTTGAAATAACACCAAGTTTGTAATCCTACTGTTTTACCTTCCATAAGAAACTCACAAGCTTCTAATACTTTAGGATGACAGAATAATTTTTCAATCATTGGTGAAATTTTATGTGGGTACGCAAATGGGTCCCACTCACCCCACTCTTTACCATCTTCGGTTGTTGTTTTAGACCTTTCATTTCTTAATCGGTCCAATTCATCATTAACCGCATCACATTCGTCTTCGGTTAACAATTCCAATACTGTCCAACCTTTGTATCTCCAATCAAATGTCATTTGTTGGATTTCTAATTCTGTTAAATGTTTGAACATAGTTTTCTTTTTGTATAATTTATTTATTTTTTATCTATTAGTAAATGTTACCAACTAATTTCCCAATCTTTAAATTCCGCAGCTAAACAATCAATTTTGTAATCTTTTCTACCACCAACAATTTCTTGTATTTTGTTTTTAGCGGTATTTCTAATACCATTCAATCCGTGTGTTAGTTCTAACTGATTACCTTCTTTGATTCCTTTACGATAGTTAGATTCGTTGTGCCAAATATGTAAATTCATCTGAGATAAAACAACAATAGCTCTAATAGTTTCGGCGGTAATTTTCCCATCATTGTCATCAAGTAGTAATTGAATGTCGTGTAAAATGTCACTAATTTCCTGACCATATTCTTCTTTGTGCTCCGTAATAAAAACTTCTTTTAATTGTGATATACTCAACCTATCAACTAATTCAGCTAATGTTGGTAAATATTTTCTTTCACTCATATTAAATTCTGTTTGATGTTAAAATATTGATTATGATACTTTTGAAATTCAACAAATGAATCAGGTAATCGATATAATTTATTTATTAGATTTGAATGATTGTGTTCAACAACTTCTCTCATTGACTTGAACCATTCCATTTTATTTTTAACTGAAATTGTCTTTTTAACACTTTCGATAATTGCTTTCATTCTCTCGTGTGTTGGTAAACTATCATAGTCTTCGTCTAAGAATTCAGAGAATGTTTTATATCCCATTTTCTTCATCATTGCGAGACTATCTTTATTACCCATCACCATCCAAGGATGTCTACAAGCAATTGGTTTATAAAGTTTCTCACTTAAGAACATTGTTTCATCACTATCACCACAATGCGCTTCACTTACAACACTAACCCAACTATCTAAACAAATCTGTTCATTTAATCTCCTAATGTAGTAGTTGTCGTCAAATTCATTATTGGGTTTCTCATATATCAATAATGGTAATGGTTCATATATTTTATCAACAACCTCATCCGACATATATTCACCTTCAAATGGGTACTGATGTTTAGGAAATTGATTCATACTAACCAAACCATCTTTTAGAATATCATTATCAAACATATAACGATAAAACCAAACTCTGTGAGGTCTTATTCTTTTATTCAAACAAGAAAAACTTTTAATATTCTTTTTGTTCTTTTTCTTGTATTCTAAATGAGTATCGAAATCTGGTAGTTTTCCTTCCCTATCAAAATGGTAACAGGTCATCCCGACATCTAATTCAAAATGCGCGTATGGGATTACTTTTAACTTTTCTTTTATTTTATTTTCAATGCACCACTTATCATAAATCTCATCGGCAATCATATTACCGGTGACATATACAATACTTGATGGTGGTACTTTATACTTCTTACAATGTGTATGGAAAAAATCCCATAACCATCTTGATTGGTATCCTTCGAAACTTTGGTCTAATAAAAGTAATGCTTTCTTGTTTCTTAAATCACTCAAATATTTTGGGTTAAGATATTCAAACAAACTCTTAACCCTTGATGTATATCCTGTCCAATCTTCAGGACTGTGATTAACCGCAGCAGGAATAACATAGTTTTCTACATCGTTATCCAATTTCAAAAATTGTAAAAAGGATTCTTTATGTGTAAACCCAAAATACATATTCGTTGCATTAATCAACGGAGCATATGTAAATCTCTTTATACCTGATGGATTTACATCAGGACAACTTGTAAAGTTGTGTAAGTTTTCAATATCTTCAAAAACTAATTTCATTAAATAATATTGGGTTTAACATCTGAAACGTACTCACCAGGTTCGAAGTGTGTTATTGCACCATCCGTAACTTGAACATTAGGTATTGAATAATCAACTTTGATTGAATCGTACCATTCAATTAGTTCAGGGTCATTGAACGTTGCTCTGAAATCTTTATTTCTTCTGACATCATATTGTTCGTAGAAACTCTTAAAGTCGTGCCATTGTTTGTCTTTATCCAATTCTGTTTGGTTGTGACCTCTTTCAACAACTTCAATGTAGTCAATCAATCTTTCGATTTGTGCCTTCTCGTGAATACTAAATAAAGGACTCTCTTTATGTTCAGTATACCAATTCTTTAACTTAAGATGTAACTTAGATTTGATATTATCAGGTAATGATAATGGTGACATAAATGACGGCCATCTTAGGATGTTGAAATCAACGTTTGGTCTATTTGGTCCGTACTTCTCTTTTAATACTATCATATCATCTAAGAATTCAGTTATACTGAATAAACAAAGACTATTAATTGTCATCATAATGGTTAATGAACGGAACTTAGCGTTCTCAATAAACTTAACCATATTAGCTCTCCAAATGTCATATTTTAGACCATCTCTGATATAGTCAGCGTGAACACCGAATGATTCATTACTTGTGTACAAATCAAATTCTTTAATTGGTAACTCGTGAGAGATACTAATTAGTTTAAACAACGTAGCTTCATTTAATCCAAGATTTGAGTTAACTGCAAGTCTTAAGTTTTCAGAAGGATGTTGTTTCATCACATCAATGAAATTCCAAAAGTTACGACTTTGTGATGGTTCACCACCAGTAACTCTAATCTCTTGTAAAGTTTTTGATAACTCAGGCCACCATTCTAAAAACGCTTGTACGTATGGATTATTTTCGTTGTGTTTTCCAAATTTTTCAGACCAAGAACCATCCGCATAATATGCACCTGCACTACTTGTTTTGAACTTTTGATATGCTCCGTTCTCTTTGATATCTTTTGCCCAAGTTGTACTATAACCTGAGTTACAATAACTACAAGCAAAATTACAAGTACGGTCAAAACTAACTTCAACAGTTTTTAATAAGATGTCTTCTTCCCAAGGAATCTCTTTAAGTGCTGCTATTTCTTCTTCAGTATAGATTAAACTCTTATATACCCTATCAGAAATGTTATCACGACCAATATCTTCAATCTTCCAACAATATGAACATTCAGCAGGTCTGATACCTGTTAACATCATCTTTCTTGCAATCTTCTTGTGTCGAGTATTATGTAACGCTGAAGGATTTGTTTTAATCTCTTCTAAATCAATAGGGTGTGGTAAAGGAAGATGACAGGAATTTGTGTATCCGTGTCCTAAATGTAAACTAGCATTGTACCACTTAGCAGCACAGAAACTTTTACTAATACAGTTTAGATTTTTATTCCTCCATTCTCTTAGTTCGTCGGACATATTTTTGGTTTTTAATTATAATATACGGAAAAAATCTTATAAAACGAATTTTTCAGGTACTTTTTCCAAGAAATTATTATTTTTAGATTCATCGAAAATAATTCCGATGTTATTAATTGTATTAAAGTTGTATAGACAAAGAATGTCTTTGTAATTTGGATTAGATATTAATTTCTCTCCTTGAGTTTCATAAATTGATTTTGCCACTTTAATATCTGAAGTTCCTCTTACAATTGAAAAATGATATATGTCATATTCTCCGTGATGTCTATGTTCCTCCACGGGTGAGCCAGGATTAGCACATCCTAAGAACAGACCGCTATATTGATAATCATCAATTAAATTGTTTTTAAATCTTAGTTTATTGGAGACTTCGAAATTCACATATAAAGTAAATGAGTTTCCTTGTCTTGCAATTGAAATTTTAACTGGTCTGTTCAAGTCGGTATGCTTTAATCCGTTGAAAGATGCGAAATTAAAATCATCCCAAGTATTATCGTCTCCCTTTGTCCAAAATTCAAATGCAAGAATTTTACTTTCATTATTATAAGTTACTCCGATGTTTTTACCGGGTTTACCAAATAAAGTACAAATGGGGTCTCTTCTATAAAGGTCCAATAATCTAATTTCTGCGGTGATTATGTACGAATCCTCATACAGAAAAGTTTTTATTTCCTCGATATCAGTTTTGTTGAATTGAGTTACATATTGATTATCGTGGTGAGTATCTAAATCCCACTTATACATTACCCAAAAAGGTTCTTTATACTTTATTCTCATCTCTGATGTTTTTTATAAATTGAGTCAATTCAGGATAGTATTCTTCACAATCCATCCCTCTTCTTATTTTATATTCGTCAATAAACTTAACAAAATCTTTTTTCTCTTTTTCAAATGAAATGTCTGAGTTAGAATCTGTTATGAATATTTCTTTTATTCTTGTTATTTTTTCAATCTCCTTGGTTGAGAATCCAACATCGTCTACTGATTGTTGTTCATAAAAATTTAAACTTCTATATGTTGAATAGAATTTCATAAACTTCTCACACCTATTAAAATATTCCACATCCAAATAATCTTTCAATACTCGGAACCCTAAAAAGTCAGGATATCTTAGATATGATGTATCCAATATGAGTGCAGAATTCCAATATCTTTCTTTATTAAAATGTTTAAGTTTTAAATCATAAACTTTTTTAATTAAAGACTCATATGAGAAGATACTGAATATGTTAAACGTTGACATAATAACAATCGTAACTTTTGGTAGGACTGTTAAAATCTTATCAATGTTACTGAATAGTCTATCAAATTCTAATCCATATCTAACATATTCTGCTTGTTTACCATACGCGTCACAGGATGTAAAAATAATAACTTCTTTTACTCTTTCTTCACTAATAATCTTTTCTAATTTTACAATTAATTTATCAATCAATTCATCATTAACTCCAAGATTACTATTGATTGATAGTTTCAATTGTCGGTTGGGTTCTTCCGTTTCAATAATATTTTCCAATACTCTCCAAGTATCTTTTGATAATAAAGGTTCTCCACCAGTAATTCTGAAGGTATCTAATGTGGTGTATAATTCAGGCCACCATTCCCAAAATGCTGCAACATAAGGATTATGTTCAGTTTGTTTATATGGTCTGGTTTTATTTTCATCCATTTGTTGGGTACTGTTATAATCAGAAGATAGTTTATATCCACCGAACTGATTAATCTCCTCCATCCATTTGGTGGAATATTCAGGACCACAATACGCACATTTGAAATTACAAGTGTTTGAAAAGTTTACCTCAACATACTTTGGATTAAAATCTGCTCTCCAATGTGACTTTGATATTTCATCAAAATAAGGTTCGGACCAAGGTTCCGCACTTTTAAAAATTCTATCTGAAAATGAATTAGAATTATCCTCAACATTCCAACAATAGCCACACTCCTTTGGTCGTTGACCATTTAACATTTCCTTCCTTGCGTACTTTTTAACATTACTATTATGTAATGCCGTATAGTTTCTTTCAATCTCTTCTAAAGGTACTTTGTGTGGGGAAGGATGGTGACAAGAGTGAGTTGTACCATTATGTAAATGCATTGTCACTTGTGTCCATTTTGCTAAACAGAAACCACAACCAACACCATTTAATTTATCTTTTGTTATGTTAAAATCTATCATTTCATTTTTGTGTTGATGAACATTGTATTAGGATACAACGTCTCATCTAAATTAACAATCTCAGTTACCTCGGTTATTTTATTAAGACCCTCATCTCTATAATTTATTTTCTTTTGTTGCATTTCGGTAACAAATCGTTTTTCATTTCTTGCGGTAGTTTCACCTTTAGCCCATTTACCGTTTACAAACCCCTCATCGATATGTGGTAAACAATAGAATTGACCTTCTTTTCTAAATGGTAAAACGTTTTTAACAATTTCGATATCTTCTTCACCAATGATAGAATCTTTAACAATTGCCATTGAACCATTTACCTTGTTAGTAAATCCATCTTCAAAGTCATAATGTAAAACCAAATCTTCATCTTCTGTAGTGGTAAACACTTGATTGATTTCATTTGGTTTGATACATTTTTTAAAAATTTTCACTTCACCAATCTTACCTTTATAGTATGTTCTTTGGTGAGGACAATTACCTAAAACAAATGGTTTTACTGCATCCATTCTAGCAATTTCATATTTTGCATCAAAAGGTAATTTTTCTCTAACACCTCTAACGTTTCTCTCCAATTCATCATTAATATAAAGGTACAATTTATTTTCCTCTTGTGAGTAAGAAATTGTTACCCAAGTCCATAAATTCTCAAATCGTTTTGCCCAAAAATAATGATGTTGACTATTTCTGTCGAAGACAACCATTGATACTGCTCTTGAGTTGTTGAATGAAACACCCCAAGTCCACATACCTTCTTTTCTTAATATTGGGTATTCTAAAAATCTATTTTGTTGGTCACCAACTAACCAAATAGGTACAACATCTTGTTGTTGTTCCGCATTGAATAATATTGAAATTGTATGGTCTGATGTGAAACAAGAACTTATCTCTCTACTTGTTGGTATCTCAACAGCGGATGTTTTTCCGTTAAATTTAGCATACTTTTTACTTTCATATTTTTGGATGATTTTACCGGTGGTTAAACCTTCAAAATAACATCTCCAAAATAAGTCATCATCTTCTTGTCCCCAATCCCAATAATCATTTGAGTAACCATTAGTTTGATAAGCCTGTTCTTTCGTGAATAAAACAACACCACCAAAGTATTGGTCATATCCCAATCCATAATTGTATTTAGATAATTTAGTTGCAATATGCATTGGATTATCTTCAGGATATGAATAGTCAGCAAATACACCATCTTTATCATATACCAACATATCAACATCGTGCCAAGCAATGTAATCACATCCATCATTGAATGCGTAATGAGCGGCAATGTTTTTCATAGCACCTCTATTAAAAAGTTTATCATCAACCTGATGACCAACATAAAATTTGTGGTCAATATTTTGACTTGTTAGGTACTTTGATAAGTGTGGGATTAATCTTTCAATGTGTTCCTTTCTATTTCGATAAGGGATACAAATTCCTAATTTGTGACTCATATTCCAACGTTAATGTGTGTTATATTATTTTCTACTATTTTTCCATAAAGAACAAAATCTAAATCCGATAACCCGTCGTTTTCGAGTAGTTCATCGTTTTTTGAAACTTCGTTATAGAATCTTAATTGATTCCACCTTGTGGCTTGGTGTTTCCATTTATTTTGAAAGAATCCGTTTTCTTCGTGTGGTAATGAAATAAAAGTAGATTCTCTTCTATGTGGTACTTTTACTTTTCTTGAGTTGTTCAACTCCAAGTCAACAATCTCACAATTGGTTATCATACCATAATGTTGTGTACCAGTTAAATCTGCCAACCTATATCCATCGATAAATTTAGAATTATAATAAAGTACCATATTATAATTTTTACCAAATTCTTTCATAATTCCTTCATTATGGTGATTTGAGATTTTATAAATTTCTTCTTCAGTTAATATGTCATTAAAGACAACGAATTTGTCAAAATAACCTTTAAAAAAACTTTGTTTTTCTTCTCTTTTTGGGTTCGCAGCTCCTATATAAAAATGTTTTTCTTTTGCGTATGGATGTAACTTACCAAACGTTTCTGGTGAACCAATATATTCTCCGTCTTGATAAACATTTATGATTCGTTCTGTTGGGTCAACTGTTACACAAATATTGGTTTGATAATTTGGTTTAATATTTGAGTTGACATATAATGCTTGTTTGTCTTTGTCAAAGAAACAAACATTATATCTTGAGAATGAATTATATGAAATTGAGAAGTCGTAACCGGGTATTGAGAATATGGTATAATCATCGGTTTCTTTTTCGTGATTACACGTTAATTCGTCTGGAAAGAATGAAACAAAAATTGTAAGTACTTGATTCGTATTAATTAAGTTAGGACATTCAACGTACGCATCAACACCATTGAATTTTAGTTTCTGTCCGTTAACACCAACATTTTTAATTACTAATTCATCAAGGTCAATTTTTTTCTTAATACAACGAAGTCTTAAGTCATCGTCCTCATATCCCCAACCCCAATACTTGTTTGAATAACCGTTAATTTTCTTGAAGTCTTTCATTGGGAATAATGTAACTCCTCCGAAATACTCATCAAAAATATCTCTTGGTTTTTCGTCTTTGTTTTCTTTAAATCCTGTTGCTAAATGGACAGGAAAATCAGAATACGAATAGTCGACGTGAAGTGGTATCATATCTATATCGTGAAATACCACATAGTCACAATCAAGTTCCTCAGCATATTTGAATCCGATGTTTAAAAGCATACCTCTATTGAACAACTTCGCATCGTCTTGATTAACGATGATTAATTCAAAAGGAATTGAATGTCTATTAAGATATTTCGTTATTCTCTTTTTGAATAATTCAAGTTGTTCCGGTCTGTTTCTATACGGAACTATAACACCAAGTTTTTTACTTTTTTTCGACATCGTTAGACTTAACAAACTTATTATGGAATTCAGTTAAGTAATATTGAATTCTATTACTCCATTCTTCTTTATCCACTTCCTCAAACCAAATGGTTAATGCGTCAAGTGAGTTTGCAATTTTTTCAAGTGCTTTGACTTTCTTCTTTTCAAGTTCCAACATTTCTTGTTGGTTGTCTTTTTTTGTTGTTTCGCTCATATTGATATTATTTGTTTTATTAATTTATTCCAATTACGGTATCCTTGATATTCGGGTTGAATCATTCCTAATTCAAAATGAAATTCCTTCTTAGTTACGTTTATTTTGAATTTGGTTTTTTTCAATTCATTATACATTAATTCATACTCAGTTGAATATGAATAATCTTGTTTTAAATCAGCAACACTTTTAATTCTTTTTATTGATGATGAGTCCCATTTAAAATGATGGACTTGGACTGAATGTGTTTCTATTGGTGCAATTAATGGGTGGTTCCATCCTTGCCATCTCCAAGTTGTTTGACCATTTATTTTAGCATAATGTTGACCACTTGTTATTTCAACATAACCTTTCACAACACATATTTTATTAGGACAAGCATTACTCATTGGATATCTAAAAAATCCTGCGTTTGGGAACTGTTCCCAAATACTTTCGTTTGATTTTAATTCTACGAAATCACCTCCTCTCCCTATCCTATCAATAAACCCACCTCTAACAATATCCCAATTATTTCTATCGCAATCAGATATTAGTAAATTTAAAGTATCTTCAGGATATAAATGAAATTCATCAATATCAGCAATCACCCACCAATCATTTGGTTTTTTTGATTTGACAAAATTGTAAAGTTGTGTAACTCTTTCCCAATCAAATATTCTATCATATTGTGTTTTAACAATTTTAACATTGTCATAACCTTTGATAATGTCTTGTACTTCTTCGTGTAGTTTTGGTCTTTCGTCTGTATTGTAAATGATATAGTTTATCTCATCAACATACTTTGAATAATGTTTGATGTGATGCTCAATGAGATTTATCCCGTGACCTATAACTGTTAGTAATCTAACCATTTTTTCGATTTATCAACGTTATCCCACTAGAGGATGGTTTTGTTGATAATATACGAAAATTAAAAAGATTAATCAAGTTCCACTCGGGATTTTCTTGTAGTTCTTTAATGAATTTTGCCGGACCATCGAAGCGATAATGGTCTTTTTTTGAGTCTTCAGAAACGATTAAAGTTTCTTCGTAATTACTGTCTGTGTCGTGTATAAAGATTATACCATTATCTGATAATATTTGTGAATAAAGTTCAAAGTCTTGTTTAACACCTTCATATGAATGGTCACCATCAATGAATAGGACATCTATTTTAATATCCTGTCTAACAAAAAAATCATAATACGCGTCGAGAGAAGTCGATTTAATAAATCTCGGATAAAAATTCTTACGGTAGAATGACTCTTCGTTATCCAAATCGTTAGGCCCACCAACACCATTACAAGCATCAACAACGTAAGTAACACCAATGTCACCCCAATTATAGTCTCCATTTCCTTCAAATATATTTTGTTTATGTAAATCAATTCTTGCCTGTGTCATAATACGTGGAATGTATCCACCACCTGAACCAATACAGACACAATTCTTAGCTCTCATATGTTGAATAATTGAGTAAACAAGAATTCCATCACCCATATGTAAATCAGTTGCCCCGTGCGTCCATCGATATGGAACAGGTTTATCATCATTGTTGGTGATGAATTTTTTAATATAGTCGTTGTTACTTATCATTTCATCCAATCAGGCCAAAGTGGTTTTGGTGTGTATCTTCTACTGACACTTATCATTTTATCTTTTAACATTTCATATAATGTTAAATCTTGTTCAATTTTAGTTTCAGATAGTTTGGCACTAATTCTTACTGATATACCTTCACCCGCACCATTAACTTCTTTATTTAAGCTAATATCACAAAATTCTTTTGCTATTTGTAATTTTTCATAATAATGGTAAAATCTTTCTTGATTAAATCCATTCTTATTTATAATTAAAAAATATTCCCAAATCGTTTCATATTCTGTGAAATTAGGACATATTTTATTTGCATAACCATAATATTTGTTCCACTCATCTCTATCAATACTAATCAATTCTTTGATGTATTTTTTCTTTGATTTGTGGTTTAATAATGTATCAATATAACTTATACCATCATTAAATTCATACGTTTTTAATTCTTTTAAAAATGAAAAATCTGTAACGTGTGTATCGGCGTCAAGTAGTATTGAGATGTTGTGTTTATCTAAAATATATTTTGGTAATATCATCTTATCCGCATACGATTTAAATGTTCTATCGTATTGGATTATATGTAAAAGTGATGATGAATATTTTGTTGTAAATTTTTCAGGGGTATCTGTTAAGATGTAACAATGATACCCCTCATTAAGTATATTTCGTATTTTATCAAATGTACCATTAAAATAGTACTCTTCACCAAAACAAAAAATTCCAAAACCTATGTTATTCATAGGTAAAATTTAAATAAAAATTTTAAAATTGTGGAGTTTAAATCTTTTTTAAATTATTACTATAATTAATTGCGTGTTGTTCTTCCATAAATGGATTACTCACAATTGTTTCACCGTCCTGTATGTATTTTACATACCAGCAAGTGTTTTCTAAGTAAATTTCTATATCACTAATTGTTGTCATAACCTTCTATTTTTGGTAACTCTTCGATATTCCAACCTAATGAGTCTTCATTCCAAATTGCAACCATACCTTCCTCAACTTCAGGTCTTTCAACAGGTGGGTCCCATTGTCCTAATGTCTCATTTAAAACCCAAGAACTAAATGGTTTAGGTGGTAAAAAAATGTCAAGTTCTCTGTTGTAAGAGTATCCCAAACCTGCAAACATTTTTCTAATATTACCATTATAGGATGTTTGAATCCATTCACCCCCCAAACCTAAATCTATTGATAGGTAATCATTACCTCTGTGTTGTTGGTCATCGGGAACAACTAATATTTGTTGTACAATATTATTTTCGTCTATTTGTGCAAAATGTGCCATCTTATTTCTTTTTATATCTAATGATAACGATACCTGAACCACCGTTACCTCCTTTATTATTTGAATTATAGTGTGCTCCTCCTCCACCACCTCCACCTGTGTTTGTTCCTCCGTCTCCACCAGGTAGGTTTGCGTGACATCCTGTACAACCATTTAAAGTATCTCTACCCCATTCGATAGAATCTCTTCCTCCTGTTGCGTAGTTGTTTGCAAATTCATTTGGTGCACCTGCACCTCCACCACCTCTTCCTCCTGAACCACCAAATGTGGAATAACCTGCACCACCTCCACCACCGGCCCAATAAAATGGTCTACCTAAAATTGTTGACAATGCACCTGTTCCACCATTTGCTCTTGCTGTGGAATCAGTTCCTTGACCACCTGCACCTCCACCTCCACCTGAGTAATATGCGGCTGTTGAGTTTCCTCCTCTATATCCTTGTCCTGATGTACCTGAACCTCCATAAAAAGTGCCAGCGTTGTCATTATAACCACTAGCACCACCTCCTGAGCCTCCGTTCCCACCTGCAATACCTGGTGTATAACCTCTATAAGAACTACCACCAAATCCACCACCAATAGATGTTAATCCATTAAACGATGAGTTACCACCTGCAGTTGCGGGTATTGTGTATTGGTGACCTCCCGGTTGTCCGTTGGTTCCTGCGGCAGGTGCACCTGCACCTCCTGCACCAACTGTAATTGTATATGAACCGGGTGTTAATACGTGTTTCCCACTTAGGAAACCACCACCTCCTCCACCTCCACCCATATCCATTCCACCACCGCCACCACCACCTACAATCAAATATTCTACGTGTAGTGATGAACCAATTAATGATGTTAATGTAAATGTACCTGAGCTATTGAAACGATGGATTCTCCAATCTCCTAATTCTGTAATAACGCCACCCGTTGCAATGACTTTTTGATTTTGATAAGACGCACCTTCAATAGTTGCAGATGATGAGTTTAACCTATTTCTTGTATTGTTTAATAGGTCGGTGATTCTTGGTTCAGAACCGTCACATAAATCAACTCGTGGTTCGAAAAATTGTAATCTTGTGGTACTATCTCCACAATAATAATGATATGTTCTGTGATTTAATGATGTTGTACTTGGACCAAATTTCATATCATTTCCCACATTACAACCATTTATTCCTCCAACTTTCCCTCCACTAATTGTCCATACACCAGTATCTGCGTGTTGATTGGAATTTGGATATGTATGTGGAAAAACGTGACCAACCACTAAGTACCAAACATCTTGAGTAAATCCGCCCGTACCTCTACAATCCCAATATGGGTTACATTCTTCACCATAGCTACCATCTAACCTAAGTACGCACTGACCACCTCCATTTGTTCCAAGGTAAAATGTTCCACCGGCAGAACTTGATGTGCGTTTAACCCATACAGACATTCTGTATAATTTTGTGTTATCAACAGAAAAAGAACTATGATTCCATCCACCATCAGCGTTTCCATCACCCGATGCTCTTGTTTCCCACACAATTGCCGAATTACCCCAAGGGTCAGTTCCCATTACTCTTTCATTTTCTCCTGTGTTACCATTCTGAGAAAAGTTACCAACTCCTCCCGAACCTAACGTCCACTCTTCAACATTTAAAATATTTGTTCTTTTAAAAATTACTGGCATATTCTATATATTAAATTCCAAATCTCGTTCTTCCGTTATTAAAATTTTGTAATATTTGGTCAGCACTTAATGCAACATTGTATATTCTTACAATTGAAACTCCACCATTAAACCATCTTTCACCACTAGTACTAAACCCTCTACCAATATTAACATTTGCCATAGTTCCTGTCCAATTTGAAAATGTTGTACTAGCAACATTGGTACCATTATAATAACTTAAAAAACTACTTGCACCTGTTTTAGTAATAACTGCACAATGTGTTGTTGATGAACTCATTCCTGAGGTTATAACGTTAAGACCAGTATAACTTCCACCCGCATCACCAATAACCCAACCCAAATTACCTGATGAATTTTGTTCTAATCTTGGCCCGATATTACTATATCCACTCGCCCCTCCATTAAAAACTAACCAATTACAATCAATCGGATTTCTATAGTTTGTTACTGAATCGGATTTAAACCAAATTTCAACAGTAAAAGTGGAAAATGAACCGACATTACCAACACTAACAAAATCATTAGAAGAATCAAAATACATTGCACCTCCTCCAACATCATATGATATACCCATACCTCCATTGAGTGTCCCATCATATCCGTTACCACTTATATCATACCACTTAGTATTCGCAGCAATACATCCAGGATTTGAAACATAATACTGATATCCATAACCACAATCATAATAGTTGGCGGATGTGTTTATATATGAGTCCAAATTTCCCGCATCTAACCACAATACCAATCCGTCTGTTATAACTGTTGGTGTTGTTGGGATTCCACCTAATGTGTTGAAATTTGTTCCCGATAAATTATTTCCTCCTAATACTATTCCCATAAAATTATTTTATCTACCAAACCTAGCTCTCGTTGCCTGAAAATATTCGTTTATTTCAAAAGGACTTAAAACTCGGTTATATAAACTTATTAATCCAATGTCACCCCAAAATTGACTAGCAGCATTTGGGTTATTTTGGTCTCCATTATTATAGGCACCAATTGAGCAAAATCCGTGTTTAAATCTTGAATTAATACTAGCAATTGAACCCCTTATCAATCCCGCAGTTTCATTATAACCAAATAAATGGTAAGGTGAAGCGGTATCATACCATCTCCATACTAACATATCCCAATTTGATGTACCATATGCAGGTAAACTTTGTTGACTAAATCCACTACTATTAAACCCTGTACCATTTGTATTATCGTACATACCCATTGCCCAAGCTCCTGATTGAATAATAACTTGGTGGTCAGGACCTGAACTTAAACCTCTTAATAATGTTCTCCAATTACCTGTACTATTTAAAACTCTTGTCCAACAGATACACGTGACATTACCCGATAAAGGTACGTCCGTACTCGTTTTCTTTGCACAACCATATGAACCATTAAAATCCATATATTTTGGTCCTGATGAATTATATGCTGAGGCGTTTATAGTAAAATTATATCCATTACCACTTAAGTCATACCAATCAGAACCACTACCAGGATATGAATCAACATCACCAGCATCTAAATGCAACACTAGACTATCACGATTTATTTTTGTTCTAAAAATTCCTGTACTCGTGATATCATTTGAACTTATTATGTGATTTTTTACAATTACAGGCATCTTATTTAATCTCTTCTAAACTAATCTTAAATTTCTTTCCGTTATTATTATTGATAATATACAAATTTTCTGCACCTTCCTGAATAGTCCAGTTGCCGGAAGTTCCATCAATGTCATTTCCTTCAGGTTTATTCATATTACTTAAGTGTAAGTCGTTCGTATAAACGTTTGCCCAACCTAAAGTTGTTGAACCCAAGTTATATGTGTTATTTGCTCCAGGTAGTAAATGACCGCTTGTATCCCAATAAGTTCTAATATTTGCAGAACCGTTTGTATAAACATATACACCATATCCGGTTTCCGCCCATATACCCGGGTCGTAATTTGAATTTCCTTCCCATAAACCTCTTCTTGTGTACCCACCAGCATTGGCTGAATCGTTGGAATTTCTAATTCTAAATCCACTACTTGCTTGTGCATCGAAATATGATGAACCTTTGACTCCCGCAAATGTAGGTAGATTACTTGTACCAACACTTTGATTAATTGTGTACGATGTTATATTAGATGCGTTTCCTGAAATATTACCAGAGACGTTAGCTCCTGATACGGAACCTGCACTATCAGCATAACCTGCATATATTTTTCTCCAAGAACTAAAGTTATTATTTTCATTATATCTTACTGAGAGATAAGGTGTTGTACTATTCCTGTCAACAGCAAACATCGCACCATATGAACCTGCACCTGTTGCCGGATAATCATTTCCTAAACCAATATACCAAGAATAATATTGAGAAGCTCCTGTACCAGGACCATTTGTATTTCCTTGTACGTATCTAAATCCAAAATTATATGATGGTGTACTTGCATCGAAACTAGTTCTTGTCGCGTGACTGTCACCCATATTGTTAAAGAACTGAATAGGTGTGATACCCCCAACTGTTGTTGAGTTACTCGCACTCGCCACAGTTTGTGAACTAATATTACTTGTTGTAATTGCATCCGTTATTCCATAACCACTAATTGTGGTAGGTTTTGATGATATTCCACTAAATGTAATTTGTGATGAACCAGATACAATACCTGAAGGAATATTTGATATTGAACCAAATGATATTTGTGATGAACCTGATACTAAACCAGATGGTAATCCATTTAATGAACCAAATGCTACTTGTGAACTACCCGACACTAAACCTGAAGGTACTCCACTAATACTACCAAATGATATTTGCGATGAACCAGATACGATACCTGAAGGTAAACCACTTAATGAACTGAATGCCACTTGTGATGAACCTGAAACTAATCCACTTGGTATACTACTAATACTTAAAAAAGTAATCTGTGAAGAACCCGATACTAAACCTGAAGGAACACCGGTAACACTACCAAATGTGATTTGTGATGAACCGGATACTAATGCCGGTTTGTCAGTTATACCATTGAATGATATTTGTCCAGAACCTGACACAACCGATATACCATTGAAAAATGCACCTGAGTGTATTGTTGTTCCTGCCAATACCTGTGAACTTCCCGATACTATACCCGATGGTAATTGTGCACTACCACTCCAAACACCACTTCCATTCAAAACTTGTGATGAGCCTGACACCGTTCCTGCCGGTAATTGTGCTGAACCTGACCATACTCCACTTCCATTTAATACTTGTGAGGAACCCGATACAAGTCCTGCCGGTATACTACTAATACTTAAAAAAGTAATTTGTGATGAACCTGAAACTAATGTTGGTTTATCTGTTATACCATTAAATGATATTTGAGATGAACCTGAAACCAATGATGGTTTATTTGCAACATTTGAGTATTCAACAAATGATGCCGTCTCTGCGGTACCTAATAAATTAGTTGATACTCCGTTACCAAGTGTTGTTATATCAAGATATGCACCTCTTGCATTTCCACCTTGTTCAAAAATTCTTAATTTATTTCGATAAACATCAATAGTAACGCCTTGACCTGTAAGTGTTGTGTTAGTTGTTGGTATACCTAATAAAATTTCACCACCTTCATCCCCACCAACACCAGATGATATTATTTTACCTCCACCACCTACGGTAAAGGTACCTGTAATTTCAGTGTCTGAGTTTATTTTTATTAGTGTACCCGTGTCGGTAATATTTGAATTATCTAAGTGGTCTCCACCTACAGATTTGGCAATACGTCCACTTGTTAATCCTACTTCATCTCCTAAACTACCTGTATTTCTTGGACCCGCAAGTAGCATACCACCTGAGTAGTTACTACCAGACGCATTTTGATATATCCAATGATTATTTTGTGAATCCCATAATAAAGACGCAGTTGCCAAATGTGATTCTGAACCACTATCGTATACTTTTAAACCACCAAATCTTTCTGCAGGTTCAAATATGTTTACAGATATTGTTGATGAACTAAGTGCTAATTGTGATGATGTTACAATTAACAACGATGAAGAACCTAATACCGTTAAATTTTGTGTAATAGTTAAACTTCCTGTAATTGTTTGACTACCGTTAAACGAATTACTACCAGTTGTTGCGTAACTTCCTGTTTTACTTTCAAGAGAACCTGTTTTAGTTTCTAATGAACCTAATCTATTATTTTGTTCTGTGTTTGTTGAATCATTTGAACCTGTATAGGTGTTCAACGCTGCAATTGAGCCTGTAACACCTTCTATAGAATTTAATCTACTTGTCGCACTTGAGGTGAATGAATTTAAACTACTAGTTGCGGTATGAATCGCATTTATATTAGTTGTGTTAGAACTTGTATAAGTGTTTAAACTACCTGTTGATGTTTCAATTGATGTTAATCTACTACCCGCACTCGATGTAAATGTATTCAAACTTGCAGTTGCTGTGTGAATTGCATTTATGTTAGTAGTGTTACTACTTGTATATGAATTCAACGAACTTGTTGCCGTATGAATTGCATTTATGTTTGTGGTGTTACTACTTGTATATGAATTAATACTTCCTGTGGAAGTTTCTAATGAATTTAGTCTATCACTTGCACTTGAAGTAAATGAATTTAAACTACTTGTTGCAGTGTGAATTGCATTTACATTCGTGGTATTAGATGAACTATATGAATTTAAACTACCTGTAGATGTTTCAATTGCCGTTAATCTATCACCGGCACTTGCGGTGAATGAATTCAAACTACTTGTTGAAGTTTGTAAAGTTCCAATAATTGTGTTGTTTGAACCTGTGTAAGTGTTCAAAGAAGATATGGAACCTGTTACACCTTCTATTGAATTTAAACGTCCATTAGCACTTGATGTAAAGGTGTTTAAACTTGATGTGGATGTGTGAATTGCATTAATATTTGTAGTATTGGATGCGGTATATGTATTGATACTTCCTGTGGAAGTTTCTAACGATGTTAATCTTAAATTAGTACTTGATGTGAAACTATTAATACTACCCGTACTTGTCTCTAAATCAGAGATTCTTGGGTCTAAGCTAGCGGTGTAGGTGTTAAACGTAGTCACCGACAATCTGTTTGTTTCAACAGATTGTCCGTTAAGACTCATCGAACCTGTTATAGATAACGAACCCGTAACTTTGTGGGTATCTGTTATTGAGTTACCAAATTGGGTAGAACCTGACTCGAAAAGGACAGAAGAACTAACAATTGATATGTGTAATTCATCTGCGGTAAGTCTCCCTCGGACGGTTAAGTCTTGTTCAAAGTCGGCTGAGCCTGACACGACAAGACCATTCTTGATTTTAAATTCGTTTGCCATAATTTATTAGTTTCACTGTCCACTAATGTGTTACTAATAAATACTATAAATTATGATTATATTTTAACAAGCGTAACTATCAATTACATATCCATCACTATCAATTTGTAGAGTGGTTCCGAAGTACGCAGTTGAGTCTCCATACCATAAATTTCCACCATTAAATGGTGTTGTCATTCCACTATTAGTGTAGAATCTTGTAACAGATGTCCAAGCCGAATCATTACCATAAACTGTTTGGTCTGAACCAAATAAACCATTACAATAATTAGGTGCAGTGTACCCTGTACTTATTGAATAATTTGTTGATGATGGGGATGAAGGTGGGCTAATTGTAGAACATCCGAGTGCTCTATATAAAACTTCCACGGTCCAAGTTCCTGACGCAATATTTGCGGTTAATACTCCAAGTCCTGAAACGGTAAATGTGACACCACTTGTGGAACCTAAATCCATTGTTGAGCTTTCATTATATCTCGCAAATGAACCATCCCAAACAGACATTATAAGACCCGCCCTCATATTTGAACCATTTTTAACTACATAATCAAAATTAGCACCATCAAAAGTTCCCAAATTAAATAGTGCAGTGTTACTTGAGATTGTTACACATTTAGAACCTATCGCAGCATTACCAATTGTTGTTGTTCCGCTTATAATTTGATTACCATAAAATGTATTTGAACCTGTGGTTGCAAAACCCAAATTACCAAGTTGTTGTGAACCTGAAATTATACCCGCTTTCCAAATCGGTTCATCGTTATGAACCGCCAATACTCTTCCTTCATAACTTGCACTAATAGTAGGTAACCCTCCACCAACAGTTGCACTAACTTTACCTGTTTGTGCAGATGAGAATGTTACAACTAATGTACTTGTTGATTGTGCTGATATGTTTGTTGGTATGATTACATTACCTGATGAGTCGAATACAACGATTGCCGGATATCTCTCACCTAAATTGTGTGTAACTGTCCAAGTTGTTGAGGCCGATGATTGTGTATGAACATATGTGGTACCTTGACCACCGCCACCACCAGCATTTAATGCAAATGCCGCAGTTACCGCATATGATGCTGTTAACACGGACATTGAAGACGTTTGTGATGTTAATACAACACTTGAACTGAAGGTGTTTAATGAATCAATAGAACCCGTTAAACTATCTATTCTAACATTTACAGATGAAGATAAGTTAGTGATGGACCCTGTAATAGTATCAAAACTATTTTTAACTGATGATGATAAACTAGTGATAGAACCTGTTACGCTATCTATTCTAACATTTACAGATGAAGATAAGTTAGTGATAGAACCTGTTACATTATCTATTCTAACATTTACTGATGATGATAACGCAACAATTGAACCAGTAACTTCATCGATTCTATTTTTTACGGATGAAGATAGAAATACAACTGAGCTGGTAACCTCATCAATTCTATTTTTTACGGATGAAGATAACGCAATAACGGAACCAGTAACTTCGTCAACTCTATTCTTTACTGATGAAGATAGTGCAATGATTGAACCGGTAACATCATCTATTCTAACTTTTACAGAAGAAGACAAAGCAATGATTGAACCTGTCACATCATCAATACTATTTTTTATCGAACCACTAAATGTAGAGTATCCCGTTGTATTTGTAATGTCTATCTGTGAAGAACCTGACACTAATGAAGTTTCTGAAGAAATGATTGACCCTGAAATATAAACTGAACCAGTAAACTGATGTGTATCGTCAATTGTGTTACCAAACTTAGTACTACCACTTTCAAATAAAACTGAAGATGTGACATAGTTAGTATAAACTTCTTTTGCTGTAATTGTTCCATCAATATAAACATTTCTGTTTACATAAAACCCATCATTATTAATAGATGCACTTGCATTACCATTAATAATTTTATCCAATTGTAATCCTGTAACACCTGTTGCTGGAATATTATATAAACCAATACCATCACCAATAAATGAACCCGTAAACGAACCTGTATTATATGATGTGGTAAATGAATTTAAACTACTCGTTGCAGTATGAATCGCATCAATATTAGTGTTGTTAGAGCTAGTGTATGTATTTAACGAACCCGTCGTTAATTCTATAGAATCTAACCTACCATCTAAATCATTTGTTGTTGTTGCAATTGATGAACTTAAAGAACCTATTGATGTTGAAATACTTGAACTAAATTCTGAATATCCTGTCGTTCCTGTAATTTCAATTTGTGATGAACCTGAAACTAATGTAGGTCTGTTTATTAAACCAAAGAAATCAAATGAACCAGTGATAGAATCTACAATTAAATTACCACCAATTGTTATCGTTGTACCGGTTTCAGATATTATCGAATCTCCTATGTGGTCTCCACCAATTGATTTTGGTATTCTACCATTGGTTAGCGTTTGTTCATCTCCTAAAGAACCTGTATTTCTTGGTCCGGCAATAAACATTGCTCCGCCGTAATGTGCTTCTGAGCTATTTTGATAAATCCATCTATTGTTTTGACCATCCCATAATAATGATGCCGTTACCGAACCATTAGAACCTGAATCGTGTACTTCAATACCTGCAAATCTTAATGCCGGATAAGAAGCATTAACCACAATAATATTATCTTCAACAATTAATTGTGATGCTGTCGAATATACTATTGATGCTGAACCTAATACATTTAAGTTTTGAGTAATTGTTAAACTACCTGTAACGGTATAATCACCATTTAAACTTTTACTATTTTTCCAAACACTTCCACTCCTTATTAATAAATCACCTGTTGTGATTCCTGAATAAATTACATCGTGAGCTTCGTTCAATTCCATACCGTTATCGATACGAACATAGATTGAACCGTTATTTTGTTGGACTCTTAATACTTCACCTAATCTTACTCCGTGAGCAGGTGCTATAGGTGTTGTTGTGGTAAATGTACCATTTGCTCCTAAATAAAGTAAATCACCACCAGTCATTCCATCGGTATTAACACCTACTAAAACACCTTCAGTAATAACCAAACCAAATCCATCATTTGGTATATCTTGTGTTGTTATACCTAATGTGTTTGCTGATGAATGTTCAGTATTCGGGTCCGCAATTGATATTAAAGGATTATCACCTACAGAACCTGCAATTCTAACAACAGTTCCCTTATTTATTTGTGTTCCTGTTGTGTTTTTACAATACACATCTGTTTGTAATGTTCTAAATGACATTGACGCGGATGGTACTAATTGTGATGAGCTATATGATTCAAGTGCGTCTAATCTCGTATCTAACGAACCAGAAATTGTTGTGAGATTTGTAACTCCTGTTAATGGAATATTATATAATCCACTACCATCCCCTTTAAATGAACCGGTAAAGTTTGATGCCGTAATATCACCAACTAAATTTATTGAACCTGTATTAACCGTGTTCGTTGAGATTAACTCCTCAACTGTTGGTCCGAGAGAACCTGAAACCGCCATAAACACTTTACCATCGGTAGTGTTCAATGCTAATTCACCTAATTGTAAATTTGAGTTAGTGGGTTTTTGACCGGATACACTACTCCTACGCAGTTTTACTATTTGTGCCATATATATGGTTCTCTCTCTATGTATTTGTGGTATGTACCACGGTTAATTAGACCTATGTAGGTCATAATATAAATACACAAAAATTTCATTTAAGTAAATAAAAAAGGGAACCTTGTGAGTTCCCTTTAATATTATATTTAATTTATTTAATATACCCCACCATCGATGACAGTAGAGAATTTCAATGTACCATCTGAATTTTTATAACCTAATATACCGTCAAGAACATCAGTTGATTCAGTTGTTGAAACATAACCTAAAACATTTGAACTGTTTTTGAAAACAACTGCAGATGTTTTGGTTCCGTTATCAGTACCACCTGAGTAAGATAATGTTACATTACCCGCAATTGTGGTGTCACCGTTTGATGCCGTTACTTGGAATTTATTTGTGTTATATGATAAAGTTGTACCGTTATCGGTTAATAAACTATCACCAATATTGTTTAATCCTGTTGCTTTTGGTATTGTGTTTGTTGTTAAACTAACTTCAGAACCGTAAGTACCTGCGGTTGTACCAATCAATTTACTTGATTGACCACTTGCAGAAACGAACATCCAATAATCGTTTAATGAATCCCAAACTAGAGACGCTGAAACACCTGAAGAACCGGAATCAATTACTTCAAAACCTGCATATCTTTCAAATGGTGAATATGCATTTAATCTAATGATATTATCGTCAATTTCAACTGTTGTTGATTGTATTGTTACATTTGTTGCACTTCCTAAAATTTCTAAATTACCTGAAACATATAGATTACTTTGTAAATATGTGTTTCCTGTTACAGTTAACTCACCACCAATATTAACATCGTCAACAACATTTAAGTCGTTACCAAGTGTTAAAGAACCTGATGTTCTCACATCACCATCAACATTGTCCACTTCAAAATGACCTGAACCTACTTTAAAAACACTTCCATCAAATGTAAAACCTGATATGTTTTGTAGTTCACCGTTTGCACCCGCAGTTACTATACCGTCTTGAACCAAGTCTTCAACAGTTGCGTGTGCAAATGTTGCCATTTGATTAACATCTAACGTACTTTTAAGTAACACTGAACCTGTAACATCTAAAGTTGAATTGATACCAACAGAACCCATAAGTTCAGTAGTACTATGTACATCCAAGACACCGTAAAGGTTTGTTGCTCCACTTACGGATAGTCCATTATTAAATGTACCTTGACCTTCAGCATATACAGAACCTGATGTTCTAACATTTCCTGATGATTGTGCAAGTTCAAAATGACCAACACCCACTTTTAATGTTGTACCATCAAATGTGAAATTTGCATCATCTTCTAATAAACCATTTGAACCTACAATAACTACTCTATTGTCAGTTAAATTACCAATATATGTGTTACCTGTGATGAAAACTTCATCACCTGCACCGTTACCTAAGAAAGTATCTCCTTGGACAACTAAATCTTCAAATACTGTGATACCACTCAAACTGATTGTACCCGCATCTAACGTACCTACGTGTGCTGTTCCTGAAACATATAAGTCTCTCCAAGCTTGGTTTGGTGCACCTAAATCAAATGCATTGTTAACTTCAGGTAGGATTGATGAACTAACTTCACCTTGGAAAACTACTAAATCGGTTGTTTGATTACCGATTGTGATGTTACCACCTAAAGTTACATTACCTGTTAAATCGATTGAACCTGTTTGAGTTGTGTTACCTGTAATAAAAAGGTCACCATCCAAATTCACATCTCCATTTATGTTTTGTATCGTTACTCCTGAGATTGTATTTCCCTCGATGTTACCTGTTAAGTCAAGTCTATTGTTACCATCTTTACTTAAAACATAAAGAGATTTATTACCTGAAGCGTAGAATGGTGTACCATCGATTACTGAACCGTAAGAACCAACAGATATTGTTGGGGCAACAGAACCTTGGAATATCTTAGATACTGGTCTATAAGCCCCTGCAACACCTTCAGTTTCACCAATGAATACCATCGGTCCGTTTAGGTCATTAATCGAACCTGTGGTCATCACTAATTCACCGACTCTAGCGGTTACGTCTTTTAGTGTCCCGATACCACCTCTTCTGTGTTTAATTATTTGTGCCATATTGTAATTTTAATTCTTTTATATAAATACTTTATTTTTAATTAGAAAAATCCACCACAGTCAATAACAGCAAATTTACTTACGTCAGCCATTTCACCTAATCCCTGTATTTTAAGAGACGCCGCAATGACTTGTGCATTTATTTGATTTTGAACAACATTCATAGCACCAGAAACCACAAGTGACTCAACATTTGGGTCTAATTTTTGGACTAATGTTGTTTGTCCCTCAACTAATAAATCACCTTTTATTCTTACAGAACCTGTAACTTGTAAATCATTTGTTGTTGCATAATATGAACCTGTTGGTCTCCATATACCACTCTCTTCGATGGCAATCGCAACTGAACTTGAAAAATTTGTGAATTGTGTGTCTTGTATAAACCCCTCTTCACTACCTAAAGGACCCCCAATCCACTTATCATTGAGTGTATCCCAAAGTAATGAACCTGAAATAGTGTTAGGTGATGTAGGGTCTTTAACTAATAAACCACCGAACGCTGCCTCAGTCCCATTTAACTCAACAATATTGTCACCAATTGTAACAACATTCGACTCTACTGCGGTTGTTGTACCTTTAACTATTAAATTACCCTTTACGGTTAGATTTGACCCTGTAGTCTCAATTGCTTCTTTAATCGACGCCGACCAATAATTTAACTCATCACTATTTGATAATAATTGTCCTGAAATGTATATATGGTCAGCATAGATGGAATGTAACGAACCCGAGATAGCACCTAAATTCACTTCAGAACCTGAAGGAACGTATGCTGTGTCGATTTGTAACCAATTAATCTGTTGTAACGCCATTGAAATGTAAAGTCTTTTACATAAATACTTTTTATTTCAGATGTCAGCATAAAAAAAGGGATTTTTTTAATCCCTTTTTATTTTAAACGTAATTTTTGATTATTTCAACCGCCTCATCTTGATTTTGGAAGTCTCGACCTGGTATAAAAATAGGTCCTGTGTCATCGTTTTCTTTCTTTATGAATATTGTCGGTAATAAATTATGACCTGTTTGACTAACCACTTGGTCCCATATAGGTCGATTCTGATTTATTTCCAATTCTTCATACGGAATTGATAATTCTGTTAATTTTTCTTTTAAATTGGCACAGTGTCCACAAGTTTTTAAAGTAAAAATAATAATCGTGTTACTCATACTATAAATTAAATGATTCAGTTATCACTTTATCATAGAAATTTTTAGTGTTTGCTCCTGTTGCTCTGAATACTTCTTTTTTACCTTCAAATAAAATAACTGTTGGAACACTTCTAACTCCCATCTGCATTGCTAAGTCCGTATTTTGGTCAACATCTAACTTTACAAATTCAACTCCCTCATAATTGTTTTGGATTGATTCTAAAGTTGGTACTAAAGCCTTACAAGGTCCACACCAAGTGGCGAAAAAGTCTACCAATACTTTCTCATTATTATTTAGTTTTTCTGTTAATTGTTCTGTTGTTAATTGTCTCATTGGAATCCTATTGATTTTTTTTCTTTTGTTATTCTGACTTCATCGGAGTCTACATTATATATATCAGCCAAACTCATTGGTTCATTTGATTTATGATTTTTACCTAAATGGTCCAACAATTTATTTGTTTCGTCCAATGGTAGTTTTTCAAACTTATGTTCGGCGATTAATCTACCTTTTCGAAGTAACGCTTGGTCGATTCTTTCTCTTTTCATATTGAAGGTTGCAATTACTTGTATATTTAAACAATCACCTAATATACCATCAGTTAGGTTTAAGATATTTGATACACCAGCAGGTGAACCATTACCTTCTCTATCCGATATGACACGTTCGGCATCTTCAATAATTAAAATACTATTTTTCTTTTCCATCAAGAATGGTATAATCGATGGTTCAGATAACATCTCAGCCATTGATGGTGGGATGAATAAAATATCTTTGTCTTGAACGTATTTGGTTAAATATTTTAAGTAAGAGGTCTTACCTGTACCAGGGTCTCCGTGTAATAAAATAATTCCCTTATCGTTAGTTTTATTTAATCTTTTAATAATGATATCGTGAATCTTTTTAAATTCAGAACCATAATTCAATTCCAAATCCATATCAGGAACGGGTAAATCATATTCCTCAGTATCCAAATGACCCATTTCACTTTTAACCAATTGAATGTTTGCTCTCTTCTTTTCTTTAATGAATTTACTTATCTCATCAAAATTAATTTGTGAATTAATTTCACCATTTTTCAAATTGTAAAGAACGTCAAGAGTTATGATTTCAGTTTTTTTCTCAGTTGAAAGGTCTGCTCGAACCATAATTTGTTTTTCATTATGGATTAATAGACTCTCAATCGCAATATCATAGTTCTTTTTTGTATTCTCAATCTTATGAGTTACAACATAACCTTCTCGTTTAAAGTATTCAAGAACTTTAGGGTCGTAATATGTTCTATTACTATATTTCGACGGCATATCACCAAACAACACAATGAAGTATTGACTATCGGGGAAGTCGTTCGAATACACTGAGTCATATAACTTCAGTTCTGAAGGTAAGATTCTTTTCATAATAGAAAGATAATTAAAAATTGTTTAATAGAAAAGTTAATTCAAAGAGTATGTACCAAATTTTGTGGTTACGATTGGGTTGAATGCTTTTCTTTCTGTTTGTTTCGTGATGATAGTTTTTTTTAGTTCCTCAAACTGTTCTTGTGTTAAGTTTGGTTCACCGAGGGAATCGAAATTTTTTTCGGATATTTTACACAGCTCATCATAAAAAATGTCAGGATTTATACTTGACATAAAATAAGAACGAGCTTCTTCGTTTTTTGATAAAAACGATTTGATTTGGTTTAAATAAATTAAAACTTCAGGTTTATAATTCATTATACTTTTTCTACGTGCTCAATACCAACAGTAACAATCGTTCCTCTACCAAATATCTTAACCTCAACATCCACTTTGTCTCCTTTAACTGACGATATCACACCATTAAATCCACTAAATGCACCATCAGATATTGAAACAATGTCACCGCTGTTTAATGTAATTTTTTTAGATTGTATATGCTCATCAAGAACTTCATCTTTTAAAATTCTTGCAACATCACTTTCTCTTAAAAGTACTGGTGTTTTATCCCCAAGTATCCCCATAATTGATTGTTGATGAGCAATCACTTTAAGGTCATCATCATTCAATTTTTGTTTAGTTTCGAAATAAAGATATCCACTATAAAGAACCTTTTCTCTAATCACTTTTTTGTTTTTTACAACAACCAAGTTTTTTTCAAGAGGACACACAAATCTAAGGATGTTTTTAATACTACCCAAAGAAATTTCCTTATTATATTGTTCGGTTAATTGTCTTTCCTTACCTGGTAAAACTTTTACCACATACCAACTTGTACTCATAATTAAATTATTTTTATAAATATGAACTAATAGTTCATTATTAGGAGTTCAGTTCCCACGTTCTTTTCTTTCTTGGTAGACGCCGCTTTACTGAAATCTTTCTGTTCCCAACGATAATCTTCTTTTGGGAACCACTCCGATAATTGTGGAAAATCGTAATATGATAGACTAAATTTACCTTGTATACCTTTAATACAATCCGCCAATCTTAAGTGGTCATTCACATCAAAATCGTGGTTTGAATAGTAATTTTCGGTTTTCCAATATGGTGGGTCCATATAGAAATATGTTGTTGGTGAATCATATTTTTCAACTACTTGTTGGAAATCGGTATTCTCAACAAAAGTAATTTTATCGAAATGTTCTCTATATTTTGGATTCTTTAACTTATCCATAAAAACCAACACTTTACAACGATATTTTCCTTTGTAATCCATATAAGACGCAGTTTCAGGTTTTGAACCTGAGAATACTTGTCCCAACACGTAAACATACTTACACGCAATCTCCAAACTATTCTCATCAGTGATGACTAAGTTCTCGTCGAATATCTCTTGTTGATACTGAGCAAACATTTGTCCATATTCGACAGGAGTGTCAACAACGCCTAATTGTTGGCAAGGGTATTGTGACAATGCACTCCATAGAATATCGTAGTTTTTGGCCCATTTCATCAAGTTATAATTTAACCTGTTATAGTCATTATAAACGACAGTCTTAAGGTTAGGGTAATCTTTTAAGTCCATATTGAAAAACACCCAAAACATACCTGAAAACCCTTCTACGTAGGTTTCAATGTCCTTTGGGATATATTCCTTTATCCACTTACCAATTCTAGCTTTTCCTCCAATATACGATATCATAAAAATTTAGGTTATAAAAAAAATATAAATAAAAAAAATGAGAAAAAGAAATGGGTTTGATTTTTATCTCGGAAATAGTTATATTTTAATATGGCTTGTTCAGAATGTAAAAAAATACGTGAGGAGGATAAAAAGTACTATGATGAAACTGATAAAATCGCTAAGACGGTTTTTATTGGTTTAATCATAGTGGGAGGTCTTGCTATTTATGGGTTGGTGTCCTTAATCAGATTCTTGTTATGATTAATTACAAATACTTCATAGTACTTTTTTGTAATAGAAAAAGAAAGAAATTAATACACAAGTCCGCAAAAAGAAGTACTATCACTGAAATTTGGCAGGAATTAAAGACGCAGAAAAAACCACCTTACGTAAAGACAAATTCAGGGAAAAAAAGAACTAATACCAAATATGAGTTGGCGTTAATCTATCCCAAAACCAGATGGTCCACTAAAACGTATGTTAAAGACGAATTGGGTAGAAATGAAGAGGTTAAACTAAGTAACGAGAATGAAAGGGTCAAAGAAATAATTCCTTATTGGATTGAGGAATTAATATATGATTTTGACAATAAGAAAAGGATTCGTTACCACGAAATGATGGAGTATATACTCACCGTGAAAGACATTGCTCAAGTCTTCACTCTAAATAATAAAATATTTGTTCAGGTAGATAATGATGTGAGGATGTTCGGTAATAAAAATATAGACGATTCAATTCGTCTATTTAATATTATTCGTGAAGATTTGTTAAAGAGAAAGAGAAATAATTTTATCTTCGTTAAGGATGTGACGACACATCAAAGAAGAATGTTGTATGATTTGTTAGTTGCTAAAGGGTATAAAAGAACAGAATTATTTAGGCATTACTCTTACTAAACACAATATCCACATCTCCGATTTTTATTGAGAACTTATTGGTGACAGGACTAATTTTTTGTTTTGTCTTCTCTACGTTTAATTTGAATATTCTGTCGAACTCCTCTTCTTTTAATTCAAAGATTACTGTTCTTGATTCCGATTCTAAATTTATTTTTTCTAATAAGTCTGATATTATCGCAATTTGATTAAAAAAATTACCTTTTTTTTCCATAACCCAATACCATTAGTATTTTTTTAAAGAACGATGTTTTATTTTTTGGTTTCGGTTCGAACATTTTGGACTTATCAAAAGATGTAATTTCCTTAATCATCTTCTTCTTGTGTTCCTGTATCTCCTTCAAGTCCTTCGTCTGCTCTTTCTCCAACCACTCTAATCCCTGTTGAATCTTCTTGTCCATAAGTATCAATAAAGCTTATTTCTTTTAATTTATCTAATGATTGATTTTGGAATAATGCCTGTAATTCTTTTACTTTTAATTGGAATAGTCTTTGTTTCTCTTCTTCTTCTTTGTTGATAACAACAACTTCGTTTGCACAAGCAAAAACCACGTCATATCCTTCTTGTGTTGCGGTTGAAATTAAAGATACTAAATGAAACTTATCGTTTTTATCTTGTACCTTTGCTTTCACCAACTTATATTGAGATATAATTTGTTCATACTTCCAACTTAGTGGAAATTTTATATCTAAACTAACGTTACTATCAATTTCACGTAGTGAAAAGAAATATGGTCTTAGACCTTTTATATTTTCGTACACTAAATTTTAATTTATGAAAATGTTTATTATTGATGTTAGTATATATGACACAGCAAAATATAAAAACACTTGATTTGTTTTAGAAACGTTCATTGGTTCGGGGTCTTCTTCTCTAAGTGTTAAAATAAATTCAAACACAAATCTAAGTGTGAACACCAAACTTAATACAAGTAGGAACAACTCAATTTTTATCATCATACTTTTTAATTTCTTCTAAAACTTCTCTTCTATACACACCAATCAATTGTTTGATTTCTTGTGCATATTTCCTTGCTCGAATAGACGCACTTCGATTACCCTTTTCATAAACTTTTTGGGTATCAACAGACATTTTTTCAACCAAGTCTTTGATTTTTTTTAAAGTCTCCATATTATTATTCGGTTTTTAATACTAATATAGAGGAAAAAATTCACTTTTTCAAGTTTTGGTCTAACATTTTATAAAACTCAGTCAACATATCTAATTCAGACCTAGTTTTTCTGTAGTTAAAATTGAATAATTTATAAAAGTATTCACGTATTCTTATTATACCACCTTCAGAATCAGTGATATAGAACGCTTCGTAAAAGAATAACCATAGGTACTCATAGTGAGGACCTCTTTCTTTAAAAATAATATTTTCTTTTTGGAAATTTGTTATGAGTTTATCGAAACACCAAGTAAAGTGATTCTGTATGTCTTGTTGTGATGTTAAAACATCATTACCTAAATAAGTTTCTTCAATTATATCTAATAACGATATTAAAAAATCATAATATAACTCTGTTTTTTCCAGAGTTATATTATAAGCTTTATACCAAATATCTAATTGATTCTTGTTACTTTCAGATGTGACAAACTCAATATACCCTTCTGTATTCTCCATATCTTTACTACATTAAAATATAAAGATAAAAGAATAGAAAAAAAAGTAAATTACTGAGTTTTCTTATTGTAGTTTGTCATATTTTTAATTCTCTGAATTTCTTCAGAAACTAATTTTTTTGACGTTTGTTCAGATTCGTTTACTTCAGTAGTCGGTGCAGGGTCCTTTTTATACATAGGTTCTGCCTTTCTTGTTTTCTTTTCTTTATCTATTGATTTAAACATTTTTTCACCAACCTTACTTGGTGTTGTGTTAGCTGTGTCTTTTTGACCATTACCCATTTTAGAATCACCTTCCAATGCCATTCTCAATCTATCAATAAACTCTTTAGAAGGTTTATTATCGTAGTCTAAATCTTGTAAACCCTTACCTCTGTAAGTGTCAACAAATTCTTCTTCATCACTAGTGTTTCTGTACGCTTCTTTATCTTCTTCAGCACCATTTTGATTTGGGAATTCAGAGTCTGTGTTACCTGAAAAATTTAAATAATCATCAATCTTTTTTGTGCTATCTTTTAAATCTTGACCAGATGATTGTCCGTGTGATTTTTTAACTGCCTCTAAACCTGGTATTGATTCTAAAACTAATTTACCAATCAATTCGGTTAACTCTTTTTCAGTTAATCTTACTTTTTTCTTTTTTGATTCGTTCATTTGCTTTGAACATTCACTACAACTACCATCTTCCATTAATGTGTTTCCACATTGTTCACACATTTCGGAGCCTTCGTTCATTTCACCTGAACATCCACTTCCTTCACACATACCTTCTTCTTCCTCTAATTGACTATACACTTCTTTAACGTCGTGAGTTTCACCATCAAAATCAAATGTATCTTCACCTTTTTCTTTAGCGTCTAACATTGCTTTGATATATCCATTACCTTCCATTGGTTCTTGATTTTCCATATTTTCTGTTTCTTTTTTCTTTTTTAATAAATGAGGTGCACATTCTCTTGCTAATGATTTAAGTATGTGTTTTGTTTCATTTTCACCAGCTCCTGTTGGCCAATCTAAATCTTCACTATCGATTCTTGACATCATTTCATAATGTTCTTGTTCATCGATTTTTCCCATTTCTAACCACTCGTCTACTTTATTTTTTACTTCATCCATTGTGTCGTCATAGTTATCGTACATTTCCGGTTGACGAAACATTTCATTTAAATCAGTGCTTTCTTTTTCTTCTAATGATTGTGCAATCTCATCAAGATGGTCTATCATCTCTTGATATGACCCATAAGTTTTTTTATCGATAAGTAATTTCTTCTTACCTTTTAACTCACCGTCTTTATTCTTTTCACAATATTCCTTAGCCTCATCAAGAGTATCGAATGTTGCTAATGGTTCACCTTCACAAGTAACGTGGTATTTCACTCTTTTAGTTGTTCCTCCTTCGTTTGTGATGGCGTTTTTAACTTCTTCGTTTAAAACCTCATCAATGATATTTCTAA